AGATACTGGTGGTACTATTAATCTTGGCACCCAAGTATTACCCTATGATTATGTTGCGTCTTATTTTTATGGAACATATTCTTTATTTTTTCCCGCGTTTGGTAGTACTTGTACACTGTACGTAGAAGATTTATCAGGTAATTTTTTACTACAAGAAAACGGTGATTATATTTTCCAAGAAAACTATTATAAAATAAAAATAGAAACAGGTCCATCTCCGACCCCAACAGTGACACCTTCAACAAGTGTAACACCATCGATAACACCATCTGTTACACCGTCTATAACCCCAAGTGTAACACCATCTGTTACACCGTCTGTTACACCAAGTAGAACACCTTCAACAAGTGTAACACCATCAATAACACCAAGTAGAACACCGTCGGTTACCCCAACACCAACACCAACACCATCAAGACCCGCATACACATATTATAGGTGGCAGATTACTGAAAGTAAAACATCACCACCTAATGCGAATTGCATACAAGCATCCGAATTCGTTTTTCAAATAGGTGGTGTAGACCAAAGTATGGCTGGTGTTACGGTAACTAACCCAAGTGGTAATAACCCTGTTGGTGAGGAACCTCCAAAGTTAGCGGATGGTAATTTAACAACTAAAGCTTTGGATTTGAATTTTGTAACAAATGGAAATGTAAGTAATTTTATTTTTCAATTTAGTAGTGCAAAGGCGTTTACGGGTTATAGATGGGGTACCGCAAATGATGAAGAAAGTAGAGACCCTAAATCATGGACGATTGCCGGTAGTAATAATGGAACAACTTGGACAACGTTACATACGGTATCAGGATTTAACTCTACCACCACAAGAAATACGTATCAAACACCTCAAACGTATTAAAATATAAAAATAGATATTTATAAAATAAGATGAATTTACCAATATCCCAATTACCCGAACTTACAGGTTTAACCGCAAATGCGGAGTTTGCTGTTTCTCAAGGTGGAACCACACTCAAACAGGAAATAGTGTAACTATAAGTGGTACAACATCAGAATTAAGTGTTATTGACGGTGGGGTTGGAACCTTAAGTGTTCCCGCTAATGGATTTAGGGTTGGTGATAGCTTTAGAGCGGATTTTGGTGGTCTTTTATCCGCAAAAAATGGTGATGATATAAGAATAAAAGTTAAAACTGGTTCGGTAATTTTAGCAGATTCTGGACTTCAAAATATGACAACATCAGTTGATGACGTTTGGCAACTTTCTATAAATTTCACAATTAGGTCTCTCGGTGTTGCGGGTGTTGCCAGTATAGTTGCTCTTGGTGTATTTCATACAACAAAACAATCTAATGGTTCACAAGGTGGGTTTGCGTTCAATACGGTTAATAGTACTACGTTTGATACCACCGTTTCAAATACAATTGAAGTAACAGCTCAGTTTAGTTCAAGTGACCCCGCAAATAAAATATATAGTGACATTTTTGTATTAAATAAAATATATTAAATAAGATGGAATTTTTTATAAGACAAGGTGCTTCACAACCGATATTAAAAATGAGACTTATTGATGATGGAAAAAATGATAAATCCGGATTCAACGATATGTTGGAAAGTTGTGATATTACTTTTGATATGTTTGATGTTGAGACAGGTGAACCTGAAATCCTAAACTCAACTTGTTTAATCACCACAAGAGACAAAAAGTACAATCAAACCACAGACGAATATTATATTACCCACCAATTCACAGAATCACAAACCGCAAGAATTGGTAAGTATGAAGGTAAAGTTACAGTTCAATTTTTAGATACCAACTTAAATCCAACCACAAAACTGATTCTTCCTGTAAAGGAAAAATTATTTATCACCATATTTTGATATGTGATGATTATTTCGTATAATTGTTAGCAAGACAAACTACAACACGGTGTTGTAAGCAAATGTGTCAAAACAAAAATATACGATATGTCAGAAGTTATTTCTCAAGAGGTAATCGAAAGTTTTTTAAATGGTTGGGACCCTGAAGAATACATTGTAGGGGTTGAATACGATTACCAAACCAACAAAATTTACAAAATTATTCAAGACCCTGTAAGGGGTAAGGTAGTAAAACCCGACACTTTAACTCCATTTCTATGGGTTGGTGATTTAAGTTCTTGTAATTTCTATCAAGGAAGTAAATCCATACAAAAGAAAAAAATGGGGGAATACGGTATTATTATTGATAAACTTGAGACCCAAGGTAATGATAGACTTGAAAATGGACAAAATTTTTTAGTAAAAAGTCTAAAGGGTTATCGTGAATTAATTAGTTTTTTCAAACAAGGCGGTATTGACCCGTGGGGTGATAATTTTAAACACTTATTTACTATTTTATCACCTGTAGAACAATATCTTATTCAAAAGAAAAAAAGATTATTTAAAGGTATTGATGATTATTCAGGTGTTCATCGATTTGTATTCGATATCGAGACCACGGGCCTTGAACCTGAGACTAATGAGATAATTCTTATTGGAGTAAAGGACAACCGTGGTTTACAAAAAACCATACCCGCTTTTGGTCCTGATGGTGAGAAAAAATGTATCGAAGAATTTTTTGAAATAATAAAAGAATTAAAACCAACAATTATTGGTGGGTATAATTCAGCGTCATTTGACTTTCCATTCATATTAAAAAGAGCCGAAATTTTAGGTGTTGATATTGTTGAGTGTACATCAATACTCACATCGGATGGGATTAAACAAAAAGAAGGTGTATTAAAGTTAGCAAATGAAATTGAACCTTACACTCAACATATCATTTGGGGTCATAATATTGTTGATATCGCTCACGCAGTAAGAAGGGCACAAGCAATTAATTCGGAAATTAAATCTTGGGGATTGAAATACATTACCCAATATTTGGAAAAAGAAAAACCAAATCGGGTATATGTCGATGGTGCTTTTATTTCAAAAATATATTTGGAAAATGATAGTTATTACGTTAACCCTAAAACAGGTAAATACAAAAAGATTGGTGAACCCGGTACTGAAAATTTATTAGACAAATACCCTAATAAATACGAAATATGGCCAGGTCAAAGAATTGTAGAACAGTATCTTGATGATGACTTGTACGAAACAATGATTGTGGATGATTCGTTCTCTCAATCTACGTTCTTACTTTCTAAATTGGTACCAACAACTTATGAAAGAATTGCAACGATGGGAACTGCAACACTTTGGAAAATTATCATGTTAGCTTGGTCATATGAAAACGGTTTGGCAATACCCACCAAAGATGAAAAAAGAGCAATTACAGGAGGTCTTTCAAGATTATTAAATGTCGGATACTCCAAGAATATTGTAAAATTTGACTACGCATCTCTTTACCCATCAATCCAATTGGTTTATGATGTATTTCCTGAATGTGATGTTATGGGTGTTCAGAAGTCTATGTTAAAGTACTTTAGAAACATTCGTATCAAATATAAAAGACTTGCTGGTGAACTTAAAGATAGTGACCCCGTACAAGCAGAAATGTACGACCGTAAACAATTACCAATCAAGATTTTTATCAACGCTTATTTTGGTTCCTTGTCCGCACCACAGGTATTTCCATGGGGTGATATGAACATGGGTGAAACCATCACATGTACTGGTCGTCAGTGTCTTCGTATGATGATTATGTTCTTTGAGAAAAAAGGATATAAACCTCTTGTAATGGATACGGACGGTGTTAACTTTTCTACTCCCGATGATATTGATACCCACATATACATTGGTAAAGGTTTGAATGAATTAGTAGAAGAAGGGAAAGAATACGTTGGTATCGAAGCAGATACCGCGGAATTCAATGACACTTTTATGAGAAATGAAATGGGTCTTGATATTGATTACACCGCACCTGCGTGTATCAACGTTTCAAGAAAAAATTACATCATTAAACTTCTTAAAAAAGGTAAAGAAAAAATCAAACTTACGGGGAATACTATTAAATCAAAAAAACTTCAACAATATGTTGTAGAATTTTTAGATGAAGGATTAAAACACCTATTAAATGGCGATGGATTATCTTTTGTTGAGCTTTATTACAGATATGTCCAACAAATTTATGATAAGAAAATCCCATTGTCTAAAATGGCTAATAAGTCTCGTGTAAAACAATCGGTCGAGGATTACAAAAAACATATTAAAAAAACCACGAAAGCTGGTTCTTTGATGTCTCGACAAGCACATATGGAGTTGGTTATTCAGAATAACTATCCCGCCAGTCTTGGTGAGACCATTTACTATATTAATAATGGTGAAAAAAAATCAGACGGTGATGTTCAGAAAATAACAAAACCAACCAAAAAACAACAAGAGGAGTTTACTAAATTACACGGTAAACCAATGCCAGATAATTACATACAGATTAATTGTTACATGATTTCTGAAAAGGAGTTAACAAACAATCCCGACATGACTGGTGATTATAACGTGGCGAGATACTTGACTAATTTTAATAAGAGAATAGAACCATTGTTAGTTGTTTTCAACCCTGAAATACGTCACGATATTTTGGTTGAAAAACCCGAAGACAGACAATATTTTACAAGAGCTCAATGTGAATTAGTAAGTGGGTTTCCTCTTAAGGAAGATGGTCAAGATAAGTACGATGAGGTAATGACACTATCTGATAGTGAAGTACTATTTTGGAATAGAGTAAAAAGAGACCCTTTCTTTATGTATGTGGAGGACAGTTTGAAGTTAGCAGACCCTTATTGGGTGGATTTGAATAGAAAAGTGGTATCTCTACAAGCTGAAAGTATCAAGAGTAATGAGGATGAGATTATTCAGACCAACGGTAATGATTACGCTTATCACGCAACCAATATCTAATTAGATTACGTTAAATGGTGATTGGAAAGGTCTGTACTTAAGTGCTTTGTTTAGGTTTTCCGCTTCCGCTCCTTTTCTTTCCATTAACTTATCGGGTCTTAATCTTTCTAAACGATTCATTAATTCCTCAATAAGTTTTAATTTTTCATCTTTACCTTCTTGTAACAATGTTGAATAATCTAACTTAACAGAACTATCAGGTACTTGTAAATCACCTGAGAATTTACCCCATATTCTACCTAAACCTTCTTTTGAATATGCGATAAGATATTTCCTAACCCAGTTTTGTGCTGGTTTATTTAACATGTCCCAAGTAAGTTCTTCGGTTTCAACATCAGAAGGTAATTTTACAATACCACTATTTTTGTCTAAACAAGTATCGGGGTCTGTGGTATCATAATACCAATACCACACTTTTTGTCTATTGTTTTGAATCGAACCAAAATCAAATCTACCACCTGGTACATTGTATAGGTGAACTATTTTTGTTCCGTTTGGTCCTGCCGTAATTCTATATGTTAAGTCACCACCAATTAATCGGTTTTTAATATTTCTATCGCCCATTCTTAATAATAAATCATAAGCTGGTAATAAGAAATAAGAACCCGAAGCTCCTTGTTGTGCAAATCCACCGACACCACCAAAAGCAACACCCCCAAGACCACCAAAACCGCCTAAAAATGGGTCAACAATTGAGTCTGTTAATTCCGCTCTTGAGAACCACAATAATTCATTAATCTCTCTACCAGCAGGAATCACATAAGTTTGTGTGTTCGCAGATAATGAAATATAATCTTTTTTTAATTCACTATTACCACCCGTCTGTAGACCTACAATCTTAGAGTAAGAATGGGTGTATTGTGTCTCGTAATCTAAACTCCTTGTGGTAAACGCTCTTGTTAATGATTGTGTATCCACATTAAGACCAGCGAGTGCTGACCACTGTGATTCAATCAACCAATCACTTACATATTGTTCATATTCAGATACTGACAACTCTAAAAAGGTGTCCATTTGTTCTTCTGTGAGTTCAACTCCCCTAACGGGTAAACCCAATAAATGAAACACTTGGGTGTACAATTTTTGTTTTTCAGTATTTGAAATGACAGTTGTTGACATTAACTTTGATTTATCAATAAATATCTGTATATTTGTTTTAATATTCCAAATATTAATGTATTCCACCGGAAACTTAAGAAACATAGAAAACCACGTAAAAAAGATTTGCACAATAAAGGGACCTATCAAGGACCTTTTTTTGAGTGAATGGAGAGAGGTTTTTAAGGAATGCTACTTGAGTAAAAACCAATATGGTTTTTGTCAAAAAAATGGGACATATGGTGTTTTAACCCCAAGGGGGTCGTGGTCTCCTGTAAATCAGTTTAATACGAACTATATTGTCAACATAAAAATTGTTGAGAAATTAAACGAATGGATTTTTCAAGATTATTTTCTTAAGGGAATAAACAATCTAAATGGCGTACCATTAAAAGAAATTACTTTTGATGGTAATAGTTCAAGTTATATTGAAGAAGAAATAAAAAACTATTTTAAATGGTTTCGAGTATACAAAGACAAAATATTGATAGACCATAGGACTGTTGGTCCTAGCGATTTTTTATATGAACTTTTTCATATTGCATCCAAAACGATTGGTACGGGTACATATGGTGAATTGTGTATTGAACATTATTTTAAAAAAAATGTAAAAACAGCTAAGATTTACAGGACATCATTGGTGAGGGGTTCTTCGATTGACATGGTTAACGGTTGTGATTTATTCACGGTCAACAACGATGATAATACAAAAGTTAAAAGAATCCAAAGCAAGGTTGTTAAATTTCAAGGTGATAGTTTTAAAAATATTATAGATGTAAGGGATTACATTGGTAAAAATATTGATTATTTAGTTTTGGTATCATTGAACTATGATTTTAGATTTCATACTGTGAACCCAACGAGAATGATTTTTTTACATCTTAAAGAAGATACCATTATAACCGAATTAAATGGTTGGTATACATATAACAAAAATAATATACTAATGGAAGAAAAAATTGATGATATTTTTAACTCAAAAATTTTCTTTGAGTTTTTCATGTATTGTTCAAAAAACGATGTAGAGTTTTCTCTTGAAGTTTCTGAAGACACAAACTTAAATTTTATAAAAGAAGAAAGAAAAGTTTGTGTGAGTTTGCCTTCAAGTAGTGAAAATTTTGATATTGATAAAATCCACGATGTGTGGGTTGAAATAATTCAGAGTATTTCTCAAAAACAAGAGGACATTGATTTCATGATGAATATCTTAAAGAATCTCTTTAAGAATTGATTGTGCAAAACTTTCTGAGAAATCTCCATCACCCATTACTTGGTCGATAATATTCTTTTTCTTTTGAAGCATATTATACACTATCTTTTCAATAGTATTTTCGAAAATCGGATAATACACTAATACATTTTTCTTTTGTCCGTATCTAAACGCTCTGTCTTCTGCTTGACTGTGATGTGCAGGAACAAATGATAAGTCATTCATAATCACACATTCCGCAGCGGTTAAGGTGATACCAACTCCACCTGCAATAATATTTGAAATAAACACTTTTACTTTGTCTTCATTTTGAAAACGGTCAACAGATTGTTGTCTTTTTTCTTTAGACATTCTACCATCTAAAACCACCGAGTTCTTTTTGTATTTCTCATGTAACATATCTAAAGACATGGTGAAGTTCGTAAACACAATAACCTTTTTACCTTGTTCTAAACATCTATCAATAATCTCACAAGTATAATCAATTTTTTCCTGAGAGATAATTTGTCTAACTTTCATTAAACGATTAATAGTAACAGATAATGATTCTTTGTTTTTAGATTCACTTGTAATTCTTAAAAAGTCCTCAAGTTCTTCATCATAGTATGTACTCTTTAAATCTAAGAATATTGGTGTGATAATTTTATCGGGAAGGTCTAATATGTCAGTTTTCATTCTTCTTAAAACAAGATTTTTAGTTCTCATTCTAAGTTCATCTAAATTTGTTGCACCGTTAGTATTCCATATTTTCTTTTTGTTTACCGTGAATTGATAACCACCACAATACCTTTTAACATAACCTTGCCAATTTAACGTAACATTTGAATTTACGATTCTTAATAGATTATAATAATTGATTGGTTTTGAGGTCATGGGTGTACCTGTAAGTAACCAAACTTTTGGTATATTTTTTAATATATCATTTATTAATTTAGTTCTTTGAGCGGTAGTATTTGATATGTAATGAGCTTCATCTACTATTGCCAAATCAAATTTTTCATTGGCAATTAAATTAGTATTTTCTTGACCAATTTCAGGTGTTTCAGTTGAGTGATAGTTTTTTACAATATCATAATTTATAATATAGTAATTAAATGTTGAACCCCACTTACGACCTTCAACAATTAAAGTTTTCTTATCTGAGTAATTTTCAATTTCTCTCTGCCAATTAATCTTTAGAGATGCTGGGCATATTATTAAAATCTTTTTTGCTCCACTTTCTAAAGAGGCAATAATCGCTGATGTGGTTTTACCCAGTCCCATATCATCAGCGAGAATATATTTGTCGTTGGCCAATAATTTCTCAATAGCTTCTTTTTGGTGAGGTAATGGAGGTCGGTTATCGTAAGATGAATAATCAATCTCTCTGTTTAATTTTTTTTCCTCTTGGATGATTGCGGATTTAGGAACCCACATAGCTGAATTTTTTTCAGTTTCAAAAATTTTACCCCATATGTGATATGCCATATCACTTTCACATAATAACTTTTCACACCATATTTTTTCGGGTGGTTTTGTTAGATGTTTAGATTCCATTAACTTGTCTGCAAATCCATCAACAATACTGATATATTTTTTTGCAACCCGAGGAACTACCTCATGGTATTTTAAAACATACTCAGCTTGGGGTCTTGTTAACTGAAAACCTTTAACTTCAGATAACTTTCTTTTCCACTCAATTAGTTGGTTGTTAAAACCTTCGTAAGTGGACAAAATTTCCCTTGCTTCTATCTCAGGAATCTTACTCTGCATACAATAAGTTAAATATAGTAAAATAGAATCAATAAATGAACTATTTATAGTAAATGAAGAATAAACTACCGATAACCAGATTAAGTAAATTTTTTTCTCAAACTGATTTTGATTTAAATGTTCAGTTAGGGGAAGAATACTTGCATGGTGATTTAGGTATGAAATTAGTTTTATTTAGAGTAGATAGACAAAAAACCGACACTGATGATGTATACGGTGAAGTTGGTAAAGACCAAATTAAATTTTTACCACCTACCGAATTTTTCGGATTGGTTAAAATTGAAGAACCTAAAAACAATTCATATACTAAAGGTGTAAATAGATATTTGGAACCCGGTAATATGACCATTTCAGTTTATATAAAACACTTAGAAGAAATGGGTATTGATATTAGATATGGTGATTTTATTGGGTACCCCGAATCGGAAGAAAGAATTAGATACTATACGGTGGTAAACGATGGAAAAGTTACTTCCGATAATAAACATAATATGTTTGGTTTTAGACCTCATTATAGAACTATCACCTGTGCAATTGCACAAGAATCTGAATTTAGAGGAATTTAATTATGGGATTACCAAAAAGAAAAAAAGATATTAAAGTATACGGTGTAAACCAAAACGCGGATGGTCCTGCAATTACCGGTAGAAGAAAAGAATTATTAGAAGAAATAATTAAATCTGATACTTTTCTTCCTGATTCGATATTGCACGACGACCTTGATTTGGGTATGTTAGAATTTGTAAAAGAAAATTTTAAAGTAATATCTGACGGGGACCAAATACCAATGATTCCAAAAATTCTCACAATTCAAAGATGGGGTGAGTATACCAACAATTGGTCTTTTAGTGATGAAGATGGAAATATTAAGTTACCATTTATTGCTGTTGTAAGAAAACCTGAAGTTCAGTTAGGTACAAACCCATCTATTCAAAGAACTATTCCTGATAGAAGAGACTTTTTTTATGCATCGGTTCCGACTTGGGATGGAAATCAAATGGGTGCGGACATATACAAAATACCTCAACCAATTGCGGTTGATATTAGTTTTGATGTAACTATTGTTTGTACAAAATTTAGAGATATAAATAAGTTCAATCAAAAGGTTTTACAAAAGTTTTCATCTCGTCAAGCATACACTCGAGTAAAAGGTCATTATATCCCAATTGTATTAGATAGAATCGAAGATAATACTCCGATGGATACTTTAGATGGTAGAAGATTCTACATTCAAAATTACGGGTTTACAATGTTAGGATTCTTAATTGATGATGAAGAATTTGAAGTTTCTCCTGCAATTAACAGAAGTATTACCATGGTGGAACCCGATTTAAGGTCAATTCCATCTATAAAAAAAATTGAAAACTCAATAACAATATCATCAAATTATAGTAGTGGTTCAATCGTTGCGGACTACACCGCAACCGCAACAAATAAGGTAGATAAGACGGTTGAAATTTCATTTACTGACACTTTATTAACTGTGACTGGTAGTTCAATATCAATTCCTGTTAAAATTTTTATTGAACCAAATCAATTAAGTGGTACTACACAATATACTGTCGATGGTACGTTTAGTAATTTAACTTTGGTTAATAATTTTAGTTCGGTAGATATTAATACGTCGTCTAAAACAAAATTTAGATATGATTTTACAACACAATCAACTTTTACAATACCAATAACACCGACCCCAACACCTTCAATAACACCATCTTCATCTGTAACACCATCAATAACCCCAACATCAACACCTACGGTTACCCCTACTTTAACCTCAACCTCTATTATCACCCCAACCATAACTGTAACACCTTCAGTTACCCCCTCAGTAACACCGTCAATTACTCCGTCACTTACATCATCGGTTACACCAACCCCTACTTTAACCTCAACACCCACAGTTACCCCTTCGGTAACAATTGAGTCTTCACCGACACCATCACCAACTCAATCAGTAACACCATCCATTACTCCCAATAGTTCTGTCACACCATCGGCCACCCCAACACCATCATTGATGGTGGATGATAAACTATTAATTTCTGGTGGATTCTCATTATACAATGGCACATTATATAATGACATAATTAAATTAAACTCAAATGGTTCAGTTGATAGTTCATTTAGCGGTGGAACCGGATTTGATAATTTCTTAGAAAATCACATAATATATAATAACAAAATTTACGGTGCGGGTTATTTTACAACATACAGTGGTGTATCGTCCAATTATATAATTAGATTAAACTTAGACGGTTCAATCGATAATACATTCAGTATCGGAACGGGATTCAATAGTATCACAAAATTTGTTGTACCCCAATCTGATGGAAAACTATTAATCGGTGGATATTTTACATCATATAATGGCACGTCGGCGAATAAAATTATTAGGTTAAATTCTGACGGAACAATTGATAATACATTTAGTGGTTCAACGTCTACTACTTATGATGCAAACTCAACTGTTCAAGATGTTTCTTTACAATCAGATGGTAAAATGATTCTTTGTGGTAGTATGACCACAAGAAGAATTGAGAGACTTAATTCCGATAAGAGTCACGATTCTAGTTTTACAACTACAGTCGGTACGGGATTTAATGCCTACACATACATGTCATCGGTACAATCAGATGGTAAGATTGTCGTTGGTGGAGATTTTACATCATATAGTGGAGTGACATCTAATAGAATAATTAGATTAAATTCCGGAGGAACTATCGATGATACATTTATTATTGGAACCGGATTTAATAATAGTGTTTATTTTGTCTCGACTCTTTCAAGTGGTAAAATAATGGTCGGGGGAGCTTTCACATCGTATAGTGGTGTAACATCTAATAGGATAGTTAGACTAAATTCTGATGGAACTATTGATAATACATTTAGTATTGGAACCGGATTTAATAATCATGTACTCAGTATTGTTGTTCAAACAAATGGTAAAATACTAATTAGTGGTAATTTTACATCATATAACGGCACATCGGTAGGAAACATTGTACGTTTATTTTCAGATGGAACTTTAGACACGACACTTAATACCGGTACAGGATTTGGTTCTGGAGCAACAATCACAACAGTAACCCCAATAAATTAAACAACATGACAATACAAGAATTTTTATACGAAAAAACATTATCTCATATTGAAATATATGAAAATTTAATAATCAATTTGGTTGTTGATAATGACATCTATGGTCTTAGTGTTGATACTAGTCATCTTGAATCATTATTGGTTTTAGAAAGAACTGACAATTTTATAATTGATGGTAATTTATTAATTTGTAATAACATTACCGTTGATATGACGGAGATTAGTATGTTATAAAAAATTAATCTCCATAGATATCTTTTTTCTTAGGTGAATCATTCACCTTTCCTGTTTTACAAACTTCATCAATCCATTTCTGAACAACCTTATAAATTTTTAATCCATTTTTGTCGCAATATTCTTTTAACATTTGGTGGTGATTTTCACTAACCTTTATGTTTTTTAGGGTGTTTTTCATGATAAAGATAAATATAGATACTAAAGGATAAATTAGTATCCATAAGTGCCATTTTTAAAAAAATCAAGGGAATCTTTGCTAAAAACAAAGATATTTATTGATAAAGAAATAAAATTAATTAACCAAACAAATTAAAAATGGCAAATTCAAATAGAGTTTTTGTATCTCCGGGTGTATATACATCTGAAAAAGACTTAACATTCGTAGCACAAAGTGTTGGTGTGAGCACATTAGGTTTGGTGGGTGAAACCTTAAAAGGTCCCGCTTTTGAACCTGTATTAATAACTAATTTTGACGAATTCAAGTCATATTTTGGGGGAACAAGTCCGTTAAAAGACAACAATAACAATCCAAAATATGAATTACCTTATTTCGCAAAATCTTATTTAGAAGAATCTAACCAAATGTTTGTAACAAGAATATTAGGTTTAACGGGTTATTTACCTGTCAAAACTTATGGTGTTAAAACAATTGGTGGGGTTACATTGGGGGCTCTTAGTGGAACAACCACAAGTTTAACAATGTCAGCATCGACCACAACAATTACAGCAAGTACGATTTATAGTGAACTATCAGATAAAATATCTGTAGATGGAAATTATATTACAGAATATATTGTAGCAAACTTTAGTGGTAACACATCATCTAACCATGGACAATGGTTTGTGATGGGTGAAGTACCAACTTCAGGAACAAGTGGTCAAACATCATCACTTGAAGAAGTTTCTCCTTTAACAGGTTTGAATAACGCAAGTAATTACAACAATAAGGAATGGTTCAATAAACTTTGTAACACCACAGGTTCTGAAGTATATTCTTACTTATTTGTTTATAACAGCGGTGCGAGTAGATTTGATGTGACTAAGTACACATACTATGGAACATTGAACACGGCGTATGATGGACAAGTGGTTTTAGCGTTCAGACCAAGAGGTTCTTACAATGGACAAACATTAAACTTGGAAACTACCGCAGATGTAAATTTTGTGGTTACAGGTTCAGGAATCACTACAAATCCATTAGCTGAATTTACAGTTAATGTTACAGGTTCAACAAGTGGACCAAAATCATTCACTTGTAGTATGGACTCTTCGTCATCAAAATATGTAACAAAAGTTTTTGGTACCGATGTTTATGACAAATTAAAAAGTGATGTACCTGTGTATGTTTTTGAATCTTATCCAAATTACTTACAAAGAGCATATGAACAAGGTTTAATTAGAGGTTTAAGTTTAACAGAAGTTTTCGAACATGTTGGTAACGACTTTAAAACATCTTGGGATACCCCAATGACACCAACTGTTGTATCAGAGGTTAGAGGTGGTGAAGTTGATGATTTATTTGATGTAATCACAGTATCAGATGGTGATTCTGCAAACTACGAAGTAAAAGTTTCAATTATTAATATTGATGTAAACACTGGTGACTTTGACTTAATCGTTAGAGACTTTAATGATACAGACGATAATTTAGTTGTACTTGAAAAATTTGGTAGATGTAATATGAATCCAGATTTACCAGGATATGTTGCTAAAAAAGTTGGTACATCTGATGGTGAATATGAATTACGTTCAAGATACATTATGTTGTCAATGGCTGATAATCACCCAACCGACGCATATCCTGCAGGATTTAAAGGATTTACAAACAACACATCTTTTGGTTCAAGTACTTTAGGTTCGGTGATGTACAAGACTACATTCTATAACGCTGGTGATACTACATCTTATCAAGCCGATGGAACACCTGTTTTATCTTCAGGTGACAAAGTAAGAAGAACATACTTTGGTTTATCAAGTCCAACAAACGCAGTAACATACGATAGAGACTTGTTTAAATTCAAAGGAACATCAGCAGCTGGAACAACTAAGGGTTTCCACTTATCAACAAACGCATCTACAATCACAGGAACAACCTTCTTAACCACGTCGTATGATTTAGAGGGTCAAACAGGTGGAGCGAATAACGTATTAACAAATATCAATTATCGTAAATTCACATTCGCAGCGGCTGGTGGATTTGACGGTTGGGATATCTACAGAAATGTGAGAACCTACGGTGATGGATACATCTTTGGTAAAAATACTTACACAAGTGGTAACACTAATAATGGTGGTGTATTTAGTACAGTATCAGGAAACTCTGACTACTACGCTTACACTCAAGGTATTGATACCTTCGCAAACCCTGAAGCTGTTGATGTAAACATCTTCGCAACACCAGGTATCAACTTCTATGACCACAGTTCATTAACATCTTACGCAATTGATATGATTGAAGAAGATAGAGCGGATTCACTTTATGTGATTTCATCACCAAACTACGGTACAGCGGATGAAGTAATAGACGCTTTGGACGGCGTAGCAATTGATAGTAACTACTCAGCGGTTTACTGGCCTTGGATTCAAGTTAGAGACGCAGACAACGCTACACAATTATACTTACCACCAACAGGTGAAGTATTGAGAAATATAGCATTAACAGATAACGTATCTTTCCCTTGGTTCGCGGTAGCGGGTTATTCAAGAGGTTTAGTAAACTCAATCAAAGCTTATAAGAAATTAACTTTGGATGAGAGAGATGACCTTTACAAAGCGAGAATTAACCCTATCGCAACATTTGCGGATACCGGTACAATCATTTGGGGTAATAAAACACTTCAAGTACGTGAATCAGCTTTGGATAGAATTAACGTAAGAAGATTACTGTTAAGAGCAAGAAAATTAATTTCAGCAGTAGCGGTAAGATTGTTATTTGAACAAAACGACGAACAAGTTCGTAATGAGTTTTTGAGATTGGTTAACCCGATATTAGACGCAATTAAGAGAGAAAGAGGTTTGTATGAATTCCGTGTAACGGTTTCCAACGACCCTGAAGATATTGACGCTAATACTTTGAGAGGTAAAATTTACATTAAACCAACAAGAGCTCTTGAATTTATCGATGTTGAATTCATAATCACACCAACAGGAGCATCATTTGATAATATCTAATAAAAAGGGGAGGGGAAACCCTCCCTATTTTATGTTCCACGTGGAACATTATAATATAGTGTGACCTACGGAATTACCAAATATAAAAAAAATAAAATTATAAATTACCCAGTATATGCACCAGTATTCTAGTTCTAGTTCTAGTTTATTTTTATCTAGTTTATTTCTTTATAGTTATTCTAGTTTCTTTAATCTAGTTCTTAATTTACTAGCATCTAGTACTAGTATGGAAAAAATACGAAATAATTTTCACAAAATCAAGTATTGAGAAGATTTTTTTTGTTTTTTCATATACAACATATTTATAAGAAAGATTAAAAATAAAAAAATTAAAAAACAAATATTGACATGGCAGATTTATTAATGAAAATGCCGGTTCCTTACGAACCGAAGAGAGTTAACCGATTCATACTTAGATTCCCATCATCATTGGGTATTAACGAGTGGTACGTAACCTCAAGTGCAAGACCTAGTGCAAAAATTAACTCAGTTGCAATTCCTTTCATCAACACATCAACATACGTAGCTGGTAGATTTGAATGGAATGAAATAAGAGTAACCTTCAAAGACCCTATTGGTCCTTCAGCGGCACAAGCATTGATGGAGTGGTTCCGTCTACACGCTGAATCAGTTACAGGTCGTATGGGTTACGCAGCTGGTTACAAAAAAGATATTGAATTAGAAATGTTAGACATGGATAGATGTATATTAGTTTACTAATCAAATAATAAAAAATCTGTCAATAAAAGGTCTCTCAAAAGGAGACCTTTACTTTTTTTATAAGTTTTTGTAAATTATACTAGTTATTAAATAAAACAAATATGGAAGAATTTAGAGTCGACCCAACAATCGCTTATGATGTTGTTGAACTACCTTCAAGAGGTATACACTATCAAAATAAAAAGAAATCACTTAAAGTTGCATACTTAACGGCTGCGGATGAAAATATTTTATCCGCGCAAAATTTAATTGCGACAAATGGTGTAATTGATGAATTACTTAGAAGAAAAATATTAGATAGAGATATTCAAATTGAAGACATTGTTGAAGAAGATAGACAAGCAGTGTTAATATTTTTAAGAAACACCGCTTTTGGTCCCGAATATAAATTTTATTTAACTGACCCAAAAACTGAAAAGGATTTTGAGATTTCTGTTGATATGAGTGAATTAAAATTCAAAGATTTTAATTTAGAATCAGATTCAAACGGTGAATATCCATATTTTATGGAAAAATCAAAAGTTCAAATCACATTTAAATTTTTAACACCAAAACAAGAGAAAGAACTTGATGATTTAAGAAAGAGTTGGAATGGTCAAGGTGTTGCACCTGTTGTCACCAAACAATTAGAAATGATGATTAAGTCTGTTGCCGGCAATAGAGATATGATGAACATACATAATTTTGTTGAGAGATTACCAATTAAAGACTCTCAAGATTTCAGAAAATTTCTAAAAGAAAATAAACCAGGATTAGATTTAACAAAAACAGTAAAAACCCCGTCAGGAGAAGACACCCAAGTTGAAATTGGGTTCGGGGTTGAGTTTTTTCGCCCTTTCTATGGCTTATAAGAAAGGACAGTTAGACGAAATTTTATTTTTAATCAAAAGAGGTTTTAGTTATGGTGACATTATCACCATGCCAGTTTTCATACGTAGATATTACGTGGAGTACATTATTGAATTAGAAAACACTCCTAAATAATATTTATTGATATGACAATTAACGAAGAAGTATCCAAATTAAGAGCAGGTTTAAATTATACTCAATTCAAAAACGAGTTCTTGAAATTTGAATCCGTGAAGAATAACAGTTCTTTAATGGGTCAAGTAGATACTTATTGGTCATTTTATAATCAAAAAGAACCATCAAGTGGAGGAAATACAGGAAGTGGTGGTAGTAAAACAGCCGCTTTTGCTACAGACCTACTTAAAACTCAAAATATTGCGGACTTAGGGTATTCAAACCCCGTTTCATCATTATCATTATCAAAAGATACTGTATTCCAATTTAGTACCATATCTGAAACAATAGGTAAAATTGCAAGAGAATCAAAAAATCTACCTGATTTTATGGTTCAATTAGGTGTTAAAGGCGCCAAAGAGATGGTATCTTTTCTTGGTGATGAATTAATAAAAATACAAACACAAGAAGTAGAGTTAAGAAATAAAATTAATTCTGAACTTGGATTAACAGGTGAATTATCAAGAGAATTTAGAAACAATATATTTGAAACATTACCAGCCGCTACCGCTATGGGATTTGGATTTGAGGATGTAAAAGATTATGCGGTACAAATGGTTGAACAAACAGGTAAGATGACAACATTTGGTAGTGATGTTTTACAAGAATCACAAAAAACCGCTAGAGCTTTTTACGGTGATTTATCTAAATTGGGAGCTGCACTGGATTCGTTTGAAAAAGTAGGTATTGGAGCAAAAGACGCAATCAAAGAAATTGACAGGGCGGGTAAAAGTTCATTAACTCTTGGTTTAAACGCGAGAAAGGTGGTAGCAGATGTTGGTGCTAATATGGACAAATTAAACACTATTGGATTTAAAAATGGTGTTGAGGGATTAACCAGAATGGTTCAGAAGTCTATTGAATTTAACATGAACATTGAAAAGGTTAAATCAATGGCGGAGAAACTTTTTGACCCCGACCAAGCAATTGCGTTGTCCGCAGAATTACAAGCTATAGGTGGAGCGATTGGAGATTTCAACGACCCATTGAAACTAATGTATATGGCAACAAATGATGCCGGTGGTCTACAAGATGCGATGATAGGTGTTGCGGGTTCATTAGCGACATATAATTCCGAATTAGGTAGATTTGAAATTACAGGTGCAAACTTAAGAAAATCTAAAGCTTTAGCTGACCAAATGGGTATGAGTATGGAGGAAATGTCCAAAACCGCAATTAAAGCTGCGGAAAGGTCATCGGCGGCTACCGCGTTATTATCCTCAGGTTTACAAATAGATGAAAAAGAAAAAGAATTCTTAACCAATATCTCCAAAATGGAAGGTGGTAGAATGGTTATAGATATTCCTCAATCTTTAGCAGATAAGATGGGATTAAAAGATACCAAAGTCGCTTTGGATGAACTAAATCCTACGATTGCAAAAGGGTTATTGGAGAATCAAAAAGCGTTTGAAGAAATGTCTGTTGAGGATATTGCGAGAGACCAATACACGGTAACTCAAAATATGCAAAAAGACATAAGTGCGTTATTGACGGTTGCTAAAGTACAAGCCGCCGCAGAAATAAGAAAACCTCTGGCTGAGTTTGACAAATACATTGAAGGTTTAGAATTATCTAGAAATTTAAAAGAAAAGACAAGTTTAGGTGGTTTACAAAAAACAGACGAAGGTTTATTTTCCAAAATGGTTAGCGAAGCGGTTGCACCTGCTAAAGCTTTAGTTGCTAAAAGTATGGGTGTGAGTGAATCTGATTTAGAGAACAGATTAAAAGGAAAAGAATCATCTACCACACCAACAACTTCAACAGTAAATGTTAACCATACACATACTGTTAAATCAGACGGAGCCGTTGTTGATAATGTTGTTAGGGCGATTAATAATAGTCCATCATTGGCTAATGATATGTCTCAAAGTTTTATACCATCGGATTTAGATTACACATCTTTTACCTTACCACCTCAATTTAATTAAAATTAAAAAGTTTCTATTTATAATATAAATGCCAACATATTTAGATTTTAATAACACCAAAACTTTCAGGGACTTTTTAATTTCAAAAACTCTGAATAGACCGAATGGACCTCAAACGTTCACGGATGCGAATTATAGTGTTCAGAATCTAAATAATTTTGCTAATGTCGACCCCGGTGACGTTAAAACAAATTGGGCGGTTTATTTTGGACAAAATTTTATCAATTTATATGTTCCACCCAATAACACAATTGAAGAATATACTGACACATCTTTACCGTCTTTAGCTTTATTATTAGGTGGTATAAATCCAGCTGGATATGTAAATTCATTCGAACCCCAAACAACAAATTTAATTAGTATTATGGCGGGCCAAAACTTCGATAGTGATTCGAGGTTAATGAAATTCGCCACACAAAACATTAGAGAAAACAAACAAGGACCTGTCTTTGCTAGATTACAACAAAATTTGGAATCCGCAACATTAGGTAGGGTTAGGGCGTTAGATGCGTTAGGTGGAAATACCGCGACTGCAATTAATATTGTTACAGGTAGAGAACCTTTAGTTGAAAAAAATTATAAGATTACCGTTGCTAAAAGTTTATTAGGAAAGGGTGTTGATTTTCTTCAAACAGTTGCAGGTATTGAATTCCCTTTTAGTGAAATACCTGGCGATTATTTAACCAACCCAAGAAACCCTATTGAAAATAGACCAACACCAAAAACAGAAGCCGGCGCTATTTTACAAGACGTTACTGGTGTTTTAGGAAGTTTAGTTGGTATTCAAAGAAGACCTAAACTCGGAAGAAAACCTTCCGATTTAATGATTGAATACATGGGAGAGGGTCAGAAACAAATATTATTTGACCAATTAACATATTCAACATATGCTCCAAATTATACAACAACAGCGAGGTCACAACAGTCATCAAAAATTTTCAATTTTGCGAATAGTTTTGCTCAAGGGGTAAAAACTGTTTTAGGATTAGAAGCACCAAAAGGTGTCGCATATATTGGAGACGATAGAAGTGAAGACGTGAAATATACCATGTCAGACTTTAATGACAACATGGTTAAAAGTAGTTACTTCTTAAGTTTAATGTTTGACCCGGTACAAGCCGCGTTATTCGAGAGACAAAGAAATATTTCCCAAGGTGGACCAATTAGTGGTAAACTGACGTGGATTAGTAAGAACTCACAAAACAAAATTGGATTATGGAACGAGGAATTCCAATCAAGAGAAAGTGATACGTACAACAATTCAATTTCAACAAAATACGGATTTAGAGAAGATTCAATTTTGGGTAAAACTCAAGAAATCTTGGATTCAATGCCTAAAGATGGTCAAGCCACAAGAACACACGTTGGTAATGTTATTGACCAAACAAGTAGAATTTTTAAAGAAGGTGACAGTATGTTGTCTCGAGGTTCCGCAATTAAATTTGTTGACAAGTATAAACAAGAAACAGGTGCTGAATATTGTAGGGTGTGGACCAAAGATAGGTCTTATATGAACTATTCAGACACAATGAAAAGAACCGCTAATATCAGAAAATTTGATGATAGTGTAATGGGTGGTGAGAGCAGACCTTGGAATATTAATATCGCACCAATGTCAAGCGGAAACTATGATGCAAAAAATAGTTTTAAAAACTCATTTGGTGCAAAGAATTCAACAAACATATTTGAATCACCCACAGGTGATGGATTTTACGCTAAAAAATATATGTTCTCAATTGAGAACTTAGCATGGAGAACATCTAATACACCTGGTTTCACATACAATGATTTACCATTCTGTGAGAGAGGTAATAATGGAGGTAGGGTTATGTGGTTTCCTCCGTATGATTTGAAAGTTAGCGAGAACAACCAAGCTAGATGGCAAGACAATACGTTTTTAGGTAGACCTGAACCAATATATACTTATCAAGATACTTCTAGAAGCGGTCAATTATCATTTAAGGTTGTAGTGGACCACCCAAGTATTTTAAATTTATTGGTTAGAGAATACTTTAAAGGAATGTCCGATGAAGAATCGGAAAATTATATCAACGCATTTTTTGCGGGGTGTGAGGAATTAGATTTCTACGCATTAATCAGAAGATTCGCTCAATTAGATACAAACGATATAAAACTAATTCAAAGTTTCTTAAATCAAGGACAAGACCCCGAAACTATCAAACAATATAAGGTAACCACTGAGTATCCAACAGAAACAACACCAACAAACACAACAACACAAGGTAACGAAGCAGATTCTAAAGCTGTTGATGAGGTTATAATTAAATTAAAGTATGAAAACGATATACCGGGACCAAGAGATAAAGTTGATACCACACAAAATTATACACAATTATACAAAGCTTACAAAGACCAAAAACAAGCTTATATTAATGAATTAGGTGCCGCGTTAAATACTTTAACTGGTTTGTCTCAAACAGACACTCAAGTAAAAACAGAAAAATCTTTTATTTTTGGTGATGCTAATCACGTTATAACACAATCCGACATTGATGCTCAAAAAACAAAAATCGGTGATTATTTTGATGAAGCCGATGTGTCATTTAATAAATATGAATCTAGTTTAAATAGTTTAATATCAGACATATCTGGTAAAACAGCGGAAACAATTAGATTTCAAATTTTATCTTCATGTTCATCAGTTGCAACCAATGATTACAACGAAAGATTATCACTAAGAAGAAGTCACTCCGTAATTCAAGATATTTTTGATAGATTATCGGCTGTCGGAGGAAAAAAAGAATGGCAAATAAAATGGCCAACAAATTTAAATTTAGTAAATAAAAATAATTCTGATAACGACAAAGAAATAATTCAAAAAGGAGAACCTATTGTAATTGTAAAAGAATATAGTACAAAAGATTTTGGTTTTGAACATGATACTAAAATTATTGTAGAATCGGTCAATTATGGTGAAACATTAACTGGAACCCAACCTGATAAAGATTGTGTTAATAAAGATTTCGTTAGAGTACCAAAATTAAAACAATACTCACCAATTGCGTTCTATTGTAGACAAACTGCAATGTCTTTAAAGTACAATAATAAATCAGAGAAGAAACAACCCGAAACACCCGCACCACAACCACCCATAACAAAAATTGAGGAAAATGGACAAGTTGTTGTAAATCCACCAACAAGGAAACCGGCAATTGACCCATTAAAAAGAATCATTGCAAAAACACTATCTGAATGTTTTTACTTTAAAAAATTAGAAGATAGTGACCCTGTTGTTTTTTCATCACTTAAAGAAAAATTAAAATATTTTCATCCCGCGTTTCACTCAACAACACCTGAAGGTTTAAATGCGAGACTTACATTTTTACAACAATGTATAAGACCGGGTGATACCATACCAATTAAAGGTATATCAGAAGATTCGGATGTTAGAGCAAGAAATACCTCTTTTGGTCCACCACCTGTTTGTGTATTAAGAATCGGTGATTTTTACCATTCAAAAATAGTCATTAGAGATGTGAACATATCTTTTGATGACGGAGGTCAAATATTGTGGGATTTAAACCCTGAAGGTATTGGTGTACAACCAATGATTGCTTCGGTCACACTATCGATAAACTTTATTGGTGGTCAAGGTCTTTCAAAACCTGTTGAACGACTTCAAAACGCTCTATCATCTAATTTTTATGCCAACACCGAAATGTACGATGAAAGGTCAATTGCAACAAATGAAACAATCGGTGGTAAGAAGGCCGAAGAATTTACTCGTGAATTTTTAGAAGATTTGAACAAAACTTATGGTAATGCCATTAACAAAACCAATCAATCTCAAAATACTAAAAATGTAAAAGGTGGAAATTATATGGGAGCCCTTGATGGTAACAGTATAAAATATACGGACATAATTAAATCCGTCTTCGCCTCAACAGAAAGTTATTTTGATAAGTACCAAGACACGTATAACAAAGTTTATACAAAATACGGTAAAGATATTACCGCTCTTTTATTTAAGGGTGAATATAGACCAATAAATCAATACGACATTTACACCTCAACATCACCAACACCGGGTAAAACATTATCATTACTTGGTTTATATAAAAAGACACAAGAATTAACAGTTTACACAACTGGATTAAAAACAGGATTAGCTAATTTTCTTAACAATTCATCATCAACTTATTTAGTTGATATGGTTGGTTTTAATAAAGAAATGACCGGCTCAATACTTACAGATACGAATGTTAAATTAAAAGATTTTATAACTAAAGAGATAATTGAAAATAAAATAAATGAACTTACCGTTTCCACTCAAATATTAGATGAACTTGAAAAATCAAGAAACCAACTAATATCTGATTTAGATAGAGTTAATTTCGTTATTAAAAATGGTAAGGATTCAACAGTACAAGACAGTGTTGTTAAATCTGTGGCAATTAGTGGATTTACTTCTGATTTATTATATAATGAATATAGTACCTGTATTGATTATATTGAGACAAATGCACCGAAATTAGTTGATGGTCTATCTACCAATATTACATTTTTAAATCCAACAATACAATCGGCGGATTTTGAATTTATGATGAAACAATTGTTATACGATAAAGTAGATGCATTTATATCAGAGCTAAAAGACCCTTCGTTATATAAAGACCCTCTAAAAAATCAATTGAAAAAGAGATTAAATAAATTTGTTGAAAAACCAGAAGAAAAGAAATTTAAATTAACCAAATTCAAAAAAAGGAAAAGTGATAAAGAAATTAAGTTTGGAATTTCATCCACAACAGATGAAACAAACCAAACAATAATAGATGAAGCGAACCAAATCTTTTCAACATCAAACGAAGTAAAAGATAAATTAAATTATTATAGACCACAATAATGAGTAGACAGTATTTTGATAGATATCAGTTTTTTGTTGAAGATGGTAAATTTAGGATTGTACCAGGTATTGAAATCCCAATAAAACCTTCTGACAGATATATGTTTTATAAAAAAGGTAGAGATAGATTCGATAAGATATCTCAAGATTATTATGGTTCACCAGTATTTGGTTGGTTAATATTACAAGCAAATCCAACCGCTGGTAGTGTTGAATTTCAGATACCTGATAATTTTGTTATTAGAATACCTTTTCCTCTCACAACGTCTTTACAAGATTATAAAAGAAGTGTAGAATTGTATAACCTATATTATGGCGAGCAATAATGATTACCCAAATAATGAAAACATACTTGTAAAAGTTGACCAAAACAATCTTATTTATGTTGACCCAAATAGTGTTGTTGATGCAAACGGAGAAGTTCAACCAAGAGGACATAAACAAGAAAACTTAGTCATGTATGTGAACTTGGAAGCTGATTTGATTCCAAGAACGACTCTTATTGCTGACGATAACGTAGGAAATACACTAACTCAAGTTGCAAAAGGTAATCTCAATTTTTTAAGAAACGCAAGTGGTGATGGGAACTTTGATGCCACATGGACTGACGCTTTTGTTCCCAAACCAATTCAGGGTCAAGAATCTACATATAAAGATGGATATGACGTAACATTCGGTGAGGACCAATTCAAAGACCCAACAGGACAATCTTTTGGTATTGATTCAATTAATATTGACGTAAAAGGTGCCAACTTTGTTCCACAAATCACTATAAACTTTGTTGACGTAAGAGGTAAAACTCTTTTCGAATCTTCTGAAAACTCACCTTATCGAGCTTTCTTCCATTTACCGTGGCCAATTTTTTATTTAACAGTTAAAGGTTACTACGGTAAAGCCATTCGTTATAGATTACATATGACCGATTTTAAATCGAGATTTAATGAATCTAATGGTAATTTTGAAATAACAACAAAGTTTGTTGGTTCAACTTTTGCATGGTTAAACGATATCCCATTGTCTGCAATTATCAACTGCCCTTATATGTTTTTGGTCGAAGAAAAAGACAATACAAAATTTAATGAAAGTACAGGATTATATGAAAAAAGAGTAAAACAATCATCAAGAGGTTATACGATATTAAAATCGGTGTATAGACAATACGAACAAAAAGGTTTAATCCCAAAAGGTTTTCCTGTTCGTACCCTAAAAGAAATTGGTTACATCGCTGAAACTCTTGATAAAATACTTGAACAACAAATTTTTAGTAAAGTCAGTATGGATGTCTTTTCTGGTATAAAAGAAATGGACACCCTTCTCAATGATTTTGAAAATTCAATTAAGGCTTGGGGTAAACAATATCTATCACAAGAATATACATCATTTACTAAAACTGCAACCAATAATGAAACAATTAGTGATTTATGGTTTTATTTGAACGCGAAAGATAAGACAGAGACAAAACATATATTAGGTAACGGAGCGGGTGCTCTTGAACTCCTTTTATCTAGTTTCAATGCCGCTATGGGTAAAACCAAACTTTTAACTCAAGAACTATTAAATCAAACAAGTGGAGACTTCAAAAGGATTTCAATTAGGAATGTTAAAAACGTAAGTTCATATTATAAAGTTCTTAATGATAAAAAAGTAGTTGTACATATTGATGGAATTTTTGAAGACATTTTTCAAATAAGAAAATCATTTGAGGAACAAAGAAAAAAAGTCGAAGATGATGTTGAATCAGAAATGAATAAGGTCATCAAAAGTAAAGAATATGGATTTGGATTCGAACCAACCGTAAGAAATATGTTTGCGGTTTTATTAGCTAATGCTGAGGTTTTTATTAGGTTAATGAAAGATGTTCATAACAAGGCTTTTGATGCTGCTAATAATAGAAAAAAGACTTTAACAAATTTATCAAAAGAATCAAAAGGTGAAAACATATATCCATGGCCTGAAGTAAAAAAACCCCAAGGTGGTGGTAAACAAAATGTAATTGCGTATCCCGGTGATGAAGAATTAGTTCACAAATTAAAATCTTATGACAAAACCCTTTGGCCTGAAATTGACTTTATTGAAGAGTATATTAAAATTGTAACCAATAGGGTAGAAACAAACGTAAATGGGGAACCCACAAGAAATGATGTAAATTATGTTTTTGATTCAAATACTGAAAATCAAAAAATTGAAGACTTATCAGGTATTGACGTTATAAATGAATCTATACCATTTATTGATAAAAGTTACGCGGGATTTGTTTACGAATTGTACGAAAGAGCACTGTATTCAACATTGTTTGATTCTTTTAATGACCAAATGATTAGACAGTTGGCCAATGAAGAATTTAAAAATATTCAAGAATTAATAAAAGACGATAACGATATTATTGAGTTAGCAAAAAAAATAACCAATAAAGACCAATTAATTGCTCCTGTTACAAAAACAGAATTAAGAGAAAACGGTGTTATTCAAAAAAATGAAGATGGGACACCTAAGACCACTACGGTTTATGATGGATATCTACCTGGATTATCACCATATGAAAGATTCAATTATTTTAAAGACCATCTACCAACAACCAATTATATATCTTCAGTCATTGACGAACCATTTAAATTTGAAAAATATGACGAGACAGCAACTAACCCTACGGGTGATTTAAAAGAAGATGATTTAAATAAAATTTTAATTGATTACGAACCTGAAACATACAGGACAGACATATACCCCTTCAATTCAACAACATATTTGAATTATTTAGGTAAAACAAATTTCACAAGAGATAATTTTAAATTTAATGGCATTTTAAAAGTTAACAGTTCTCAAGGTTTTATATGTTCACCAATAGAATCTAAATCATGGGTTAAACCATCAGCAGACAGCACTGACTTTTTTAAAAATACGATTAATGTTACAGGAAACACAACCTCAATATTAAACACACCATATTTTCATAATCAATTATTTAATGATTTTAATAAATCAACTTTACGAGGTAAGTACGCTGGTTCATCGTATTTGTTATTAAACTCATTACCTTTCATTGATTTAGATGAACAAATAACATTTGGAGGTCAGTCAATATTAACATCTTCTTTATTTAGAGAAGTATCGTCTACACATTTTATACCATATCATTTAATGTTAAAATGGGGTTCAATTTATCATAGATATAAAACACACTTAATAGATGGTTACGATATTTTGAATGGATGTGTAAATTCAAGCTATGTTACAAAACCATTAACAGGTAAAACCCTATTTGATAATAATGGTGCACTAATAACATACACATCAACAAACGCAAGTAGTAGTGGTACTACGATTAATGTACCAAGTACAATAGGACTACAAACAGGAATGACCGTTACGGTTATTGCTGGTACAGGACAAACAGCGCCGAATACGTACATTACAAATATTACAAGTACTACAGGATTTACAATTTCACAAACTCCACTTACAGGACTAACAGGTGCCACAGTATTTGCTGTTTATGATGAATATGTGACCTTTGATATAGTACCAAAAATTTCCACATCATCAGGTTCAACTTCAGGTGTTACATATACTGGTTACACTAATGCAGGTATTAGACCGTTCTATCAAACTGTGTACAGTCAAATAGTAAATGACTATGCAACTTATGATATAACTTTAGGTAATGTTTCATATTCTTCCACAAGTACATCGGGTAAATTATTACATAGGGTTACACAAAAAAGCGGTATGAATTATTGGGACGTGGTTATGGATAATTCCAAATACATAACCTCAGACAAAAACTACACTTTATTACCATCTCTTGGGGGACATAAAAATAGTGACATATCCAATAGTAACACATTCACAGTAGCTGAGGAGTTGACATTTAAAACACTTTGGTACCTAAACGACACTCTTTCAACTAGTTTTAGTGGACAAACGTTCCCAAGTCCGTACGATTATTTTAGGACAACAGGTAACACATATTCAATATCAACTAATTACAAAAAGGCGTTAGATTTAATCGGTACATTTAGCCCTCAAATACTTGAGTATTTTGAAAGTTTCTTTCTTGATTTTGCTAGTGAAAAAATAAATGAAGAAATACCGTATAACATTTTTAGGAATATTAGTTATCCTAAATTCCAAGATATGTTAAAGAAATTATCCGTTGTTGAAAAGAAAGACGATGATAGTAATGATATTGATTTATTAATTGGTAACACATTAAAAGAAAGACAAAAAAGAAACGCTGAATCTATCACTACAGATATATTAAGTGCTAACAACTTAATAAAATTTACGTTAGCAAACCCAAAAGAAATTGATGCCAATTCTTTATATGGTTTGACAGCGGTTCAACCTTATAAGTCTTTGACAACTTATAAACCACAACCTTTCAGTGCTTCAGATTTAACAACCCCAAATCTTAATTTTATTAAATTATATATTGGTGAAGATATTGATAGTTACTATGTTAATTTCTTTAGTTTATTGGACGTTAAATTAACTGAAGATAACATAAAAAAACATAGGCCGTTGGCTCAAATATATGGTGGATATCGAAAAGCGGGAGGAACCAACACCAAAGCCGCGTTTTTAACTTATTTACAAGATTCAATAATACTTAAAAATACAGGTGGAACAAATGTTCCAAAAGGGGCTGAAGCTAGACTTGCTTTGTATTTGAATACACTTTTACCATTATTAGGTAATTTAACGAGTAACGCCACGGGTAATCCTGCTGCTAGTATTGATATGTTTAGAGGTTACAATTCAACTCAAACAAAGTTAGAATTGTATAACACTTTCAAATCATTTAACGATAAATGGACCGCCGGTAATTCAATTGGTCAACGTTTGTTACTTGAGGAATTTTTATTCTTAGACAAAGCCAATAGAGACATTGGTGATAAATTTTATTTAAACATAGATAAGTTTACACCTTTATTGGACCCAAACAACTCTAAACTTCCTTTGTACAACGCCATTTCTATGATAATACAAGGTACTGGATTAGATATGAGAGCGTTACCTGCCTATATAAATTTTTATGGTAATAACTTGACAAATAAGAATAAAATAACACCATCAAAAAAAGTGGCATCAACTTTATTTGGTACATTCTTAGAGGTTGATTATCAAGAGGCGACACCAAAAGTTATCATACAATTAGTTGGACAAACATCGAAAAGAATTGATATGTCCAATAGTAAGGCGTATAAGTTTGTTGACGATAGTTTTTATATTGGTGGACAAACTCCAAACCCATTATTAATAACATCATTAGAAGGTTTCTCACAAAACGATTTATCAAAATCTAATAGGGTAGTTGCGTTTGAGGTGAGTTTTGGTGACCAAAATCAAGGTATATTCAAAGGAGTTACATTAGACCAAAGTACACTAAAAAATACATCAGAGTCTTTTCAAGTTTTAGAAAATCTATCAAGGTCGGCTTCAGGTGCTGGTGTTCATAATGTAGACACAAGTTTATTCGATTATTATAAACAAGCATCATATAAATGTGGTGTAACTGCCATGGGTAACGTTATGATTCAACCAACAATGTTCTTTTACTTAAAAAACATACCTATGTTTAGGGGTTCATATTGGATTACTGAGGTTTCTCATCAAATCAAGGGTAATAACATCTCAACAAGTTTTTCAGGAACACGAATACCATATACTTCATTACCTGACCCTAAAGACTCATTTGTTGCAAGTTATCGAATTCTATTTGATAAAATTCAAGCAAAAGCTATTGCTAAAATCAAACAGAGAGCCGCTAACGATACCGACACCGACCAAGAAGTTATATACCAAGGAATACCATATGTTACGGACAGACAAGGTAAAAATATACAGGGTGAAACGGTTATTCAAGAAGTTGGTATTAACAGATTTGGTGTACCATATAATGGATATAATGAAACTCGTCTAATACAAAAAGTTAGAAACGGTAATGAGGAATGGTTTAGAACTATTGTATATAAAATGGGTGGAGAAAAATACCCAATAGATGACGCACAAGGATTTAATCTCACAAACGGAATTACATGGTCTGACGTTAAGGATTCAAGTTATAAATTCTATAATGTGGATTTTCAATTGTCAAGAACCATTACTAATGATGTTATAAAAACTGCTAAAACAACATTTAAGAACCCTAAAAACAATACTCAATTAACAGTAAATCCTAATTACCAATTAGACAAAACTGTTGGTTCAATAGTGGTTGAAGGTCCAATTAGTAGAGGACCGAAGTCTACCGAGATTGGTATGGGTATGTCACCGAAACTTATGTCCGAATTAGGACTATACGATGGAGACGTTGTATACTTTAAAATGGATTAATTTTTAAGTTTTCCACTTTTTTAGATATTTATTAAAGAAAATACCATGAACAACGAAAAATTGAATAATACTTTGGATAACTACATGAAAAATCCAAAACAAGTAAAATCCGTTTCAAAAGACGGAATGGAAACAGAAGAATGCGACCTTCAAACCGGTGAATGTTATGTTATCAGGTCTAAGGATGGTATAGTAGAAAGAATAAACAAAAAATTTATAACCGAAGACGGTAGACAACTTTTACAAGACTAACTATGAAAAAATTAGAAAAATCACTTATGGAAGAACTCGCGAGATACAACGCGATTAACAAATATGCAAAAACCTTAATGGAACAAGGTGAAGTACCACCTCCTGTTGGAGATGTACCACCCCCACCACCTGGTGATGTACCACCTATGGACCCAGCAGCACCGATGCCCGCTGAAGTCCCACCAGCACCGGCAGCACCCGTGGAAGATACCGAAGAAATCGATATCACAGATTTAGTTAATATGACTAAATCAATTAAAAAGGATTTGGATGATAGCAAATCTAATAACAATGATGTTGTTGGTAAAATGGAAACAGTATTTACTAAACTGACAGATTTGGAACAAAAATTATCTCAGATGGATGCGGTAATGAACAAAATTGATGAATTAGGTAGCAAGGTTGAAACCATGAAAGAAAAATCACCACAAGAAAAGTTGGAGTTACGTTCTTTGGATTCATACCCTTTCAATCTAAATCCCCAAGAGTTTTTTGCTCAAAAACAAGGTGAGATGCAACAAACAGGTAAAAACGAATACGTCCTCACCAAGCAAGATATTGAAGATTATTCAAACGACACAATAAAAGATAGTTTTAACGCAGAAACAGAGGAAGATGAATTTAAGTTCTAAAGTAAACTTCTTATTAGGTTTACAATTACAAATGAAAATAAACCATTGGCAAACAAAAGGTATTGCCAGGCACGACGCTTTTGGTAAAACCTATGATGGTTTATCAGACCTTATTGACGAATTTGTTGAGGTTGCCATGGGTAAATATGGTAGATTTACACTTGAAGAGGATACAAATACTATTCAGTTAGTAAACCTTTCAGAGGTCAATCCCGTTGACATGGTCAAAGTTTGTACTGAAGCTCTTGTTGAGTTCTCAGATGACTTAGATGATAGATTAGACACTGATTTGTTAAATTTAAGAGATGAGATGCTTGGTTTATTGAATAAATTACTGTATCTTTTAACTCTTGAGTAACCCCTTCCCAAAACAATTTTAAAAAAAAAGAGAGTCAGATTTTGTAATCTGACTTTTTTTGTCTATACTTTACATAGAAACATTTTCTAACTTTTAAAAAACAAACATATGATGTCAACAACAGAGTCAGTACTGGCACAGTACGAAAAAGACAAACAGGTCGCAAGCGGCAACACAAACAAGGTATCCCAAGAGGATAGAATGAAGAAGTATTTTACCACACTCCTACCAAAAGGTGAAAGAAGTGGTGAAAGAAGAATTAGAATCCTACCTATGAAAGATGGTAGTAGCCCATTTGTTCCCGTGTATTTCCACGAGGTACAGGTTGATGGTAATTGGGTTAAACTGTATGACCCAAATCAAGAAGGTAAACGTTCACCATTGAACGAAGTACATGAAGGATTAAAAATGACAGGTGACGAACAAGATGCTATTTTAGCTCGTCAGTATAAATCTAAAATGTTCTATATCGTAAAAGTTATTGATAGAGATAGAGAACAAGATGGTGTTAAATTTTGGAGATTTAAAAGAAACACTAAAAGTGAAGGTGTTTTGGATAAAATTGCACCTCTTTTCAGAAATAAAGGTGATATTACCGACCCACAGAAAGGAAGGGATTTGATTCTTAATCTTAACCTAACTAAGGCGGGTAACGGTAGAGAATACACAACAATTACATCTATCATCCCTGAAGACCAATCACCACTACACTCTGATTCAGTTATTGCAGATACTTGGATTAATGATGAATTGGTTTGGTCTGATGTATATTCTAAAAAACCTGAAGAGTATTTAGAAATGATTGCTAAAGGTGAAGTCCCAAGATGGGATACAACAACTGGTAAATATGTTTCAAATTCCACTCAAGAAATTGAAATGTCTAAACCATCTTCACCAACAAAAACATCAGTTCCTCAAGTTGACCCACAAGAAGACATGGAGGGGGATGACGACCTACCATTCTAATTAAAATGAACTTGGACACATACTTAGACATTGTGTCCAAGTTCTTCTTTTTTAATTAAAAACAATAGAAAATATACAATGGCAATCAAGAAAAAAGAATTCGATTATATATCCAAATTCTCATCAAAAACAAAATATAAGGATGAAAACTTTTATTATTGTGGTGAGGCGTTTAACAACGCATGTGGATTACCAGGACCCGTGATGGGAGGTATTAATATGTTCTTAGGACATACAAACTCATCAAAAACAACCGCAATGATTTTAGCTGCGGTTGATGCACAAAAGAAAGGCCATTTACCCGTACTTATTATCACTGAAAGAAAATGGAAATGGGAACACGCAATTGAACTTGGTTTCCAAGCTGAAAAAGATGCGAATGGCGAGTGGACAGGTGATTTTATTTTCAATGATTCATTTGACTATATTGAACAAGCAACCGATTTTATAAATGACATCATTGATGCTCATGAAAAAGGTGAAATCCCAAGACACATTTTATTTTGTTGGGATTCAATTGGTTCAATACCATGTAAGATGACTTTTGATGGTAAAGGTGGTAAACAACACAACGCAAGTGCATTATCCGATAAAATTGGTATGGGTATTCACTCAAGAATTACCAAATCAAAAAAAGAAGATTACCCATCTAAAGACTCGTCATATTATTTGACAATGGTTGTGGTGAATCAACCATGGGTAGAATTACCTGACAATCCAATGGGTCAACCTGAAATCAAACCAAAAGGTGGTGAAGCATTAAAATTAGCGTCTTCACTTATCTTCTTATTTGGTAATCAGAAAAAATCAGGTATCAACCACATTGATGCAACCAAAGACGGTAGAAAAATTGTTTACGCTGTTAGAACCAAAATTTCAATCCTTAAAAACCACGTTAATGGATTAGGTTACAAAGACGGTAAAGTTATCGTTGTCCATAATGGATATATTGCCGACACCAAAGAAGCTTTGGAGTCGTATAAAAAAGAATATTCAAGTTTTTGGAAAGAAAAATTAGGGTCTAGCGACTTTGATTTAGCGGAATCAACAACTTACGATTTCGAAGAAGAAGATTAATTTTTGTTTAACCCTATAAGAGTGATGATTAATGTCTAATGTATTATTGGTAGATGGTGACAATTTACTTACTATTGGTTTTTTTGGATTAAAAAATCACTTTTATAAGGGGGAACATATTGGTGGGATATATCATTTTATAAACACCTTAAGACGAACAATTGAAATCCATCATTTGGATAAGATTGTCGTTTTTTGGGATGGACAAGATGGTTCTATAACAAGAAAAAGGTTCTACCATCAATACAAAGAGAATAGAAAATCTCGTATCAGGTCTGAAGAAGAATTACATTCTTACGGAAAACAAAGAAACAGAATTAAACAATATCTTGAAGAACTATTTGTTAGACAAGGTGAATATGAATTCTGTGAGTCAGACGATTCAATCGCATATTATGTTCAAAACTCACCAAAAGAAAACAAAATAATTTTTTCTTCAGATGGTGATTTGACTCAATTAGTTTCAGAAAATACCAAACTCTTTAATCCCTCACACAGTAAAATATACCAACCAAATGATATGTTCGTTTATGACCATGAACAAATTCTTATACAGAATATAAAATTGGTCAAGATGATTTGTGGTGACCCATCGGATAATATTGCGGGCATCAAAAATTTAGGTGTCAGGAGATTAATTTCATTAGTTCCTGAAATTAAAACCGAAGAGATTACCGTTGAATTTATTCTTGAAAGATTTAACAATTTATTTGAGGAAGACAACGATAATCGTCTTGTAAAGAATCTTCTGACAGGTGTTACCAAATATGGGATATTAGGTGAGGAATTTTTTGATGTCAATAGTCGTATTGTAAGTCTTGATAATCCTTTCTTAACTGATGAAGCAAGGGAATCTATAACTTCATTAATAAACGATTTGATTGACCCTGAAGGTCGGTCATATAAAAACACCATGAAGATGATGATGGAAGATGGTATATTTTTATTACTTCCAAAATCGGATGATGCGTGGATAAACTTCCTCAATCCATTTTTAAGATTAACAAGAAAAGAAAAGAATAAAAAATTAATTAAAATCAAAAACAATGAGTAATCAAGAAGTAACAAAGTTCGAGTTCCTTTTGACATTAGAAGGAAACATTATCTGTCAGCGCTTCTTCAATGTAAGAGAGCATAACCCAAAGTCGAGACGTTCTATGGATTTACACTATTACGTTAAAAATATTTGTGACGATATTGGTGTAGATTTGAAAACAAAAACATTGGATTATCTACATGAAAATCGTGATTATTTTTACGGTTTGGATAGTGCAGAAACCGATGAACAAAATGAAAAAGAGTACTTTTTGCTCGAGATTAAGATGGGTGACGATGTATTTATTCAAAGGATGTTTTCCGCTAAAGTCTATCACCCAAAGGTTAGATATACGGTAGACATTCGTCCTTATTTAAAGAGATATTTGTCAGATTTAACCGACATTTTATCATCTAGAGATTTGGAAACAACTTATTTAAACTATCAATTATAAAAAAATAAAAAACTATGTCAGAAAAAAATTTTGGTTTTCTCGGAGCGTCATTTCAACAAACGTTAATTAAATCAATTGTAGAGGATAAAAAGTACGGTGAACAGATTATTGATGTAATCGAGAGCAAATATTTTGATAATAGTTCTTTTAGATTTATTACCTCCCATATCAAAGAGTACTATCAGAAATATGGGAAAATTCCTGATTATCAAAGTTTGTGTCAAACTATAATTCTTGAAATGGGTTCACAAGAAACCGCGAGAATACATTTAGATACAATTCACGACATCAAAGAAAATACCGTAGATGACCCAATGGTCAGAGAAGAGGCTTTGAATTTTTGTAAACAACAAAATTTAAAGAAGGAACTTAAAATGGTAACAACCATTATTGAAAATGGTAAATTCCAAGAGTATCATAAGATTGAAGGTATTATTCAAAAGGCACTACAAGTCGGATTACCACCTGAAGAATGTATGGATGTTTTTCACAATATCGACGCCGCTTTAGAAAAAGATAATAGACAACCAATACCAACAGGTATAGAGGGTCTTGACACCGCTTTAAAAGGTGGTTTGGGTATTGGGGAACTTGGTGTTGTATTAGCACCAACAGGTACGGGTAAAACGACCATATTATCATTATTTGCAAATACTGCTTACTTACATGGGTACAATGTTCTTCAAATATTTTTTGAAGACAATCCCGATAACATCAAAAAGAAACATTACACAATTTGGTCAGGAATTGCACCCGATGAACAACCTGAAAATAAAGATTTTGTAAAAGAAAAGATAAACGAGGTTCAAACTCAAAGTAAAGGAACCTTGGATATTTTAAAGTTACCAAGTGATTCAGTTTCAATATCTGAGATTAAATCTCGATTGAGAAAAAGAATTTCAGAAGGTAAAAAGATTGACCTTTTAGTTATTGATTATGTCGACTGTATCAGTCCCGAAAAATCTAATTTCGGTGAAGAATGGAAAGGTGAAGGTTCAGTAATGAGAAGTTTAGAAGCGATGACAAGTGAATTTGGAATTGTTATATGGACGGCTACTCAGGGTAACAGAGAATCTATTTCATCTGAAGTTGTAAACAGTGACCAAATGGGTGGGTCAATTAAAAAAGCGCAAATTGCCCACGTAATTTTATCAATAGGTAAAACCATAGAACAAAAAGAACATAACTTAGCAACCATGACTTTACTTAAGTCAAGAATTGGTCGTGACGGAATTATTTGGCAGAATTGTAAATTTGACAATAGACTGTTAGTCATTGATACTGAGTCTCAAACAACACTCCTTGGTCATAAAGAGGAGAAACAAAAAAACGCTGCTGACAGGGTGAGAGAAGCTTTCACCAAAAGACAGGAAACTTTAAACAGAAATTAATAATTATTATCACCATGACAGAGAAGATTTTGAAAGAAAATCCAGGACGTTTTGTCCTTTTTCCAATCGAACACCACGACATTTGGAAACTTTACAAACAACAAGAAGCATGTTTTTGGACTGCTGAAGAAATTGATTTAGCTCAAGACATTTATGATTGGGAAAACAAACTAAATGAAGATGAACAACATTTTGTTAAAAACGTATTAGCATTTTTCGCCGCTTCGGATGGTATTGTAAATGAAAACATTGCAATGAATTTTGTGAATGCGGTACAATATACGGAAGCTAAAATGTTTTATGGTTTCCAAATCATGATGGAAAATATTCACAGTGAAACTTATTCTTTGTTGATTGATACATATATCAAGGATAAACAAGAACAAGGTAGATTATTTAATGCAATTGACACAATCCCTGCTGTTAAGAAAAAGGCGGAATGGGCGTTAAAGTATATTGAAAAGGGTACCTTCGTTGAAAGACTTATTGCCTTTGCTGCTGTTGAGGGTATTTTCTTTTCTGGCTCATTCTGTTCTATTTTCTGGCTCAAAAAACGTGGTTTAATGCCGGGTTTAACCTTTTCAAATGAGCTTATTTCAAGAGATGAAGGAATGCACTGTGACTTTGCTTGTCATTTGTTTAATCACCATATTGAAAATAAATTAAGTGAGAAGAGAATTAAAGACATTATCTGTGGAGCTTTAGAGATTGAAAAAGAATTTATTTTAGAGGCACTACCTGTTAAACTAATTGGTATGAATTCAGATTTGATGTCTCAATATTTGGAATTTGTGACCGATAGACTATTAATGTCATTAAATTGTTCAAAGGTCTACAATGTTGAAAATCCATTTGATTTCATGCAAAATATTGCTCTTCAAGGTAAGACTAATTTCTTTGAAAAAAGAGTTGCTGAATATCAAAAAGCTGGTGTGAATAATAACGTTTCCATTGAAGATATGGATACATCATTTGAAGATATAGATTTTTAATTAGATTATGAAAGTAAAAAAGAGAGATGGCTCATTGGAAGAAATGAGATATGACAAAATCACCAGAAGAATACAATATTTCTGTGATGATTTGAATTTAGAATACATTGACCCAACATTAGTGACTCTTAAAGTTACTCAAGGGATTTACGATGGTATATCTACAACTGAGTTGGACACATTAGCAGCCGAGACGGCTGCGTCTATGGTAACAACACATTCAGACTATGCTAAATTAGCTGGAAGATTGGCGGTGTCAAATCTACATAAAACGACACCAAAAAAGTTTTCCCAATGTATTAAAGAACTTCACTCATTTATTGAACCAAGAACAGGAAAAGATTCATCTTTAATATCAGATGAGGTTTATCAATTTGTGATTCAAAACAAAGAATCTTTAGATGGTGCGATTGTTCAAGAGAGAGATTTTGATTTTGATTATTTTGGATTTAAAACTCTTGAACGTTCTTACCTTTTGAAAATCGGAAGAAGAATCGTTGAAAGACCTCAATATATGTACATGAGAGTTGCTGTTGGTATTTGTAATGGTGACTTAGAAACTGCTTTGAGAATTTATGACGATTTATCACAACATTTTTACACTCACGCAACTCCAACTTTGTTTAATGCCGGTACTCGTAGACCACAAATGTCTTCTTGTTTCTTAATTGGTAATAAAGGTGATGACATTGATGGTTTGTTTGACACAATTAAAGATGTTGCTAAAATTTCAAAATGGGCTGGTGGTATCGGACTACATGTTCATGATGTTAGAGCCAAGGGTTCATATATTAAAGGAACAGGTGGTGAATCAGACGGACTACTCCCGATGATGAAAACATACAATGAAGTCGCTCGTTGGATTAATCAGGGTGGTAAAAGAAAAGGTTCTTTCGCGATTTATCTTGAGCCATGGCACGCAGATGTTTTTGAATTTATTGATTTGAGAAAAAATCACGGTAAAGAAGAATTAAGGGCTCGTGATTTATTCTTAGCGATGTGGACACCCAATCTTTTTATGAAAAGAGTTGAGGAAGACGGGGAGTGGTCACTATTTTCACCTGATGAAGCTCCTGGTTTGTCAGACGCTTATGATGACCCATTTTCTTTTACTCAAGAATTCACAGAATTGTACGAAAGGTATGAGAAAGAGGGTCGAGCAAGAAAAGTTGTTAAAGCGAGAAAATTAATGGACGCAATTTTAACGGCACAAATTGAGACCGGTACCCCATACATGTTGTACAAGGATGCTGCTAATTACAAATCAAACCAAAAGAACTTAGGTACAATTAAATCATCTAATTTGTGTACCGAGATTATTGAGTACTCAAGCCCAACAGAACAAGCGGTTTGTAATTTAGCGTCAATCGCATTACCAAAATACATCATTAATAAAGAATTTAATCATGAACTACTTTATGATAATGTATATCAAGTTGTGAAAAACCTAAACAACGTTATTGATTTGAATTTTTACCCTACTGAGGAAACAAAACTTTCAAACATGAAACATAGACCAGTTGGTTTAGGTGTACAAGGATTGGCGGATGTGTTTTGTATGTTAAAATTACCTTTTGAAAGTGAGGATTCGGACAAATTACAAGTAGAAATATTTGAAACAATTTATTTCGCGGCTCTCACATCGTCTAAAGACTTGGCTGTTGAAAACGGGGCGTACTCTTCATTTGAAGGTTCTCCGTTATCTAAAGGTCAATTTCAATACGAGTTATGGGGTAAAACAGACAAGGACACAAGTGGAAGATGGGATTGGAAGTCACTAAGAAAAGATGTTGTTAAACATGGTGTAAGAAACTCTCTATTAGTTGCTCCTATGCCAACAGCATCTACCGCACAAATTCTTGGTAATAATGAAGCATTTGAACCATTTACATCTAACCTTTACTCAAGAAGAACATTAGGAGGTGAATTTATTGTAATCAATAAACATCTCGTAAATGAATTACTTGAAAGAGGATTGTGGTCTGACGAATTAAAGAAAAAACTAATCATGGAAAATGGTTCTGTTCAAAACATTCCTGAGGTACCTGTTGATGTGAAAGAAGTTTACAAAACAGTTTGGGAAATGTCTCAAAAAAGAATCTTAACCATGGCGGCAAACAGGTCAATTTACATTGACCAATCACAGTCTTTAAATTTATTTATTGACAACGCAAACAAAACCAAAGTTTTAGCCGCACATCTTTATGGATGGAAACTTGGTTTAAAAACGGGTATGTATTATTTACGAACCAGAGCTGCTGTTGACCCATTAAAGGGTTTAGGAATCGACACCTCAACAGCAAAACCCACAGTTGAAGCTAAAGAAGTACAAAATACTTCATACAACCAAAATAATCAAAAAGAAGAAGAAGTCGTGGAGATGTCAATACCATCAAGACCAACAGATTCTCCTTTTGAATGTGAAGGTTGTGGCTCGTAACTGTAGGTGGCTCCATTGATATTTTATAATTAACCATACATCTACTTTGTTTGATTATACAGGAGCAAAAAAATCAAACAATATATAATCCCAACTTCGGTTGGGATTTTTTTATTTATTAGTATTTGTTCTTTAGTTATATTTATTAGTATGGCGATTACATATGGTATAGATTTTCCATTCAGAATTAGTCCTAAGGGTGATTTTTTGGTTATGACCGAAACCCCTGAGAGAGAGATTCGTGCAAACTTGATTCACTTGTTATTAACAAGAAAGGGTTCAAGATATTATTTACCTGATTTTGGGACTAGATTATATGAATTTATTTTTGAACCAAATGACGCTGTAACATGGGGTCAGATAGAAGATGAAATAAGAACTGCGGTGAAATTATACATACCTAATTTAGAAATAAAATCAATTAGAGTTACACCCGCTGACCAAGACCCTGAAGAATCTATGAGCCCACAAGAAGATGAGGACTCAAGATTGTTTAGAGTTTCTGATTATTCAACCAAACCATATACCGCAAAAGTTCGAATTGACTATGACATAAATAACGAACCTTTTGTTTCGTCCGATTTTATAATTATTAACATATAATATGGCTAAAAAAATATCATACGCCGTCAGAGACTTTGCGAGTTTAAGACAGGAACTAGTTAATCTCACAAGGGAATATTATCCCGATTTGATTAAGAATACAAATGACGCATCAATTTATTCTGTTTTATTGGATTTAAATGCCGCTGTGACAGACAATTTACATTTTCACATTGATAGGGTTTGGCAAGAGACAATGCTAGATTTTGCACAACAAAGACAATCATTGTATCATATTGCCAAAACATATGGTATGAGAATACCAGGTAATAGACCATCGGTTTCTTTGTGTGATTTTACAATACAAGTACCTGTTAGAGGAGATAAAGAAGATGAGCGTTATTTGGGGACTATAAAATCAGGTGCACAAGTATCGGGTGGGGGACAAGTTTTTGAAACCATCGACGATATTGATTTCTCAAATCCCTTCAATAAAAGAGGTGAACCAAACAGATTAAAAATCCCAAATTTTGATGGTAATAATAGACTCATATCATACTCAATTGTAAAAAGAGAAGCTGTTGTAAATGGTGTAACAAGAATATATAGAAAAGTTATAACAGAAGTTGACCAAAAACCTTTCTTAAAAATATTCTTACCTGAACAAAACATATTAGGGGTGAGTGGAGTAATTCATAAAGAGGGAACAAACTTTGTAAATAATCCAACTAACTCTGAATTTTTAAGTTCTGAAAATAAATGGTACGAAGTAAAATCATTAATACAAGATAAAGTATTTGTGCCCGACCCAACATCGGCATCTGATAGTGATAATTTCATATCGGGAACATACGTTCCAGTTACAAATAAATTTATTACAGAATATACTCCCGAAAATTATTTTTCGGTAACATTTGGTTCTGGTAATGTTAATCCATTGGATAATTTGGACAACTATAACCAAGGTACTTTAAGAGTAAGTCTTGGAACGTATTTGAATAACCTATCATTAGGTGCTTTACCGAAATCAAATACAACGTTATTCATAAAATATAGAATTGGAGGAGGTAAGGATAGTAATCTCGGTATTGATATTATTACAAGTGTAGATAATGTTGAATTTTCTATTAATGGACCTAACTCATCAACGAACACTCAAGTACAAAATTCTTTAACCGTAACCAACGTAACACCAGCTGTTGGAGGTGCGGACCAACCCACAATTGAAGAAGTTAGAAACATGATAGCATATAACTTCTCTGCACAAAATAGGGCGGTAACTCTTAATGATTATAAATCTTTAATTGAGACAATGCCATCAACATATGGGGCTCCCGCTAAGGTAAACGTGATGGAAGAAGACAATAAAATAAAAATTAAATTATTGTCATATGATGAGAATGGTAATCTTATTGATACTGTTTCAAACACATTAAAAAACAACATTTTATCTTACTTAGCCGAGTACCGAATGGTTAATGACTTTTTAGAAGTTCAAAGCGGTGAAGTGGTTGATTTCACACTAGAGATTGACGTTGTTATTGATAAAAATGGTAACCAAACAGAGATTGTTAAAACTATTATCGAGGATACTGTTAGTTATTTTTCAATTGAAAAAAGAAAAATGGGTGACCCATTATTTGTTGGTGATTTATATAAAACAATAGGTGAAGTAAATGGAGTGGTAAACGCTGTCGATATAAGAGTTTTCAATAACGTAGGTGGAGAATATTCATCTTCTGAAGTGTTACAATCATATATTGACCCAACCACAAAAGAAATTGCTCAATCCGATATGACTATCTATATGAAATCTAACCAAATATATCAAATAAGATTTCCTCAGAAAGATATAAAAGTTAGAGTAAAAACATTAGGAACGACTACATTCTAATTTAATTTTTATTTATTTTTCTGGAAATCCATAATTTTCTATTTATAGAATAATGCAGAAACACAGAATTTCCACAAATATAGGTAAAGACCAAAAAGTTGTTGTCGAATTAAAAAACGACTTTGACTTATTGGAAATATTATCCCTTAAATTCACACAGACGGAGGTATACTCCTCAATGTGTGCGGACTATGGTGTTGTTTGTGGAAGAATCTTTGTAAACAATGGATTCGGTGTTCCAAATGCTAGAGTTTCTATTTTCATTCCAATATCCGAAGAAGATTCAAACGACCCCGTAATTTCTGAGTTATATCCATTTACCACGGTAGATAGTAAAAATGATGAAGGATATAGATATAATCTTTTACCAAGTCGAAAACAACACGGTGGACACGAACCAACCGGTACATTCCCTGACCAAAAAGATATTTTAACGAGAGAAGAGGTTCTTGAGGTTTATGAAAAATATTACAAATACACTGTAAAAACAAACGATGCTGGTGACTTCATGATTTGGGGTGTTCCTGTAGGGACACAAACAATTCATGTTGATGTAGATTTATCTGATATTGGGTGTTTTTCACTTAGACCTGACGATTTTATTAGACAAGGTTTAGGTGTTGACAAATTCAAAAATACATATTCGTACAAAGCGTCAAATGATTTAGACACTTTACCTCAAATAGTTTCTTTTAATCAAACTATAGAAGTTTATCCTTTTTGGGGTAACGAAGATTTATGTGAAATTGGATTAACCAGAACTGATTTTGATTTATCAAGTAAAGGGGTTAAAGTAGAGCCAAAAGCGTATCTATTAGGTTCAATATATTCGGATAAAGGTAAAAATACAATAAATAAAAATTGTAGACCAAGAGGTGAGATGGGTCGAAAATGTGATTTAACCACATTTGATGCTGTTATTGAAATAATAAGGTTTACACCAAATAAAGACAGTAGTGGTCGACCAATACTTGAGAGATACGAAATACAAGAAGATATCGAGGACGATGGTTCATTTGTGGTCCCATTACCCATGAACATGGATTTTGTGTACACAAATGAATTTGGTGAAAATGAAACAACAAATGACCCTAACAAAGGAATACCAACATCGGCTTGTTATAGATTCAGAATATCAGGTAAAAATGAAACTTTAGGTAGGGTTAGATATGTTGCTAGTTATTTGATACCAAACATTAGGGAGTACAATTCCGACGTTGATGGTTCATATGCGTTTTCATTAAATTGGGACGACTACCCAACTTCAGCCACAAGTTCATCAGTAATATTCAATCAGACTTATGGAAGTTATTATCCTGAGGATTATTTCTATAGATTTACATATAACAAAGTCTACACTGTAACATCTTACATGGGTGGGCATTTTAAAGGTGGTAAAGACAACTTTTTAGGTATAAAAGATATTGCACCAAAAGCGGAAGAAGATTGCGAATCAAGTGTTGTCACCCCACCAATAAATTATGCGTGGAGAAAGTTTAGTTTTGCAATTCTTTTGGCGATTATTATTAATGCGTTCGAAAGAGTCATATATACCGCCTTTGTTGGTGCTGTTCAAATTATCATTGCTCCATTTCAATTAATTTATGAAAAAGTTAGAATTGGTCCTTGGAATATTTTAGGATGGACTTTTTATTGGGCACCTTTTGACGGGTGGGATGAATCAATTATTGAACCATTACAAGCATTGGGAACAGTAAGATTAAGTTTAACAATATATCCCGAATGTGAATCTTGTGATGAAATTCAAGTTTTTACGGAAGATTCGTCGACTGACACCGACCCTTCTAACATATATCAAAAAGTCGCTAGTGGTACCGCGGTTCGAGACAAACTTACTTTTTTGGTTAATTGTACAACATACACTTTACCACCACCAACTACTGGCACAACCACCTATACTTGGAGAGATTGTACTAATAACTCAATTCAATCCCAATCAATACCATTTAGTGGGTCATCAGTTACAGGTGTTTGCGCTAGAGATGGTTCTATGTCCTACGCTGGTGGAGATGGTGTACCCGTGGTAACAGGAACCTGTGATTCCACGGTGACAGATATTTTTATATGTGACTATGACCCAACTGAAAGAGAATATTTTTTAAGTGAATCACCCTCAAGTGGTTTAACATCTTATTATTATACGGGTTACACGTATGGACAATCATTATCAACAATTATAAACAATATAATAGTAAATCCTAATAGAAATTATTACATAAGGGTTACTTCTTATCTAGCTCATTCAGGTGCACAAACGGCCGATATTACAGCATTAAGTGGATTAACAACAGGAAATAGTTATACTTTTCTTTACAGAAACTATACTTGTGGTTCAACAACAGGTGTTTTAGGTAGAGATTTAGCGTCCGCAAATTCGTGGTTACAATGGAACGACCCAACAATCCCAAAAGATTATGTTTGGTCGGGATTCACTTACGAAATATACGATTCAAATTACCCGATAACCGGTTCAACAACAAGCTCGTTTGATTCCACATCTTTACCCGAAGGGTGTTTATCTCAAAATACAATATATGACGATAGTGGTATTGTAAAAATAAGTTACTGTGCAAGCGGTACTACTGCCGATTATAGTGGAACAACGGCAAACCCTGGTACAAATTGTAATAATTTAAACTTAATGGTAGTTGGACAAGCAGCAGCTAATGACTTGTCCAAAAACCCTTGTTCGATAAAATGTGACACGAGAAGTGGTTTTTCTGAATTTAGATTTGGTGTTTACACAGTAATTCCCGCGGCTCATACAGACAATAGAGATGTACAATTTAAATTAATCAGAGAATATGCAAGAAGAAAATTGGTAAATAAAGTTTTCTGCGAAGGTATTGCTAATTATTCCTTTTTTGACAACTGGTTAGCGGGTTCTCTTTATATGTTCCCTTTCAAAGCTAGAGTGAGATGGGACAATGAAGAAACTTTAGATTTGAACGTCAGAGGGACCAATTACTGTCAAAATTTACTATATTATAAAGTTTCAGAAAAAACATCAAATGACGCAGTAAAAAAATTTTATTACAGGTCCACAAAATGGAACGGCTCGATTTTCCAAAAAACGGCATCAGGTTCTGAATTCAGTACCCTAAGACACCCAACAACAATAATGGATTTAGGTCCAAGAGATGAATTTATTAAAGAAATTTGTGTAGACCCAACATTAGACCCAAATTGCTCTATTGTTAGAAGTATAGGTTCAACATCGTATCAAAATTTTAAAGAAATGTTGGGTCTTTACATTAATTACAGACTTGACACAAACGCCAATTATAATTATAAAGATTTTTTCTCTAATAATGGATACACTTCATACTACCCGTTTAACACTAATAAAGAAATATTAAATGGTGACGTTTTACAATTAATATCAATTAACAATGAAGCCGGTATTGAGGAATTTGATTTACAAAATAGATATTATGGTCAATACAGTCCTGTAATTCTTGACCCTGATGATTATGTTCAATTATTTAAATCACAATCCGGAACAACGAATGGACCAATGCCGATAAATTTTGTTTTAGACGATGACGGTTATAGGGTTAGAGTTTGTCTAAATGAACCAGGTAGGTTAACAGAATCGTCACAAATTGTTCCATTTTTTTATTGGGATAAGGACGGACAAGGTTTTGGTGAAGGATATGGACAATCTTGGGATTATGCCACTGTTGTTTCTCAGAGATTACAAGGAATGACGTATAATTATGCGTTTACGGGTGATTCAACATATAATTATGTTTTATTTCCGATGACAAAAACATATTCGGGAGATACATTCACAATCGCAGGTGCTGATGTTAACGATGGTTCGTTTGATGTTGAAGATACAAACGACGTGCATCTAAACTACAACAATCAAGAGGAAGGGTTTACTGTTTTACATATAACATCAGGAACCACTTTATCACCGGATGCAGGTACTTTGTGGATTAGAGTTGGAGAGGTGGGGGGATGGGCTTCAAAACCGTGGAATAATGATGTTGATTTTATATTAAAACCAACACAAGTAAATTATACTGGTAATAAACAAATATTATCAACACCATTCTTATTTTATTTTGGATTAAGACCAGGCGCAACTGCGGTTGATAAATTTATAAAATTATTTGGACCAAAAGGTGCGTTCCCATCTCAAGAATAATGGATAAAAAAAGGATTATATTACCATCTAAAAAATTTTTTGGTTCAATCAATGAAGACCAAACAATTCGTGTTGGGTTAGAGGAAACTGAGAATCTTTTAAGAGAAGGTGACAGAACAATTATTCTAAGTAACGCGGAGCTCTTTAATAAAGAAAGGAACGAAAGTAATAGCTATAAAATTCATGGTAAACTAAAAATGGTTTTTAGAAATCTTTATAGTGGTTCATCTGAATATAATCCATTATTAAAAAGACTGTATTTGGTTGGTGACGGTGGTAATAATGATTTTACAGGTTTCATACCCTACCAAGAATTTGCTTTTTTAAGAAAAGATGTGGTAAGACAAATAAACACTATACAAACTATTTCATCATTAACAACGTACAGTCCCATTTTTGCTTATTCAGGAGAAACTGAACACACCTCAATATCGTCCATACAAGCACCATATCACAATTGGAACATATACCTTTCATATGTTTATGGTCAAGACAGTGCTTATCCGATGAAATATTCATTAAGTGGTGGAACTTATTTTAGTTTTACATCAGGCGATGGAATACCTTTTAGGGTTGAAAGCAATGGTAACACATACAAGTTAACAAGTCCTGTAGAACACGGAATGTTATCGGGTGAATTTATTACACTAAGCGGAGGTAGTTTTAATAACGCGGTAAATGTCACGGGTAAAACATTCACAATTATAAGTGTTGGTGACTCAATATATAATTCTGAAAAATATGTTTTAGAAATATCTAAATCCGAATTACCCTCTGGTTCAACACTTTCAACAGTTGTTTTTGGTAAACGATGTCTTGACAGAAATGACATAACAGGTTCCACATCTAATTATTACGTTCACAAACACAAAACACTAACAGAAAGGGAAGATTATATATTAGACAAAATTGGATTTGAGTCATCTATTTGGGAAAACGAAAGAAAATTACTTTTAGAAAATAGTGCTGGTGTTTCTGATGTTTTGGTTGAAAGGAATATGATGGAATCATTAATTTATGATTTCAAAGAACCATTTGTTCTTACGGGATTAACTAATAATTTAGGTTATTTACCAACTGAAGTTTATGTAAGTACCATTTTGGCCAATAGAAACGGTTATTTTGAATACCCACCTAAAGTTGGTTGGAAATTCAATTTTCATGATACATGGGTTGACGAACATTTTAATGGTACAGGAACTACTGAAACGTCCATATTAACAAGTGGTTTCTCGAGAACGATTAGTGCAACAACCTATAATTTTACAACAGGTGTAGATTTACCTGTTGGTACAGTTTTACATGGTGCCTTTGTTGAATACAATCGTTCAGAATTAAAAGAAAGAATTATAAGTGAATCATATCACAGATTCTCTAATCCTTTATTTGTTTTTGATTATGGACAAACGGGTACAACTGTAACCTTTTCAGGTGGTTCAATGACAAACATGTATGGTCTTTATTATCAACCACACCATAGAGTAAAACTAAGACAATTGTCACCATATATTGAAACTTCAACAACAAATCAAGTATACGGATTACCACAGAATTCAAAATATTTTGAAGACGAGGCGTTATGGAAATGGAGAGATTTATACGACCATGGATTTATTGACCCTGATGGTTTCGGTACCAACTTTCCTTTTATTAATAATATACATTATGTAAAAAGTGATATTGATTTTTATTTACGAAACGAAAATATCTACAGGAATAAACAAGATAAAGTTAAGAACGTAAACAAGTTTAAATGTTAATATGAAAATTCTTGCTAAAAATAATGACCAAACAATTATAATTCCATCAAACCAAATGTTTAAAACAGATTTGGGTTGGACTGATAATGCTGAGCAGATGGAGCAAGAGATTTTATATGAAATCATCAACCCAACTGAAAATTATGAAACTGTAAGATACATACATACCGCATATGACCAAGTTTCACCGGTAACTGATAATACTTTTAACCAAACGGACATATGGTATAATTTTTATTTTTTGAATAGTTTTGGTAATTACTCACAAAATTATGAAGACGTTGGAATAACAATGGAAGAAAATTCTAAAATGTTAAAACAGTCAACAGAAAGTTTTTTCAGATTAGAGTTTTACAAAACTAATAATGACGCATCACCAAATCAAACGAATAGAAGATTGGTTTTTGCAAAGAATTTATCACTCCCTCTTGGTGAAAGAATATATTATACAGGCACACCGTCGGGAGCTACGTTACCTCTAAACGATTTTGTTTATGTCCCTGTTTTCACTGGTTCAAACTACAGAAATACGGAAAATATGTACTTTTTTTGGTTTGCGGATGATTCACCATTTGATGAAACAAATATTACGGGAAATACATTTTATATGACCGCCAAGTACTATAATGCAAAAGACGGAAGTGTTATTGATTTTGTAAATAAATCAAAAAATGTAAATGCAACAACACCGTATGCTGAAGAAGAAGATGTCTACTATAAAGTAATTATAGATAGAACAAATTATTCATACATAGTTTATGCGTATAATGGTTCATTAGGTACAAGAAAAGGAATAGTAACCGCACCAATAAATTTTTATGAAAGAAAACAATAATGGATATTAAATCACCAACAAAATACGAAATACTTAGGAAAAATATTCCTAATGTTAAATTGTATTCAAACGATGGTCCATATTGGTACAATAGTTTGGGTAGTTTAATATCGTGGTCGGAGTCTCAATATCTTGACCCTTTAGATGGTTTTATAGTGTATAACGTCACTGGTGGTACTGTTAGTAATGGATACTACATGTGGACGGGAACCACCATACCAACCAACTCTTACGGAGACGCTGGTTGTGATTTAACTTTAGAACTATATGGTTGGAACAATATTACAAAAGGGGAGGCGTATGGTGAACACATGTTACCGATATTTTTAGAAACACACGTTGACGAAATGGGTGTAATGGTTGGTTTTGATGGGGAACTTGAACAAGTTGAACAAATTTGTAACTTTTCTTATACTCAGACCGGTAACACAGTTCAGGTTTACAATACGGTGGACACGAGTAAAGTTTCTGAAATACATTTTATCGATTTTACTGTCAGTTGGGGAGACGGGACTACAAGTATTCTATCAACAACTGGAATTACCGCAACAAAAACATATTCATCCACCGGCGAAACAACCATATCAATTTCAATCAACACACCATGGAGTCAGTTTGAAACTAAAAAGAAAGTACAAGTACCTTCAAATACCACTGTCTCTAACCCATTAGGGACATTCTCCGGGTTCACAATACCATACACCAACATATCGGGTCAAAGTCAAAATTATCTAAACGATTTAGACTATAATGGAACCAACACAGGTTATACCACATTTACATATGCTGCAATTGGTAAAAGTAAAATTAGCGAATTAAAATTATACGGTTCAAATACATACTCAGGTGTAACTACAGGAGTAACAAATGGTGTGGCTTACAGTGCATACACAATTGATAATTTGTATTATCAAGATTTTGAGGATGGAATCACTACAATTACTGGTACAACATCAGGATTTACAAAAGAAGAAGTCATCAATAAGGTTATTACAAGAAATGAACATTTCTTAGGATTTATTGATGAACCAGTAATCTATTCTGACATTTTTGTTGAAAGAGGAAAACAAGGTGTAATGGAAAAAACATTACGATTATCTGAAATTGACAACACAGGTGAATTATCAATTTATGGAAACGGATATTTTAATATTAGAAAACAATAATTTTCATATTTATTATAAAAAAACATGGCAGTAGGTAGTTACGGTATAATTAGACCATCAGATGTGTCACCCGAAGACGTTGAAATTTATTTTCATTACGTTGCGGATAGAAATAGCACTTCGACTGTTACTCTTAAGAAATTAAGTTCAGCTGAAGTATTAACCCCTGTTTATCATAATTCGAACACCACGGATGATACTTCAGCACCTAATGTTGAAATCTTAGGTGGATTGTACAACTTAAAATTAACCGCATCCGATTTTGCGGATTTAGGTGTATACACACTCCATATAAGACCAAAACAAATAAGAACTTCAATTACTGATTGTGGAATTTTAGCGTCTCTACCTTCAGTTAGAGGATTGGTCATTGACTTATCCAATGTTCCTGCTGATGATAGAAATAAATTTACACCACAAGGACTTGTTGGATATAGAATTGAGTACATTAATTCATCTGACAATAAAAAAATTCCAAATTTTTATAGAATCGTAACATCTTCGTTCTACTGTACACCAATTGTTTCAAATTTAACAAGTACATCACAAAAAGCTATCAGATATCAGTATAGTGAACAGGCAACCAATTTGATGTTTTTAACAGTAACACCATCTTCAGCACCAACAAATAAACCAAATACGGTTCCATTTATTGGTGTACCATCACAAAAAATCATATTAACAAACACATATTTAAATCCCACCACAATTGAGGTAGAAATGGTTGAACATGATGCTTCAACATTGGCACATGCTCTTTATGGTAATCAAAGTAAAGCGGTTTCACAAGGTATCTATACCATCTATGACAATAATAATAACATCTATAGACAATACAATCTTTACGAAGTTAAAGACGAATTTAATGAAACATTATATGAGATTCGTGAAGAAAGAAATGACGTAGACGAAACCTTAAACTTTGATACTATAACAGAATAATGGCAAGGAGAAAAGTACCGAGTCAAGCGTCAAGCGGAGCGGAAACATTTAATGATTTCTTAGTTGGTAGACAGATAACTGATGGTTCATCTGCACTAACCAACACCGTATTTGCGCTTGATAAGTCTATCCCTGACAAAGATTCTAAAAATTTTACGAGTAACCCATTCTCTCAATTTTTAACATTAGATACGTTAAAAGAGGTTGAGGGTATTCAAACAACATCAGCAACACCAAGAAAAAAGAGAACTGACGAAGTAAGGTTTAAGGGCAACAAAAAATATGCCGATAAATCTTTATTTGGTTCGTTAACAAGTAGAATTTTAGTTTCATTAACTAGAATTATAAACAAGTTTCCGGGTGGAATTTCAATCTTATCGGACAGTCCTATAGGTGTTTCTAATTACAGTGCTAGTGGAATAACATATAACGATAGCACCAATACCACAACTTTTTACATCGAAAGAAGTAAAATATTCAATCCTTTTGATTTAGTTTTTGTTGAGCCTAATTCAGTAGTTAAACCAGAAACTGAAAACGAATTAAGAAATTTTTATTCGTCTTATACAAAATATGTTGTTGTTACAAATAACACACCATATCCAATTTTAGAATACAGCGAACCGAATACAAACAATAGAATTTACTTAAAGGTATATGGACAACCATTTACTGGTTCAACATATTCAGAAAATTTATTGATAAGACCAAACGATGGTTTAGTTGAAGAATTTTTCGAAGGGTTAGACGATTTAGAGGAATCACTTTTAAATAGAGAAACAAATCCAATTTATACTTCATCATTTAAAGTACCGAGAGATGTTCAAGACAATTCAAAAACATCTTTGGTTGATGTTGTAATAACTTGGCCAATATCTAATGATGGTTATAACATACAAATAACCGGTTTTGATTACGATTTATATGTTGGTAAATTAAAAGATATTGCTGATGAGATAGATGTGTATAAATCTAATCTAATGGTTAGATTTTTAGCCGCACCACAGTTATTTGAATTTGACACCGAAGATAAAAGAGCTGAAAGTGTATTTCAATTATATGGTCAAAGCTTTGATAGTGTAAAGAAATACATAGACAACATAGCTTATATGAGAAACGTAAGTTATGATGGAATTAATAATTTACCTGATGTACTTTTAAAAAACTTAGCAGAAAATTTAGGTTTATCAACATTAAATTTATTCGATGAAAATAGTCTAAATGATGTTTTATATTCAAGATTACAATCAAATTATGACGGAGTATCAACCGGTACGAATTTAATTGAAGCTGAGTATGAGTTTTATCGAAGATTACTTATAAATCTTGCTCACATTTATAAATCAAAAGGAACAAAATCCTCTATTGATTTCTTTTTAAAATTTTTGGGGGCACCCGAGCCTTTGATTAGGATTGATGAATACATTTATAAAGTAACGTCAATTCCATCTAGTTTTAATTTACAACAAGACATATACGATGCGATTCAAGGTAACAAAAGATATTCTTACGCCACCTTTGATAGTACAGGTTTCACATATTCTAAAGTTTACTACTCAGCGTCAACAACATTTGACAGAGAGGGTTACCCTGTAGACGAAAAAACTGGACTACCAAGAAGAGCATATAACGAAACTGAAAACATATTCTTTGGTAAAGGTTCAGGATGGTACGATATTACATTATCACACCGTACTCCACTCGTTTTAGACAGTAGTAACTCAATACTAACGGGTAACACCAAAACAATTAAAACAAAGAATAAAAACTACACATACGGAGAAGAATACTTTGATTTATATAGAACATTACCAGGTTTAGATACCGGTTATGAATTGGTTTCCGCGGTCGATAATAAAGACGGAAAACCAATTGAGGATGATTATTTATTAATTTTAAATAGAAAAAACATTGGAATTTATATCTCACCATCACGAGGTATAGATTATGATATCTTTAGACAAAGTAGAGAATTATTAATAAGTTTTGGTACAAATACTTTATTACCCCAAACAGGTAAAACTTTTGCTGAATTTTTAGACACCTTTATTCATGGACTTGTAACAAATTCTAACAAAATTCGTTACAAAAAAAATTATATTCAATTAGAAGATGTCTATAGAGATTATATATCACAAACAACAGGTTTTACACCATATAATCAAATAAATGTTATTGAATTTGTTAATAAATTATCACCTTATTGGCCACAATTAGTTGAACAATTAGTACCATCAACCACTCAATGGACCGGCGGTAATTTAATAGAAAATAACGTGTTTGGTAGACCAAAATATCAATATAGATATGATTGTCAACCATTAGAATTTATTGAGGAACTATACCCTGATTTTGAAAATGTAATTGAGGAAGATTTAGAAAATATTTTAGGTGAAGAAAATAATTTTAGAGGTTTAATAAACCTTACAGGTGTTACTTACTATCCTGTAATTGAAATTGATGGAACAGTTTATGGTGGGGCCGACTACACGGGTCTAACATCCTCTATGTATGTGATTGTTAGTGGAACAAGTAACACTTCAAACAGTGCAAAATTATTTGATGCACAACCATTTACAGGATGTACAAGTGGGGTCACCAGTGGTGATACGGTAAATCTTTCCTTAATATGTGATTATAAAGATTATCTTGAACCTGATGTTACTAAAATTAAAGAACTATGGTTATCGGCGTTATCTGTATTGATTGATGACGTAACTATTACAAGAAATAGTGCAGGGTATGAACCCTATTCTGCTTTCACGGGAACCACAGGCCAAACATATTTTTCAGAAACAATACCATTAATAAAATACACAACATACACTGATGAAAATGGTGTTGAAAAAGTTAAGTTTTCATCCGTAAAATTAGGTCCAAACGAATGTTCAGTGGTCGACTATTTTGATTATCGATTTGATGCCGATTACAAAATCACAAAAAATACAAATGGAATCAGTGTTAAAGTTTATACTGATAATACCGTTTATTGCGACTCAAACAGTGGATGTACATTAGTGAGTGATGTGTTTTTTGAAGTAATTGGATACAAAACAGGTATCCAACAAGGTTCAACATGGCCATTTAACATTTATGCTAATTGTGTAAGTGGAACAAATGAAAATGCGGATGTTTACATTCAAAAAGTTAGTGATTGTGTATATAAATTAACTGGTTTTTCAGAAAATGATGTAATAGATTTTAATATTGTAGATGCAGCAAATAAAGAAGTAAAATTCAAAATTGAAGGTCTACAACCCAAAATTGAACATGACCCATGTCCAACACCATCAGGAAAAAGTCACGTAGAATTATTTAGTATTGTTGGTTACCAAGGAACAATATCATCCCCAATTTCAGTTGTTTCAGGTGCAACATATTGTGACAATTACACAGGTTACACAATACAACCAAAAGTTGAATACAAATCAAACTTTAACTATGGTTTAAAATGTGACTCTATAGTTTTAGTAGTTGATAGCGGATTAACCATTGACAACCAAACTACAGATGACAATATTGAAAGTTATATTAGTGGTGGTACGATAAGTGGTAAAAGTGTTTGTGATTTAAATGTTGGGGAATATGTTTTATCTGCATCTTACAAACAATGTACAGAATATAGTCACCAACAAATTGTGAATGGACCTGTATCAGGGTATTCATTTACGTACAACTATCAAAAACTTGAAATTACAGACATTGAATGTTTAGCATCAATCAAGAAAAGTATCATTACAGGATTAACCCAAAATAATACTTATGAAGTTTTTGAAGTTTTACCAACAACACAACTAAGAGTTTATACAAATAGAATCATTGAAAATTTTGGAACACCTACAAATAGTGTTTACTTTTTTGACGATAGGTTCCCAGAGGAATTACAAAAAAAACCAACAGATTTTATTGAACCTTGTTGTGACCATCCGAAAGAATTATATAACCATGGGGATTATTTAATAAACAAATATGGTAAAACCATAGAAGTAATTGATGTCGACTTAAATTATTGCGATACAGGATTATACTTCAATCTAAATTTTGAATTAGACAATACACCACTAACTGATGAATTTGTTGTTGTTTTCAATGGAAATAACAGCGACCAAATTCTGATGAAACACAAATACGATAAACATCCAAATATTGGATTCAACCTCGGTCAATATTATATCGATGCCAACCATTGTCCTACAGAACCAACTAATGAGGAATTAAGTAGTTCCATTTTTGATTGTCCATGATAAAAACTGTAAAAATAGACGTTGACAATACCCGAATAAATGAGTATATTTTTATAATAAAAATAGATATAGATAAGACTGTAGATTTAAATGGCATTAATAAAAATAAACACAGGTAATTTTGATGGTGAAATTGGTGTTATCACATTTTATCCTTGTACTGGCGGTACCTTGAATTTAGGTACTGTCGTGATGCCATATTATTACGACACAAACTACTACTTAGGTACTTACTCAGTTTATTTTCCGTCACTTGATAAAACTTGTGTGGCTGAGATTCCTTGCCCTACACCTTCACCTACACCTTCACCAACACTTACACCATCATTAACACCAACACCAACAACCTTTACTTCAAATACCCCAACCCCAACAGTTACCAAAACCCCTACTGTTACACCTACGGTTACAAAAACACCTACTGTTACCCCAACCAATACTATCACTCCAACAAATACTCCTACGAATACCGTAACTCCGACTAATACTCCAACAAACGAGCCTACAGTTACCCCAACTGAAACTCCTACAGTTACTCCAACTAACACAGTAACTCCAACCAATACCCCAACAAATACCCCAACGGTTACCCCAACTGAAACTCCTACAGTTACCCCAACTAACACAGTAACTCCAACCGAATCACCAGCCAACACACCTACTGTAACTCCTACGAATACAGTTACACCAACCGAGACACCAACTGTTACTCCGACCGAAACTCCAACTGTAACCCCAACAAATACGGTAACCCCAACCAATACACCAACTGAAACACCTACCAACACCCCAACAAATACAGTTACCCCTACCGAAACTCCAACTGTAACTCCAACAAATACGGTAACCCCTACCGAAACACCTACCAATACACCAACTCATACAGTAACCCCTACCGAAACACCAACCAATACCCCAACTAATACACCGACTGAAACACCCACTAACACCCCAACAAATACTGTTACCCCAACTAATACACCAACCGAAACACCAACCGAAACACCAACCAATACCCCAACCAACACCGTAACTCCAACTGTTACCCCAACTGTTACCCCAACTGTAACTCCAACCAATACTGTTACCCCAACTAATACACCAACCGAAACACCAACCGAAACACCAACCAATACTCCAACCAACACCGTAACCCTAACCGTTACCCCTACCGAAACACCAACCAACACCCCAACTAATACTCCGACTAACACAGTAACACCAACACTGAGTCCAACCGTTACCCCTACCGAAACACCTACCAATACCCCAACCAACACCATAACACCAACTAACACTCCGACTAATACCTCAACTGTAACTCCAACCAATACTGTAACTCCAACCAATACACCCACTGTAACACAAACTGAAACACCTACCCTAACACCAACAAATACTGCAACCGTTACACCAACTCAAACCCCAACCAATACTCCTACCAATACTGTTACACCAACGGTTACCCCAACTAACACTCCAACTGTAACTCCAACAAATACGGTAGCTCCAACTAATACACCTACAAATACACCAACCGAAACACCAACAAATACCCCCACCAACACACCAACAAATACTCCCACAGAAACACCAACACTTACACCAACCAACACCGTAACCCCTACCAATACAGTCACACCAACCAATACTGTTACAGTGACTCCAACAGAAACTGTGACACCAACTAATACACCTACAAACACCCCAACTAATACACCAACAAATACGGTTACACCTACGAATACTCCAACCAACACAGTAACTCCAACAAATACTCCAACTAACACTCCAACATTAAGTCCTACCAATACCGTAACTCCTACCAACACCCCAACAAACACACCGACGAATACAGTAACTCCAACTCAGACACCTACAAATACTCCTACAAATACCGTTACACCAACCAATACCCCAACCAATACCCCAACCAACACCGTAACTCCAACAAACACTCCTACCAACACTCCTACAAACACTCCCACAAATACCGTAACTCCAACCAACACCGTAACTCCGACTAATACACCTACAAACACACCAACGAATACTGTGACTCCTACATTGAGTCCTACGGTAACACCAACTAACACCGTAACACCAACCAATACTCCAACCAATACACCTACCAATACTGTGACTCCTACATTGAGTCCTACGGTAACACCAACTAACACCGTAACACCAACCAATACTCCAACTAACACGCCGACCAACACTCCTACTAACACTGTAACACCAACATTGAGTCCAACAGTGACTCCAACCAATACAGTTACCCCCACAAACACCCCGACAAATACTGTAACTCCAACCAATACTGTAACTCCAACAAATACACCAAGTGTAACTGTGACGGTTTCACCAACACCAGCACCTTCTTGTGACATTGATTATACAATGTTACCCTCACCAACTCCAACGAGCACCCCAACACCCACCAATACTCCAACGGTAACACCAACCAACACTGTAACACCATCCGTTACATTAACCAATACTCCCACAAACACACCAACCAATACAGTAACTCCTACTAACACCCCAACTAATACACCAACAAAAACTGTTACACCAACTTTAACTCCAACAAATACTCCAACTAATACTGTAACACCAACCAATACACCAACAAACACTCCTACCAATACAGTTACTCCTACATTGAGTCCAACAGTTACTCCTACCAATACTGTTACCCCAACCAATACTCCTACCAATACCCCAACCAATACAGTTACACCTACATTGACTCCAACAGCGACCCCAACCAACACCGTAACCCCTACAAATACCCCAACATTAAGCCCCACCAATACTCCAACCAACACCGTAACCCCTACAAATACTGTAACACCAACGAATACCCCAACCAACACTCCGACAAACACCCCAACAAACACTGTAACACCAACCAACACTCCAACAAACACTGTAACACCGACCAATACTCCAACAAATACCCCTACTAATACTGCTACTCCTACAAATACACCAACTAATACTCCTACCAATACGGTAACCCCTACAAATACACCAACTAACACTCCTACCAATACGGTATCCCCAACACTGACACCTACTAACACCCCTACGAACACCGTAACACCAACAAACACACCAACTAACACACCAACTAATACTGTAACACCAACTAACACTCCTACCAACACCCCAACCAACACAGTTACTCCTACCAATACGCCAACTAATACTCCTACCAATACGGTAACGCCAACATTGAGTCCAACAGTGACTCCAACCAATACCGTTACACCAACTCAAACCCCTACAAATACCCCAACTAACACCGTAACACCAACCAATACACCTACGAATACCCCCACTAATACTCCAACAAATACCGTAACCCCAACAAACACGCCTACGAATACACCAACAGTAACCCCTACCAATACCGTAACCCCAACAAATACACCGACGGTAACTCCGACCAATACAGTCACACCAACTAATACACCAACCAACACTCCTACCAATACGGCTACCAATACAGTTACTCCTACCAATACACCCACAAATACACCAACAAATACGGTTACACCAACTAACACTCCTACTAATACTCCAACAAATACCGTAACACCGACACTGACACCTACAAATACCCCGACAAACACTCCAACCAATACAGTTACTCCAACCAATACTGTAACTCCTACCAACACCCCTACCAACACCCCAACAAATACTCCAACAAATACAGTCACCCCAACTAATACTCCAACCAATACTGTCACCCCTACCAATACTCCTACAAACACCCCCACCAATACTGTCACCCCTACCAATACTCCTACCAATACTCCTACAAATACAGTAACTCCAACTAACACCCCAACAAATACTCCAACAAATACAGTCACCCCAACCAATACTCCTACCAATACGCCCACCAATACTGTCACCCCTACCAATACTCCTACCAATACTTCTACAAATACAGTAACTCCAACTAATACTCCTACCAATACGCCTACTAATACTGTAACTCCAACCAACACCCCAACTGTAACTCCTACCAATACTGTTACACCAACAAACACTCCTACTAACACACCAACCAATACTGTTACACCAACAAACACTCCTACTAACACACCAACCAATACGGTAACTCCTACCAACACCCCAACTAACACACCAACCAATACGGTAACTCCTACCAACACCCCAACTAACACCCCAACAAATACTGTTACACCAACAAATACTCCCACCAATACCCCAACAAACACGGTGACTCCAACAAACACTCCTACTAACACCCCAACAAATACAGTAACACCAACATTGAGTCCTACAGTAACTCCTACGAACACAGTAACTCCTACAAATACTCCCACAAACACTCCGACCAACACCGTTACACCAACAAATACCCCAACCAATACCCCGACAAATACAGTAACCCCAACTAACACACCTACCAACACTCCAACTAATACAGTAACTCCCACATTAAGTCCAACTGTGACTCCTACTAATACTGTGACTCCTACAAACACTCCTACCAACACACCAACAAATACAGTTACACCTACATTGAGTCCAACAGTGACTCCAACCAGCACCGTAACCCCAACTAATACGCCAACATTAAGTCCTACCAATACTCCAACCAACACTGTTACTCCTACAAATACCGTTACACCAACCAATACACCTACCAATACCCCAACAAACACCGTAACCCCAACACTAACCCCAACTAACACTCCAACCAATACTCCTACAAATACGGTATCTCCAACCAACACCGTAACCCCAACAAATACACCAACTAACACTCCAACCAATACTCCCACCAACACTGTTACTCCAACCAACACCCCGACCAACACTCCGACTAATACAGTAACTCCTACCAATACCCCAACAAATACCCCAACAAATACAGTTACACCTACATTGAGTCCAACGGTGACTCCTACTAATACTGTAACTCCTACCAACACTCCGACCAACACACCAACCAATACTGTTACACCTACATTGAGTCCAACGGTGACTCCTACTAATACTGTTACACCCACTAACACGCCAACTAACACTCCTACTAACACTGTAACACCAACTCAGACTCCCACGAACACGCCTACAAATACAGTAACACCTACTAACACACCTACTAATACACCAACAAATACGGTAACACCAACCAACACCCCTACGAACACGCCGACTAACACCCCAACCAATACAGTCACACCAACTAATACCGTAACTCCAACAAATACGCCAACCAATACTCCTACCAATACGCCAACCAATACCGTAACACCAACTCAGACACCGACAAATACCCCAACAAAAACTGTTACACCAACATTGAGTCCGACTGTGACACCAACAAATACTGTTACTCCAACCAATACCCCCACCAATACTCCAACTAACACAGTAACCCCAACCAATACTCCAACTGTAACACCTACGAATACTGTTACACCTACAAATACACCGACGAATACACCAACCAATACGGTAACTCCAACCAACACCCCAACCAATACCCCAACTAGTACTGTTACACCAACATTAAGCCCGACACTAACACCAACCAATACAGTAACTCCAACATTGAGTCCGACTGTAACTCCAACAAGAACGGTTACACCTACTTTAACACCAACCAATACACCGACAAATACGGTAACCCCTACAAATACTCCCACCAACACCCCAACAAACACTCCAACCAATACAGTCACCCCAACAAACACCGTAACACCAACCAACACCCCCACAAACACTCCAACCAATACTCCAACAAACACCGTAACACCAACCAACACACCAACCAAGACTGTAACTCCAACCAATACCCCAACCAATACTCCAACTAATACAGTAACCCCAACTAATACACCAACCAATACTCCAACGAACACCGTAACTCCAACCAACACCCCAACCAACACTGTAACTCCAACAAATACACCTACAGTTACCCCGACTAACACAGTAACACCTACACTGAGTCCGACTGTAACCCCTACGAATACAGTTACACCAACTCAGACACCTACAAATACTCCAACTAACACCGTAACTCCTACCAACACACCAACTAACACACCAACTAACACTGTTACACCCACAAATACACCAACCAATACAGTTACTCCTACCAATACACCTACTAACACTCCAACTAACACAGTAACCCCTACCAATACCCCTACGAACACTCCTACTAATACAGTAACTCCTACAAACACCGTAACACCAACCAACACACCAACCAATACTCCAACCAACACTGTCACCCCTACATTGAGTCCTACGGTAACTCCTACGAACACAGTTACCCCTACTAACACACCGACTAAGACCGTGACTCCCACATTGAGTCCGACTGTGACTCCTACAAATACTGTTACACCAACTCAAACCCCTACGAATACACCAACTAATACAGTTACACCAACTAATACACCTACAAACACCCCAACAAATACAGTTACACCTACAAATACCCCAACTAACACTCCAACCAATACAGTAACCCCTACACTGAGTCCAACCGTAACACCAACTAATACTGTCACACCCACGAATACACCAACCAATACCCCTACGAATACTGTAACCCCTACCAACACCCCTACTAATACTCCTACAAATACGGTTACACCAACTAACACTCCAACAAGAACGGTTACACCTACTTTAACACCAACCAATACACCGACAAATACGGTAACCCCTACAAATACTCCCACCAATACCCCAACAAACACGGTGACTCCTACATTAACACCAACTGTAACTCCTACAAATACCGTAACACCAACCAATACTCCTACAAATACTCCTACTAACACAGTAACACCTACCAATACCCCTACAAACACACCAACAAACACTGTAACTCCAACTAACACCCCTACTAATACTCCGACGAATACGGTAACTCCAACCAATACCCCAACAAACACACCTACCAACACCGTAACACCTACAAATACTCCTACTAAAACTGTGACTCCCACATTGAGTCCAACAGTTACACCTACCAACACCGTAACACCTACAAATACTCCCACAAATACCCCTACTAACACAGTAACACCAACAAATACACCAACCAACACTCCAACTAATACCGTTACCCCAACTAACACACCTACAAATACACCAACAAATACTGTGACTCCTACATTGAGTCCAACAGTTACACCTACCAACACCGTAACACCTACAAATACCCCTACCAACACCCCAACAAATACAGTAACACCTACATTGAGTCCGACTGTGACTCCAACTAACACCGTTACGCCAACTAACACACCTACCAACACTCCAACTAACACCGTAACCCCTACCAGCACCCCCACAAGAACCGTTACACCTACATTAACTCCAACCAATACCCCTACTAATACCGTAACCCCAACAAATACCCCAACCAATACCCCTACTAATACCGTAACCCCAACAAATACCCCAACAAACACTCCAACTAATACCGTAACCCCAACAAATACCCCAACAAACACTCCAACTAATACCGTAACCCCTACCAACACCCCCACAAGAACCGTTACACCTACATTAACTCCAACCAACACACCAACTAATACTGTAACCCCAACCAACACTCCTACAAACACTCCAACGAATACAGTTACACCAACCAATACACCAACTAACACCCCAACCAACACTGTAACTCCAACATTGAGCCCTACAGTGACTCCCACTAATACAGTTACACCAACTAACACACCAACCAATACCCCAACCAACACCGTAACTCCAACAAACACCCCTACTAAAACTGTAACTCCCACATTGAGCCCTACGGTAACCCCAACAAACACTGTTACTCCAACCAACACCCCAACTAATACTCCAACTAATACTGTTACTCCAACCAACACCCCAACCAACACCCCAACTAATACTGTTACACCGACCAACACACCAACGAATACTATAACTCCTACTAATACTCCTACCAAAACTGTTACACCAACTCTAACCCCAACGAATACACCGACCAATACTCCTACAAACACAGTAACCCCAACCAATACCGTAACACCAACTAACACTCCAACCAACACTGTAACTCCAACTAATACACCAACCAACACCCCAACTAATACTCCGACAAACACTGTTACGCCAACCAATACACCAACAAAAACTGTCACACCAACTTTAACCCCAACCAACACCGTAACACCAACCAATACCCCGACTAATACACCTACAAATACTGTTACTCCAACTAATACACCTACAAACACTCCAACCAACACCGTAACCCCAACCAATACACCAACTAATACGGTGACTCCCACATTGAGTCCTACGGTAACTCCTACAAATACTGTAACCCCTACTAATACTCCTACCAAAACTGTTACACCAACTCTAACCCCAACGAATACTCCTACCAATACTGTAACCCCTACCAATACTCCTACCAATACTGTAACCCCTACCAATACTCCTACCAATACTCCAACAAATACTGTTACCCCAACTCAGACACCTACTAACACTCCAACGAATACAGTCACACCAACCAACACACCAACTAATACTGTAACTCCTACATTGAGTCCTACGGTAACTCCGACCAATACGGTAACCCCAACAAACACACCAACTAACACACCAACTAATACTGTAACGCCAACTAATACACCAACAAAAACTGTTACACCAACTTTAACTCCAACCAATACCCCAACTAATACTGTAACACCTACCAATACACCAACAAACACTGTTACGCCAACTTTAACTCCAACCAATACCCCGACCAATACCCCAACAAATACCGTTACTCCAACCAACACAGTTACCCCGACCAATACCCCAACTAAGACAGTCACCCCAACTCAGACTCCCACCAATACTCCAACCAATACCCCCACAAACACTGTAACTCCAACAAACACTGTTACGCCAACAAATACTCCAACTAATACGGTAACACCGACTAACACTGTAACGCCGACCAATACCGTAACCCCCACTAACACTGTAACTCCAACGAATACAGTTACACCGACCAATACTCCAACAAGAACTGTTACGCCTACCTTAACCCCTACAAATACTCCAACAAATACGGTAACTCCGACCAACACACCAACTAACACACCAACTAACACAGTTACCCCGACTAACACCCCAACCAATACGGTAACCCCTACTAACACACCTACTAATACACCAACCAAGACTGTTACTCCTACATTAACTCCTACCGTTACTCCAACGAATACAGTTACACCGACCAATACCCCGACTAATACTAATACCCCTACTAATACACCTACAAACACTCCTACTAACACAGTAACCCCAACCAATACACCAACAAAAACTGTCACACCAACTTTAACCCCAACAAATACACCGACCAACACACCAACTAATACAGTGACTCCAACCAATACTGTTACCCCAACAAACACTCCAACCAAGACTGTTACTCCTACATTAACACCAACCAACACTCCGACCAATACGGTAACCCCTACAAATACCCCAACTAACACCCCAACAAACACTGTTACGCCAACTAATACACCAACCAAGACTGTTACTCCTACATTAACTCCAACCAATACCCCTACTAATACCGTAACCCCAACAAATACCCCAACAAACACTCCAACCAATACTGTAACACCAACGAATACTGTTACCCCAACATTGAGTCCTACTAATACCCCAACTAATACTGTAACACCCACCAACACACCCACCAACACACCAACAAATACTGTTACACCAACCAATACACCAACAAAAACCGTAACACCTACATTAACACCAACAAACACTCCTACAAACACCCCAACAAATACCGTTACTCCAACCAACACCGTAACCCCAACTAACACACCAACTAATACGGTGACTCCCACCAATACCGTTACACCTACAAACACTGTTACACCTACTAATACTGTTACACCTACTAATACTGTAACACCAACTAATACACCAACCAAGACTGTAACACCTACATTAACTCCAACCAATACTCCAACAAACACCGTAACACCAACTCAGACACCGACTAATACTCCTACAAATACCGTAACTCCTACCAATACACCAACAAAAACTGTCACACCAACTTTAACTCCAACAAATACCCCAACCAATACTGTTACACCAACTCAAACCCCTACGAATACACCAACTAATACAGTTACACCAACTAACACAGTCACCCCGACCAACACACCTACCAATACCCCAACCAATACTGTTACACCTACCTTAACTCCTACAAATACTCCTACAAATACAGTAACCCCAACCAATACACCAACAAAAACCGTAACACCTACATTAACACCAACAAACACTCCTACAAACACTCCCACGAATTCCGTTACTCCTACTAATACTGTTACCCCCACTAACACCCCAACTAACACAGTAACGCCGACTAATACTGTTACTCCAACCAATACCGTAACTCCTACAAATACGGTAACCCCAACCAATACTGTAACGCCAACTAATACCCCAACCAAGACAGTTACACCAACTCAGACACCTACTAATACACCAACCAACACTGTAACACCAACTAACACACCTACCAACACTCCAACTAACACCGTAACTCCTACTAATACACCAACAAAAACTGTTACACCAACTCTAACACCAACAAATACCCCTACGAACACTGTAACTCCAACCAATACACCAACAAAAACTGTTACACCAACTTTAACTCCGACCAACACGGTAACCCCAACCAATACTCCTACTAATACTCCTACTAATACAGTAACCCCCACCAATACTCCGACCAATACGGTGACTCCCACATTGAGTCCTACAGTTACCCCTACGAACACCGTTACACCAACAAATACCCCAACCAAGACTGTAACTCCTACATTAACTCCTACAAATACCCCTACTAATACTGTAACCCCTACCAATACTCCAACTAATACACCTACTAAAACTGTCACCCCTACAGTTACTCCTACTAATACAGTTACCCCAACCAACACTCCCACAAACACTCCTACAAACACTGTAACCCCTACATTGAGTCCTACAGTTACCCCTACGAACACCGTTACACCAACAAATACCCCAACCAATACTCCGACAAATACAGTTACACCGACCAATACGCCCACAAATACTCCTACTAATACTGTTACACCCACTAACACCCCAACAAATACTCCAACAAATACAGTTACACCGACCAATACACCCACAAATACACCAACAAATACAGTTACACCGACCAACACACCAACAAAAACTGTAACACCAACTTTAACTCCAACCAATACACCCACAAATACACCAACAAATACGGTTACACCAACAAATACAGTAACCCCAACTAATACACCGACTAAGACAGTCACCCCAACCAATACCCCAACAAATACTCCAACCAACACACCAACTAACACGGTTACCCCAACCAATACTGTTACACCAACAAACACACCCACTAATACACCAACCAAGACTGTAACTCCTACATTGAGTCCTACAGTTACTCCTACTAATACAGTAACACCCACCAACACACCAACTAACACGGTTACCCCAACCAATACACCAACCAAGACTGTTACACCTACATTAACACCTACTAATACTCCGACCAATACTGTAACCCCTACATTGAGTCCTACAGTTACCCCTACGAACACCGTTACACCAACAAATACTCCTACAAACACCCCAACCAAGACTGTTACACCTACATTAACACCTACTAATACTGTTACACCTACATTAACACCAACCAATACTCCAACGAACACTCCTACCAATACTCCTACAAACACGGTAACACCAACAAACACTGTTACACCAACAAATACTCCTACAAACACTCCGACCAAGACTGTTACACCTACATTAACACCTACTAATACTCCTACGAATACTGTTACCCCAACAAATACTCCAACAAGAACTGTTACTCCTACATTAACACCGACCAATACTCCTACGAATACTGTTACCCCAACAAATACTCCAACAAATACACCTACTAATACAGTTACACCAACTAACACACCTACTAATACAGTTACACCAACCAACACCCCAACCAAGACTGTTACACCTACCTTAACTCCTACAAACACCCCAACCAATACTCCAACAAACACTGTTACGCCTACTAATACCCCGACTAATACGGTAACTCCTACAAATACCCCAACCAATACCCCAACAAATACCGTTACTCCAACTAATACACCAACAAAAACTGTTACACCAACTCTAACCCCAACAAATACTCCAACCAACACACCAACTAATACGGTTACCCCAACAAATACTGTTACCCCCACAAATACTCCAACCAAGACTGTCACCCCTACCAATACTCCTACAAACACCCCAACCAATACGGTAACTCCTACAAATACCCCAACCAATACTCCAACAAACACTGTTACGCCTACTAATACTCCGACTAATACAGTTACACCAACTCAGACACCTACTAATACACCAACAAAGACAGTTACACCAACTTTAACACCGACCAATACAGTTACACCTACATTGAGTCCTACAAATACTCCTACCAATACAGTAACACCAACAAATACACCAACTAACACCCCAACAAATACCGTTACACCAACGAATACACCAACTAACACTCCGACTAACACTGTAAAACAAGAACACCAGCAGCTACTGTTAGTCCAACAAATACTCCAACAAATACTCCTACGAATACTGTTACACCAACCAATACACCTACCAATACACCTACTAATACTGTTACACCTACTAACACTCCAACCAAAACTGTAACACCAACCAATACTCCTACTAATACTGTTACACCCACAAACACCCCAACAAACACTCCAACAAATACAGTCACACCAACTAATACACCTACAAATACACCTACTAACACAGTCACACCCACCAACACACCGACCAATACAGTGACTCCAACAAGAACTCCGGCCGCCACTGTTAGTCCTACCCTTACACCCACAAACACCCCAACCAATACCGTTACACCAACCAATACACCAACAAGAACCGTCACACCAACTTTTACACCTACTAACACTCCAACGAATACAGTCACACCAACAAATACTCCAACCAATACGCCGACTAATACTGTTACACCAACCAATACCCCAACCAATACTGTTACTCCAACAAGAACTCCGGCAGCCACTGTTAGTCCTACCCTTACACCAACCAATACCCCAACCAATACTCCAACAAATACAGTAACACCAACCAACACTGTCACACCGACCAATACTCCTACTAATACACCAACAAAAACTGTTACACCAACTTTTACACCAACCAATACTCCAACCAATACTGTAACACCAACCAATACTCCTACAAACACCCCAACAAACACCGTTACTCCTACCAATACTCCTACCAATACTGTAACTCCTACGAGAACACCAGCGGCTACTGTTAGTCCAACATTAACACCGACTAACACACCAACAAACACACCTACTAATACTGTTACTCCAACAAATACAGTTACACCGACCAACACCCCTACTAACACCCCAACCAACACTGTTACTCCAACCAACACCCCAACTAATACTCCAACAAATACGGTAACTCCAACCAATACCCCTACTAATACCGTAACCCCGACAAGAACACCAGCTGCCACTGTTAGTCCAACCTTAACTCCAACTAATACTCCAACCAACACTCCAACTAATACAGTCACCCCTACGAATACAGTTACACCTACCAATACACCAACAAGAACAGTTACACCAACTTTAACTCCAACTAATACACCAACCAACACTGTAACACCAACTAACACCCCAACTAATACTCCAACAAATACGGTAACTCCAACAAATACCCCAACAAATACTGTTACACCAACAAGAACACCAGCGGCTACTGTTAGTCCAACATTAACACCAACAAATACACCTACCAATACCCCAACGAACACAGTAACCCCCACAAATACTGTTACCCCAACCAATACCCCAACAAGAACTCCAGCAGCCACTGTTAGTCCTACGGTAACTCCAACAAATACCCCAACAAATACTGTTACACCAACAAGAACACCGGCTGCCACAGTTAGTCCAACCGTAACACCAACTAACACTCCAACAAATACTGTTACACCAACATTGACACCAACCAAAACAGTAACCCCAACGGCTAGTCCTCAGTATGTTGCTGCTAGATTTGAATCATGTTGTCCTGGTGACACCAATGTTTATTATGGTCAAGTACCATTAGGTACATTGTTAGGTACGGTATTTTATTTACAAGACATTCAGTTATGTGCAACGTATGTGCAACAGGTAGGACCTGGAGGTACGATTTACACTACTGTTCAGACAAGTTGTGCACAATGTTTAGGAGAAACTCTAAATTTTTGTCCATCACCAACCCCGACACCAACACCAACCAGAACTGTTACACCTACGAATACGGTAACCCCTACCAATACACCAACAAGAACAGTTACACCAACTCTCACACCAACCAATACCCCAACAAATACTGTTACTCCAACAAGAACTCCAGCCGCCACTGTTAGCCCTACGGTAACCCCTACCAATACACCAACAAGAACAGTTACACCAACTTTAACCCCGACTAACACCCCAACCAATAGTGTTACTCCTACGAGAACACCATCCGTAACCCCTACCAATACACCAACAAAAACAGTTACACCAACTTTAACTCCTACATTAACACCAACAAGCACAGTAACACCATCACCATCCTTACAGGTTGGTTATGTTTATTTATTACCATGTTGTGATGGTGGTATTTTAGGTAATACTATTTCTTATTTAAGTATAACAACTAATTTGACCTATGTTCAAAGCGGTATTTCACAAGGTCAAACTATTGTTATAAATGGATGTTGTTATTTTGTTGAAGGTTATAGTCAAACCTACTCACCACCAAACTTTAGTGGGGTTGACGGGTATTATCCACCATCATCATTTAGTGTTGATACATGTGAAACATGTATTGGAGCTAACCCATGCGCCACTTGGATTTTCGATTTACAAAGATGTGGATGTTGTGGTACAACAGGACAATATACAATTCAATTTGGTTGTCAAAATGGATTTAACCCAAATCTTTTAGTAAACCGTTATATATCAATTAATGGTTGTTGTTATTTTGTTACAAACTCAGTCGGACCAGGAGTACCTGGTTCCGCAATCACTGCGTATGGTACATACAATACATGTACTGAATGTGAAACTTATCACCCTTGTCCTTCACCAACCCCAACAGTTACACCAACAGTTACACCAACTTTAACCCCAACAAAAACACCGACAAATACACCAACAAGGACAGTTACTCCAACTTTAACACCAACCAATACTCCTACAAATACACCAACCAAGACTGTAACTCCAACCTTTACCCCTACAAATACACCAACCAAGACTGTAACTCCAACCTTTACCCCTACAAATACTCCAACCAAGACTGTAACTCCAACCTTTACCCCTACAAATACTCCAACAAGGACAGTTACTCCAACTTTAACACCAACCAATACTCCTACAAATACACCAACCAAGACTGTAACTCCAACAAACACTCCAACAAACACTCCAACACCATCTCCGGTTTCAAATCCGTCATCAACCCCAACCCCAACTCCAACTCCGACCCCAACCCCAACTCCACCATGTGTTTGTGAGTCATATATTATTACAGGATTAGGACCTGGTAATATAGTTAACTATACCACTTGTTGCGGTGGAGGAACACCCACAGAAATACTTGACCCAAATGTGTACCCAGCAAGTGGTACAATTGAGATATGTTCATGTAGTATTCCAAGTGTATTAGGTCCTTATGGTGGGGAGATAACGTATGATGGTGCTTGTGGTGATTGTTTGTGTACAGACTTTTTTGTTGATATTAATGATTTAACAGCCTCAGATGATAATCAAGTATACTTTGCATACCAATGTTGTGATGGTACATTCACAACACAAGGTTATAACGCCCCTGGTAATTATAGCGTTTGTCTTATGAGAGTGACAAATGTGTTTATATTGTTTAGAGGAAACTTCGTACCACCAATATATACTTCGCAATATACATACGGTACTGGTTGTGGTGATTATTGTAACACATTTTGTGGAGAAGCATGTTAATGATAAAATAATGATTTAAGTATTTATAGAAAGAATAGTAATAAATGCCAGCACAAATAATAACATTTCAAAATTGTTTAGACCCAGCGTCATACTATGATTTTGTCGTCGATGACAGTTTAGTATTATCGGGTGACACGATTTTTGCTGATTACCAATGTTGGTCTTCAACAGGAAATGTCGGAGGTGGACCGTCAGGTACGGTTATTTTTAGTGGTTATACAACCTGTGAACAATGTAACGACGATTTTAATGGGTGGCAATTTGAACATTGCCAAATACCAGGGGCATTTGTTTACTTTGGTTTAAAAAATTCAGAAGTTAATCAGTATTTCCAAAGTACAGGTGCAACAATTTCTTATGATGGTACATGTTACAACTATACAGGAGTTTATGAACAAGGCACTGGTAGCACCACTTACAATTATACTGTTGCACAATTAATTTCTGAAAATGCTCTTTTTACAAATTGTATTGACTGTTTAACACCACCAAGTCCAACTCCTACCCCTACTCCAACACCCACACCAACTTTATGTTACTCAGGTATAACCGATTCACCAAATTGGTATTATACGGACTGTTGTGGTGTATATCATAGTGGTTCATTTTCACCAACATATGTTTGTTACGACCCGAGTTACCCATATGCAGGGATATCTTTCAATGGTTTCTGTACTGTAGTTTGTCCGAGTGTGACCCCAACTCCAACACCCACATTAACACAAACTCCTTCCGAAACTCCTTCCGAAACCCCAACCCCAACAAATACTGTAACTCCAACAAAAACTCCAAGTCTAACTCCGACACCTTCGGTTACACCAACAAATACACCCACAAATACACCGTCAAGTACGTTAGGTTCGACACCTTCGGTTACACCAACAAATACACCCACAAATACCCCTTCATTAACACCTTCGGTAACTGTTAGTGTAACACCCACAGTAACCCCATCACCTTCACTAGTACCTACAGGATGTACTCAATATACATTCTCATTACACCCAATTTATTTTTTAACGCAAGCCGGACCTTATAATATTTCGGGAACAACAACAGGAGGAACTATAGTATTAATTGCAACTGGTGTGACAACATCTCAATTATTATCTGGGTATACCGCACTTGTGTGTTATTCAATAACAACATTTACAGTTCAAAGTACTGGTACGTGTACTAATTCTGTGAATTTTACATTACCTGTACCTATTGTATCTCCAACCCCGACCCCAACAAAAACCCCAACACCAAGTCCATCCGGTAATCCAGTTGCGACCCCAAGTGTAACACCTACTAATACCGTAACCCCGACCCTGACCCCAACACCATCAGGTGGTTGTAGTGATTCAGTTAGAAATACTCTTGCCGCAACGAATTCATATTCTGCCGTTGGTAGACAAGGTATGGTTTATTCATCATCAAATAACAAAGCATACGTTCTAAACGCATCAAGTGTTGTACAATCTTTTGTCCCAAATTCAACAAGTTTAACAAATGAATTTACATGGTCAGGAAGTAGTTTATTATTAGGATATAACTCAACTAACAACAAATTATACAGTTGGGAATCATCATTTCCTGTTAAAATGTTAATAAGAAATTTAAACACAAACACAACATCGTCAATATCAATTTCGGGAATAACATCAGGTTTAGGAAAAATTGAATATAATTCTGTTTTAAATAAAATTTATGCATTTAGTCAAACAGGTGGAAATTTTTCAGTTTCACAAATTAGTGTCATAGATGGTTCAACAGATACTTTTACAAACCAAATTACAGGTATAACTTTATCAAACCCTGAAGCGACTGTTTACAATCCTAATAATAATAAATTATATTTCGCTCAGAGTGGTAGAATATATTCTTGTTCTGGTAATACTATTTCGTTAGATGGTACATCACTACCAATCACCTCAGCAAGTTTAATTGCTTTGGATGTGACGAACAATATTATTTATTTAGTTAGTGCGTCTACGGTATACAAAATAGATGTTGCAACAAACACCACACTTACTTTAAATTCAATATCGGGAGCAACTTGGATTTTTGGCTCAACAAGGTCTATGATATATAATCCTGATAACGGTAAATTATATATTAGCAGATATTCAACATTGTCAGATGGATTCTTAGGTGTTCTAGACCCGACAACAGGTATATTTAGTGAAATTATTGGTGACGGTATTTCTAAACCTTTGTATGTACCGACAAATACAATATATGGTATAAATGATAATGCTCTATACGAAATTTGTGGTTCATCCTTGGTAGCGGTTTCCCCAACCCCAACCCCTACTTTAACTAAAACCCCAACCCCAACTAAAACTCCATCAGTTACACCAACACCTAGTCCGACATATCAAGAATGGAATATGGTTGGATGTACAAATTACTGTAGTGGGGTTGTGTTGTGTTCAGGTTCGTATAGTGTAACATTATACACATTACCAAATGTGGTCAATATTTATGATTCAGGTGTTACCATCTACACGAATAATAACTTAACAACAACATTTGATGGGTTTTTTCAAATTGGAAGTGTAATTTATGAAGTAGTTTCTGGTTCGGTAACTACTCAGTATACAATTGGTGATGGATGTTAAAATAACTTTACTATAAAATAGGATTTTTTATATTTATCAAATATAGAAATCAATAATTAAAAAATGGGATTAAATGTTCGTTTATACAATATAATCAATGATGGTACGTACTCAATTAGATACAAGTCCGGTGATAGCCCGTATCCTGAAACGAACAATTCAACATTTACACTTTACGCAACAGGTTTAACTCTTACAGCTGTTACAATTACAAACTTAAGTTTTAATACTCAATATTGGGTTAAAATGACAGACGACACTACAGGTCGTTATATAATTAAAAATATTTACACTCACGATAGTAAAGCGTTTCCTTGTTATGATACACTATGTTTTAGTGTTGAGGTACAGTGTGACCCACCAATAAGTCCAACTCCAACACCTACAGTTACAAGAACCCCAACCCCAACACCTACAGTTACAAAAACACCAACAGTTACCGCTACACCATCTAAGACACCGAACGCTTCAATTACACCAACCCCTACTCCAACAAAAACTCCTGGTTTATCACCAACCCCAACAGTTACCAAGACTCCAACTCCTACTCCAACACAAAACACCCCTTCATCATATTGTTTATGGTACAGTATTGAAACGATAGATGAAAATATACAATATGAAGTTACTTGGACACTAAAAGATAATTTAGGTAGTGTAACAACCGCCACTTCAAATATCCCAATTACTTTTTATAAGGTTAATAGTTCAGGGGTGGTAATTGCGGTATACACATCACCACAATGGCAAATATTCATTGGTTCATCACAGGATAGTGGAAATATTACACTCAATCCAAGTGCTGGTGAATACTTAGTTGCACAAACCGGTTTAAGTGGAACCATAACAGACCCTAACTATTGTGGTATTGCATTTATAGATTGTGATTTAAATCCCGATTATTGTAATTAAACATTGAATTTATATTTATGAAATAATGCCGTCATTAGTAACATACTCAGTAACAATATCAAATTTTTCAGGACAAACACCTTGTAACGGGTACTATATCTACACAGGGTTAACACATAATATTGATGATGCAAATTATATCAATGGGGTTGAAGTTTTAATTCCAATATCAACGGGATATACGTTTAATATAAGTTTATTGGATAACATACCACAAATTTTTGTATTTGTGGAACACTGTGACGGACACATAAACCCTGTACCATCATCGGTACCAAAATTGCAAGGTGGTTATCAATTAGCATTAGTTGATTTAAGATGTAGTGATTGTTACTACCCATGTGCATTTAATGTTAATGTTGTTCAAATAACGTAATAAATGGCTTGTCAATTATATAACGTCACAATAAGTTCATTGGATACCGGTAATGCCACCGGTAACACTAACCCTGTTAATAATGGTAAGGTGTATGTTGCTTATTACAACTGTAATGGTGTACTTACAACAACAAGTTTTTCAAATGGTAGTTATACTATTTGTACCGACATACAAAATGGATTACCTAGTTTATATTATTTTAAAAACGATTCTCCATTAACCGCATCGAATAGTACTGCAAATGATAGTGGTTCACAATGTCAAGAAACCACTTTTTTTGAAAAATGTTGTGAACAAGGAGGCACTATTTATGAAGTACAAAGTGGATTAAATTATATAGTAGGTAGTGTATACACTGACAATACGGATTGTTATATTGCGGTTGCGTCGGGCCCTTCAACCGCAACAGTTGACGACACTGGGACGTGGGTTTCACAACCAAGTTGTACAGCTGGTGAGTGTCCATCATGTCCTTCACCAACCCCGACACCAACTCCAACAGAAACACCCACAGAAACCCCAACTCCAACAGAAACACCCACAGAAACCCCAACCCCAACACCTTCAGAAACACCCACAGAAACCCCAACCCCAACTCCAACACTTACTAAAACAGTTACACCCACACCAACTAACACTGTAACACCAACACTATCCCCCACCCCAACACCAACACCATCAATATGTACGGATTGTGTGTGTAAACAAATCATAAGTGAAGATGGAAATACAATTACATATTCATATACTGATTGTTATGGTTTGCTTCAAACTTCCGGAACCATCGCACCTTTTGCTACGGTTTATCAATGTGTATGTTTTGACAATCAAACAATTACATTCAGTGACCCAACTAATATAGTTGTGAATCCTAATGGTGGTTGTGAGGACTACCAAAATTGTGACTCACTACCGGTCCCAACACCTACATTAACTAGTACTCCGACAGTCACACCTACAGTCACTCCTGAACCAACAAGTTCACCAGCTTCAACTGTATCTGTCACACCAACAGTAACACCAACAGTAACACCAACAAGTTCGCCGGTTTCAACTGTATCTGTCACACCAACAGTAACTCCTACAAATACAGTTACACCTACAGTCACAACTTCACCTGGCGGTTCACCTACACCAACCAATACATCAACTCCCACAAATACAGTTACACCTACAGTTACTTCATCACCAGGCGATTCACCTACACCCACACCAACTACCTCACCATCAGTAACTCCAACCAATACATCAACCCCTACAAATACAGTTACACCTACAGTTACTTCATCACCAGGAGGTTCGCCCACACCAACTACTTCACCATCGGCAACACCCTCTAATACACCAAGTGAAACACCTTCAACAACTCCGTCTTTAACACCGACAGTTACACTTACAGTAACATCAACACCGACTCTAACACCTAGCGTTACACCATCAGTTACATCAACACCTGGTGGTTCGCCAACCCCAACACCCACCAACACCCCAACAAAAACCCCTACACCTACTGTTACACCTTCAGGTTGTGTAAACGATTTGGTCACCCCAAAAGGCGTTAAGATTTCATTTAATTCCGGTTCTAATTATACAAATTGTACGGTCTATACCGGATTAACTTCAACTAACATAACAGGTATAACTTCATGTACAAGTATGTCCACAGGAGATATTTGTGATATTACAGGTATAGACCCAACATTAATGGAGATATATGTTAGAATTGATTGTGAAGGTTGTTGTGAACAAGTTTTTAGAGTTAATTTGGATGATTGTTGTGATAGTTCGTCGACACCGATATCATCACCCACCCCAACAGTAACACCGACTCAGAGTGCGACTCCTACGAATACACCAACACTTACCCCAACACCAACTGTTAGTAGTACACCATCAACAGGGTATACTTGTAACGATAGCGTTTATGTCCCCTCGACAGTGAACGGTGTTTCTATAACATCAACATATAGTGGTAGTGTTACCGAAAATACATCTGGATACACGTCATCCTGTGTTGGTGACACTATTGTAATGACCGACTATCATAACTTTTTAGGAAATTCAGGACCTTTCTCATATAGATACAATTTTAGTTCACCAGTAAATGATTTAGTTGTTTTTATAACCGGTATGGGTGGTACTAGTGATGAAGATTTCACATTTACAACAAATACAGGTACCCCCACAATATCTTCACCGTTAAGTTGTTATGTAACAATAACAGGTAACACAATTATTGGTGGCTCAACCGCACCACTTTTTGTCAATGGTGGTGGAAAATTCATAATAACAAATTCAACACCATTTATCTCGATGACCATATCAGGTAATGGTGGTGCCTCAGGTTCTAGGGTGGGTATTTGCTCCGATTCAATCATACCACTTGTAACACCCACACCCACCAATACTTTAACACCAACACCGACCGTAACCCCAACGAATACTGTAACACCTACTAATACAGTAACTCCAACAATTACAACATCACCCGGTGGTTCGCCCACATCAACACCAACAATAACACCTACTAATACAGTTACACCAACTGAAACTGTAACACCAACACCGACCGTAACCCCAACGAATACTGTAACACCTACTAATACAGTTACACCAACTGAAACTGTAACACCAACACCGACCGTGACTTCTACCAATACAGTAACACCAACAAATACCCCAACACCAACACTCACCCCAACCAGTTCGGCTACTCCATGTGACATACTATGGGAATTCGATGGAGGAACGACAGGAACAGGAGGTCATACCACATTTAGTTATACTGACTGTACCGGTACCCTTCAATTTATTACTGTTGGGAATGGTACAACTGAGACATACTGTGGTTATTTAACACCAACACCTCAAGTTACGAATGATGGTGACGGTACTTTTACAAGCACTGGAACATGTAATTAAAATTGATTATCTCAACTAAAGTATTTATATTATAACCATGAGTTTTTTAAGTAATAATAATTCAGAATTTTTATCAGTTAGAATCACCCAAAAGGGTAGAAATTCTATTGCAAAAGGTAGTTTTAACATCGCATATTTTCAAATTGGGGATTCTGAATTTGATTACACATCACCGTTTGATAATTTTACAGGATTAAACTCACAACCATTTCAAATGGTCTTTGCACCCTTTGATAAAGAAGGGGGTGTAAAATATCCCTATAAATTAGATAGTAGTAACACGGGTTCTACGGTTTATGGTATTCCCGTACAATCTTCAACCACCGATACTTTAAGAAACGTTATGGGTCCTGCCGGTTTTGTAACCGAGTATATTGATTATGATAGTAGTAATTGTACAGGAACGAGTGTTGAGTGTGAAACTCAACAAATATCATTATCCGCGATGACAGGTGATAATAGTGTGACCGTATTAACAGGTGCTAGTTTTAATGACTGTGAGTATATTACAATAGTTTATGGTGGATTTTGTGGTAATGACCCAAATCATCCTGTAATCACTGGTGAAACAAACAGTTTAACATATAAAATTACAGGTGTAACAGGAAATACACTTTATCTTGATAGAGCGACACCTAATTTTTCAGGATGTACAGGTCCCGCTCAAGTGGTATGTAATTCTTGTGAAAATGAATATCCTGTAAGTGTAACATATAATCCAAACTGTAAACCCGCGGAAATTGACCCAACACAACAATTAAATTCATGGACCATGAATGTCGTTTGGGGTATGAAACCAATCGGTTTTGACGTTAATGGTGTGGACGAAAACATAACAGGTTTTACATCAAACAAACACGTATCAACTAAACAATTTTTAGGTTATACAACATCAAGTGGTCAAACATTTACAACAAGTTCAGGTACCACGGTAACTAACCCCACTTCTTATAAAAATTCATATAATGAAGTGATTGAAGTTACTCCTGAGGAACAAAGATGTATTGCTGTAATCCATTATTCAGAACTCGGAGATTTAAAAAATGACCCTGAAAGATTCTATAAGTACGACGATTATATAAGCACAAATAATACGGAATCTCAAGCATTGTTAGAAGACTCAATTGGTAACACGATAACAGATTTAGAATATTTTGAAGTATATATCCCATTTATTCAATACCATAGAAATACTGGTACAACAATAGGTGCTTTACTTACTATGGACACAACAGATTACTTTGTTAGTTCGAAGAAAAACGCATACCAAAAAATCAAGTACAGATATCTATTAGATGAGATTGGAAATAGAGTTGGTAAAATTTTCGTAAACAATAAAGTAGTTGTCATTGACGACCAAGAGTTGGTTGCTGTTATGGATTATAAATCTAACAGAAAGTACACACTACCTTCACCAAAAATAAACTTATTACCAAGTGATTTACCAGCCGCACAATCTTTTTATTCTGGTTCAACTGAACAGACTATATGGTTAACATACATGTTAAACTACACGGGTGATACCCAAATGAATGGATTACCTTGTAACTACTATACTAAATTCGAAACAACAACAGGTAGTACCTATTATACAACTCCCTGTCAGTTATATGTCAAGTTCGCAAATGGTTATTTCACAGATATGGTAACAGGTAGTACTTGTAATTTTAAAAATGGGTTTATAGCTAATCAGTTCCAATTATTAATTCAAGTTACCAATTATGGTGATTTACCTGAACCAAATCTTTGGAAATTATTGGATATGACTCAATATATACCAAATCATACTGTTGGTAACACAATTAACCCTGCGAACTTAGTTGATTATTCATTTCAAGTTACTTTTGACATGTACGATAATGATACTACAATATTTGATTTAGAATCTTATATTGGTGAGATACCAAATCAACCATCAACAGCACCACAGTTTGGTGATGAACAACCTTTTCCTGGTAGTATTAAATTGGTAAGAGCAACGGATATTGAGAAAATGAATTTCTTGGTGAACTTACCGGCTAGTCAATTTAATGTTACACAAAATCCAACGTATACTACAGGTCAAGATAAGAGAATTACAGAAGTTGCTTTATTGAACGAAAATAAAGAAGTGTTGGCAATAGGTAAGACCGCCAATCCTGTAAAAAGAAGCGGAACACAAGTATTCGCAATAAAAATAGATTTCTAACTCTTTACAATTTAAATGATATCTCATATAATTTTTATATGAGTATAAAATTTAAGAATGCACCCAAAATTTTGGGATTAGACATTTCAACCAAGACCATCGGATGGGCGCTATTTGATGTTAATTCTTCGCGACTTTTAGAATTGACACACTTTTCTCCTAAAATAAAACCTCAACCTGAAGATAAGATTGAGGAACTTCTAAAGAAGGCACAGGCGTTTAAAAAACATTTAGAAGATTATAAAGATGTGGGGATAACACGAGTTGTTATTGAGGAACCACTATTAAATTCAAATAACATTTACACTGTTGGAACATTATTGAGATACAACACAATGATTCTCAAATCGTGTTATGAGATTTTAGGTATTGTACCTACTTTCATTACCACCTACAATGCAAGAAAATATGCATTTCCAAGCTTAGTTGGTAAAAACGATAAGGGTAAGAATGTTTTATTTGGTGGTTTACCTAAAGATATAGACAAGAAACACATTATATGGGAAAACGTAAATACCGTTTGTCCTGAGGTAGAGTGGTTGTATGGTAAAAACGGTCAATTGAAAAAAGAAAACTACGATATGAGTGATGCGGCAACAGCGGTGATTGGATTTGTGAACATGCAAAAATTAGGTATTTCCAATTAAAATTTGTTTTTATGAAAATGATTGTGTATACTTTGAAAAGAATTTGATTCAATAACTAATAATGTCAAGATAGCATTAGTATTTTGACATAAGGTGGGAGGTTTTGGTGTATAACCCCCACCTTTTTTTATGCGGTTTGGTTTTACAATTTTTATTTTGTATATTTTATCTATGCCATCAGTTGCCATTGAATACAAACCTGTTATTGACATCCTTGAAGATATTCTTGGTGACTGTAGAATGCACAACGAATACAAAGGACAGTTGGCGTTTGATTGTCCAGTATGTTCCCACGAAATCAAAGGATTAGACCACGGTGATGGTAAAGGTAACTTGGAAATCAATTACAAAATGTTGGTTTATAAGTGTTGGTCATGTTCTGAATTATACAATACCCATGGCTCGGTTTACAAACTCATAAAAAAATATGGAAACGAAAAACATCTAAAAAGATATGAGTTATTAAAACCTGATGAGGTAGAACTTGTGGTAAAACAATTCAAACAAGTTGAATTACCCAAAGAATTTATTGCACTTAACAATCCAAGTGACGGTGTTAAATTGACTCACCACTATAGACAAGCCATGGCGTATCTAAAAAAGAGAAACGTTACTGACAAAATAATAAGAAAACACAATATAGGGTTTGCATTCTCAGGACCATATGAGAATAGAATAATAATTCCATCTTATAATGAATGGAGACAAATCAATTACTTTGTTGCACGTTCATTTTTGTCAAAAACTAAATTAAAATATAAAAATCCTGACGTACAAAAAGAGACAATTATTTTTAATGAAAGTTTGATAGATTGGTCAAAAAAAATTTATTTAGTCGAGGGTGCGTTTGACTCTATTTTTTTAGATAATGCCGTCCCAATGTTAGGTAAGTACATAAGTGATTTACTCTTTAATAAAATATATGACCTTAGATGTGAAGTGACAATATTGTTAGATGGTGATGCGTGGGACGACGCAGAAAAATTATATCACAAATTAAATTGTGGTAAACTATTGGGTAAGATAAACATCGTGAAACTACCTAAAGACAAAGACATTGCAGATTTACAAGGAAACTTAACCGAATACAAAGAATTTAAATTAGATTAAAATGAATTTAACAGAAATAGCACAGGAAATCAGAGAGTGTGTTGAAATTAGAAAAAAGGAGTTAGAACTTACTTTTTATGAAGATGAACACATTTATTTTATGAGAGATTTAGATGGAAAACATAGAAATAATTTTCCATCCGTATCAAAAGTCATTAAAAAATTTTACATCCCATTTGATGCAGAATCTAAAGCTTACCAAATGACAGATGGTGACGAGGAAGAAACTCGTTTATTGTTAGAAAAATGGAAGAAAGCGGGTGATTACTCTACAAATTTAGGTAGTAGGGTTCATTACATGTTAGAAACTGATTTAGTTGGTAGATATGGTAATTATAAAGATGTGAGACAACCAATTTTTGAATGTGACAATCAACAAATCATGAAGAGTGACAGTATGATATCAGCGGGTAAAGATTTTTTAACCTTGATGGAAGAAAGAGGTGCGGTACTCTTAGATACTGAAATGGTGTTGGGTGACCCTGAACTAGGATATGTTGGTCAACCTGATAAATGCTGGCTGATGATGAACAAACAAAAAGACGGATTTGGAATTGTTGTTACGGATTGGAAAACAAACCAAGAAAAGAATTTTCAAATACAACCCTATACTTCAAAAATGTTACACCCTTTTGAAAACTATTATGATACCGCTCTAAGTCACTATTATGTTCAACTACCATTGTATGGTAAACTATTATTAAAAATGTTGGAAGGTAGTAAGTTTTCAGATATCAAATTATTAGGTTGTGTCATTACACATCTTAAAGATAATGGGACGTTTACGGAATACAAAGTCCCATCGGACATGACCAATTCGATTTTACAAATGGATATAAAAAAATACTTAAAATGATAAGAAAAATTATACACATATCTGATTTACACATCAGGACCTTTCAATTACATGACATGTATAAGAAACAATTCAAGATGGTAATTGACGATGCGATGAGAAGAGTGGAAGATTGTAATTACGATGAGATAAGAGTGGTCATTACTGGTGACATTGCTCATCAAAAAATTAATATCTCAAACGAACAAATGATGCTCACATCTTGGTTCCTAACACAGTTACACGAAAACATCGGACCTGTTATAATAATACCAGGAAACCATGATTTTTTAGAAAATAATGTGAGTAGATTGGATAGTATTACCCCAATTGTTGAAATGTTGAATAATGAAAATGTCAAATATTTCAAAAACAGTGGGGTATATGAGGATGAGAACATTAATTGGGTGGTTTACTCTTTATATCAACACAATCAAAAACCCGATTTTGAAAAAGAGGATAATAAATTTTATGTTGGTTTATTTCATGGACCAATACAAGGTTTGTCCACTGATTTAGGGTTCGAGTTTGAAAATGCCTACTCACCATTAAACTTTGTTGGTTTGGATTTATTACTTTGTGGTGATATCCATAAAAGACAAATGTTTGACTTACCCAACGGAGGTAAAGCTATCATGATTGGTTCTCTGATTCAACAAAATTTTGGTGAGACAGTTAATTATCACGGATACGGTGTTTATGACGTGGTAAACGATGAATACCATACTTATGATATAGAGAATGAACAACCTTTTCTACATTTCTCCATATCTGACATATTAGATATTGACAATGAATCAGAAAAACTACTTAATATTAGATAATGAATTCATAAAGTATTGTGAATTAAACAAAATTGAGAATCCTCAAGAATTTGCGGAACAAGTTTTTAAAAAAGGTTTCAATATTGTAAAGTACGGTGAAGTACCATTTGGATTTTCATCTGGTGAAAAGATAGTAGAGAAGGAAGTAATCAAAGAAATTATTAAAGAGATTCCCGTAGATAGGATAATTGAAAAACCAATTGAAATTATTCGAGAAGTTATTAAAGAGGTACCTGTTGAAGTTATTAAAGAGGTACCGGTGGAGATAAAAGGGGATACTCAGATTGTAGTAAGAGAGGTTATAAAAGAAGTCCCAATTGAAAAGATTATTGAGGTAAAAAATGACGAAGAATTAAACACTTTAAAAGTTGAAAATGAGAAATTAAAGTCTGAATTGGAAAGTCTAACAAAATCATTAGAGGGTCTCGGCAGAAAGGGTAAATTTATGAAGGACAGTAACCTCTCATCTTTATATGGTGAATAATTTTTTTATTGATTTTTTTTTCATATATTTTATAAAATACATTCAAACATGACAAACATTTTTATTTGGATTATGGCAGCATATGGAATGAGCACTATAATCGTTTACGGTTCTATTTTTGACTCTGTAAGAGATTCCATACATAATTGGGCCAAAAATGAATACGCTCCTTTACAAGGAGTTGGAAATTTTATTTCAGGATTGATTAGTTGTATGTTATGTACATCAACATGGGTTGGATTCTTCTTTTCAATCTGTCTCGGGGGAATGACAACTCATTTTGGTATTCATTGGTTACCATCTATTTTCTTTGACGGTATGTTTACCGCGGGAAGTGTATGGGCTATAAATGGAATAGTTGAATTCTTTGAAGAAAGTAGATTCAATAAATAAACCCTGACGGGATGTTCAAAAATTTTAAATGGGTTACATAAAAAGAAGTTTTGATGACACTGAAGTAAGAAATTTTGCTAAAATTTTCATTAAAGAAGTTTTTAACATTTTGTTCGAGTCACATCCTAATTCAAAAGCAATTGATTTAATTTGTGTTGACGATAATTCATTTGGTGTGGAGTTGGAAAGAGGGGGTTGGATTGGTGATTTTTGGGAGAATGAATATTCCTTGATTAGTGGTTATGATTTTAGGACTGTTAATATTCCAATACGGAAGGTAAAGTATTGGTACGATAAAGTAGGTGATACTATAACCCCAAACAAAAATAAGCATTGGTTTATTAGAACAAACAGAGATTTTACTCAAGTTATATTAATAAAACCAACCACAATTAAGAATAAAGACAAAATACTTTTCACAGAATTCAAACCAAACAATAGTGAAGAGATAGAAAAATGGATGTCATTTAAAAAAGAACACGTTCAAACCTATAACTTAAAGAAGAACAAATGGACACTACAAAGAAAGAAGTAACCAATCTTAAAAATCCCTACATTAAAGTTACATGGCAGGATACACATGAGAACTTCACCTCTGAAAAACTCAATAGAGTTAAATCATATTTTCAAAAGAAATACAACACAAAGTACGTTCAAATTATAACTAAAGTTATATCCAATGATGACCAAACAAAATTAGCGTCATTAGACATAACAGAAAATATTTCTGATTTTCAGTACCAAAAAACTTTGATGAAAGATTTCGTTGAGGAGAATGAAATCAATATATCATTAGAAAGACTTAATAATCTTGACAATAAAGTAAATGAAGAATTCATCCGTAAAAACGGTGATAGAATCAAATACACTAAATGGTATATCAAAAAGGTTGAATTTTCAAATTTCCTGTCCTATGGGGGAAACAATGAGATTGATTTTACCATATTACCCGGCATCACAGTTGTAGAATCTACACCCAAAAATTTTGGTGGTAAGTCAACTGCAACAGTTGATTTAATGATGTTTTTATTTTTTAATAAAACCACAAAAACTAAAACCAATTCAGAAATTTTCAATAGGTTCAGTAACAATGACGAAGTAAAAGTTAAGGGATACATAACCATAGACAATGAGGACTACATTATTGAGAGAATAAGCTCACGTAAGAAAACAAAAAGTGGTGATTATACCGTCACAAATAAATTGGATTTTTATAAAAAAAATCAAGATGGTACGATTGAAAATTTAACAGGTGAACAACGTAGAGAAACTGAAGATTTTATAACAAAGGCAATCGGCACAGAGGAAGATTTTCTATCAACAATATTAACAACTGGAAATAATTTAGAAGAACTCATTGAATCAAAACCTACTGCAAGAGGTTTAATACTTACAAAGTTTTTAGGTTTAGAAATTCTTAAAGAAAAAGAAGAAATCTGTAAAACAATTCAAAGTGAATGGAGTAAAAAATTGATTTCCAATAATCATAATATGAATGATTTGGAAACAGAGATTACTTCTTTTCAAGAAGGTATCGATGAAAACAAATCAGAAATATCTAGATTAGAAATTGAAACAACAAAAACTCAGTCAACCTTAAAAAATGCGGAAAATAAAAGAGATGATTTGTTGTCAAAAAGAAACACAGATATTGACCAAGATTTAATTCGTACCAATACAAGTCAAATAAAGGTTGATATTAGTAATTTGGAAAAACAAAAACAAGTTTCAATTACTAACGCCGATTCTGTTAATGTAAAAGAACCTTCACAGTTTTATCTTGAGGAAAATCATTTGTTACTAAAAGATGAAATGAATGGAATAGTTGTGGAAGGTAGAGTAAATGCTGACTCCATTAAACGAAACGAAGAACTAATAAAACAATTAGAGGAAGGACAAATATGTCCGACCTGTAAAAGAGCATTAGCTGAGGTTGACCACACTGATGAAATAAATAAATTAAAAGAATTGGTCGAATCAATTAGGAAAATTCAAACAGATAATCGTAAGAAGTATGATGAATTAACTGAAAAGGAAAAGGTCTTTATTGATTTGAAAAAAGAGTACGATGGGTACGAAAAAAACAAAATTAAAAAGACAAGGTATGAGTTGGAGGTCGAGCAGAAAAAAATAGAAATTGAAAAGTTACAAACAAAACTTGATAACTATGACCGCAACAAACAAAAGTTAGAAGAGAATCAAAGAATAGATGCTGAAATTGTGGGTTTAAAGTCTCAAATTGAAACCCTCAATGCAAATCTAAGAAGTTATGGCACTACTATTGAAAGATTAAAAAATCAGAATCAAACTTTAACTGAAAAAATTGAAACTAATAAGGATTTAATTAGAAAGATAAAAGTTGAAAATGAAACTCAATCTATCTTCAAGGTTTACCTAACCGTTTTCGGTAAGAATGGAATCTCAAAGGTTATTTTAAAAAATATGGTCCCACTAATTAACCAAGAGTTGTACAGACTTTTAGTTGATAGTTGTCACTTTATTTTAGAATTGAACATCAACGAGAGAAACGAGGTTGAATTTATAATGATTGATACTGAAACTAGAGTAGTAAAACCACTCGTTAGTGGTTCGGGTTATGAAAGAACTATTTCATCACTTGCCCTTCGAAGCGTATTAACCAAGATATCGTCATTACCCAAACCAAATATTGTTGTAATGGATGAAGTATTTGGTAAAATTGCGGATGAGAATTTGGAAATGGTGGGAGAGTTCTTCAAAAAAATTAAAGATTATTTTGAACACATATTTGTTATTTCCCATAACCCATTAATTAGAAACTGGTCGGACAATTTGGTTATGGTCAAAAAAGATAACAACATTAGTTCAATTGATTTTATCACACCAAAAATTTCTTAATATCACTTTTTTTTCTTAGATTTAAAAAAAATAATTCACATGAACAGTAAACTATATAAAGACTTCGGACTATTCGCTAAGGACAAAGGGATTAGCGGTTTAAATTTACATCACTACAACAAACAAGTTGAAGACAGTTTAACTCCATACATATTGGAAGAGAGACAAATGAACGTAACCGTGATGGATGTATTCTCACGATTGATGATGGAAAGAATCATATGGGTTGCGGGTGTTGTAAACGATAACATGTCGACAGTGGTTCAAGCTCAACTTATGTTTTTAGACAGTATCGATAATACTGATATCACAATGCACATTGATAGTCCTGGTGGTTCTGTAAAAAGTGGATTATCAATGGTGGATGTAATGGATTATATCAACTCGGATATTCGTACAATCAACACTGGAATGGCAGCATCTATGGGTTCGGTTTTACTTGGTGCGGGTACAAAAGGTAAGAGATGTTCACTAAGATTCAGTAGAACAATGTTACATCAGTCTTCAGGAGGTTTTGAAGGTAATATTCAGGATGCTAAGATTAATATGAAAGAATGGGAAAAATTAAATAAAATTCTATTTGACCTATTGGGTGAATATTGTAACAAACCATCCGAAGTTGTCATGGAGGATGCGTCGAGAGATTTGTGGTTATCATCAGAAGATGCGTTGAGTTATGGCATTATCGATGAGATAATTAGAAAGAAAAAATAATTATTATTAATATTTATATCATATGGACGAAAGACTTTTAAACGCAAAAGAAAATACAAATAAAATTGCAGGTTTTCTTGCAAAGAACTATAAAACCGTTTTAATGGTTGTGTTCGGGTTGTTCGTTCTGTATTGGATGATTTTCATTTTAACACCTCGAGTGGGTATGTCACCTGAAGATAAGGCGAAGATTGATTCTTTGAATGTTGTAATTAATAACATGTATAAAGAACAAGAAATGTTAGACGATAAAATCGACAACATCAATAAAGAAATTGGAGAAGTTGATAATAGTATCGATAAAATTAAAAATCAAAAAACAATAGTAAAGGAAGTATATCATGAAAAAATTAATCGTGTTTCTAATTTTACTGAGCCAGAGCTTGATAGCTTTTTCTCAGACAGATACAAATAATAAAAATCGAACCCCCGAACCAGTAAAATGTTTACCGGTTTCTACATTTAAGTCAATTGCTAAAGACTTATTAAGAGGTGATTCTGCGATTGCTGAATTGAAATTATCAAATGAACAAATCACAAAATTAGAGGAAAAGGTTTCACTGAAAGATAGTGTAATTGTTACCATGCAGAAGAAAGAGGAAAATTATTTAACAATAATTAAATCTCAAGACGAAAAATATCAAATTTTAGAAAATCACACAAAAAATTTAGAATTACAGTTGAAGAAAGAAAAGGTGAAAAATAAGTTCAAAACCATCGTTGGGGGTGGACTTATTGCAATTTTATCCGTATTTTTAATCGTACAGTAATTTATTTGAATGAAGACATATCTTTTATTTTTATTCGCGAATTTCGAAGACCACGAAGACATTGAATTTTTTTGTTTGGAAGTTCTTGGAGTTAGTCCAAAAATTGCCAAGGTTAGGTTTGTTATTGAAGATACGTCTAAAAGTATAATAGTTATATTTGAATCCGAATCAAATAGAAAAGAGCTCTCTGAAGAACTTCACAATATTATTTCTATGGAGGATGTGAAATTTTACTTCCTCTTCGAAAGAGAAAGTATATATAGTGCCAATTTACCTATACAGATGAAGGACTTTATGTTTAAGCCAAGTGAAGAATATAGTTCATTAAGGTTAGAATATAATAAAAAAGAAAACACCGAGAACCCTAACGAAACAATGGACCTTGATAATATTTTAGAGAAAATTGAACAGGAGGGGATAGACAGTTTGACTCCTGACGAAAAAAAATTCTTGGATGGCTTCCAAAATTGATTTTTTTTACATATTTTTACCCATGAACCACAAACCGAACATTCATGGCCAAAACATTACTAATCAACACTGAAGAAATTCAGAACTACATCAAAGACATCCGAAAGATTAAGGTAATTACTCACCAAAGACAGGATGAAGTCTTCGAACTCTTAAAAAATAAAGACCTACCTAAGAAGGAAAGAGTCGATTTGTTAAACGAACTCGTAGTGGGTAATCTACGTTTTGTAATCACCGTCGCTAAATCATATCAAAACAATGGTATGGATTTAATTGATTTAATATCCGAAGGTAATATCGGTCTCATACGAGCCGCCGAAAGATTTGACCCTAACAGTGGTTACAAATTTATTTCATATGCTGTTTGGTGGATTAAACAATCTATTATGGCTTCTCTAAACGAGAATTCAAGGATGATAAGACTGCCGTCAAACATTATTCAGGAAAATCAAAAAAGAAAGAAAAATGAACAGTTAAATGTTGATGACCCTTTCTTTATCAATTATGAAGATAATGGGGCAGAAATAGTACTACCTCATTGTGTAAACTTGAATGATGAAATAAATGAAGAGGGAGACCAATTAATCGATACCATCATTAATGTCAACGCTGATAACCCTGAAGACATTTTAAATACGTCTGAAGAAATTAAAAAAAGAGTTTCTCAAATGCTTTCAATCCTTGACGATAGAGAAAAGGTCATTATTGAAAAGTCTTATGGGTTGAACGGTATTGAAATGAATTTAGAAGACTTGGGTGATGAATTCGGATGCACTAAAGAACGTATTAGACAACTACGTGATAAAGCACTAAAGAAACTTCGTAACGACAGTTATGGATTATTAAACTATTTATAAATAAAAAACATGAAAAATTTTATTCAAAAAAATTTCACAATAATCGTTTTGGTTGTTGCACTTTTAGGATTTTTTAAAAGTTGTGGCGACGGAAGAGAACTCTCTAAAATGAGAAAGGAAATTGAGTCAATTAAAGATTCTACCTACACCAAAGAAGAATTGGATGTTAGGTTAAGAATTGAAGGATTGAAATCAGAAAAAAGAATGATTCAAGCAACTGATAGAAAAATTTTAGATGTAAACCGTCAAACTGAAATTGATAATGAAATAAGCAAGTTGGAAAATAGTGTTAAATGAAAAATTGGATTAATAAAAATTATAAAACATTAATAGTATCTGCGTTTTTAATACCAATTATAACTGTTGCGTTGGTTTCAATATCACACGTAACTAAATGGTACGGAATTTCAAACCCAATTAGTTGGGCTATCTATTTATCAATAGGTATCGAAATTGCCGCATTATCTGCGTTGGCTGCAATATCAGCTGATATGGGTAGAAAAGTATATTTCCCATTTGGTATTGTAACCCTCATTCAATTTATTGGTAATATTTATTTCGCCTATTCATATATTGATATTACGAGTCAAGCATTTATTTCTTGGGTTGAGTTAGTTTCACCACTTTTAGAATATATTGGTGTTGACCCTACAGACATGATTGGTCACAAAAGATTTTTAGCGTTTTTCGCTGGAGGTATGTTACCAATCATTTCACTTTCTTTTCTACATATGTTAGTTAAGTTTACTCAGAGTGAGAAAAATACTGTAGAGGTTGAACAACCAGTGGTAAAAGACGCTCCTGAACCCGTTGGTGAAGAAACACCGGTGGTAGATGCTAAAGACATTGTTGGTGAAGTCTCTCGAGTTAGAATCTCTCAAGAAGATTTAGATATTTTAGAAAAATTACTTAACAAAACCCCCCAACCAAAAGATGTTGAAACTCCTGAGGAAGAAGAGGATAATGACTCATCAGATGTTTTTTTAATTGAGGACCATTTAATTAAAGAAGAACCGGTGGTTGTTAAAGAAACAACTATTACTCCTGAACCAATTGTTGAAGAACAACCTGTAATAGTTGAAGAACCAATTGTCACACCTGAACCAACTATTGCACCTGAACCAATTGTTGAAGAACAACCGATAGTAATTGAAGAAACAACTATTACTCCTGAACCAATTGTTGAAGAACAACCTGTAATAGTTGAAGAACAACCGATAGTAATTGAAGAACCAATTGTTGAAGAACAACCTGTAATAGTTGAAGAACAACCGATAGTAATTGAAGAACCAATTGTTACACCTGAACCGATTGTTGAGGAAATAATTGAAACACCTGAACCGATTGTTGAGGAACCAATACAAGATGAACAACTTCCCATTGAGGAAGAAAAAAAAAATTAGAAGAGTCCCCACAACAGGAGGAATCGTTGGAAAACTTTGGTTTGGACAATGGGGAAATAAATAATACAGAAGACAACGACATTTCTTCTGTTATCAGTAAAAGGTTAACTAGAAATGTTGGAAATACACAACGTAGAAGGTTTAGATGATAAAACTTTAAATGTTGTTCGTCGCAGAACGAAAAAAACCCAAATATTACTGTACGACACTAATAGACGTGCGGACGATTTCATTAATAAATTAAAGTACAGGAAGTGTGGTAAATACGACGAAATACCACACTTTATTGTCACTAAATTAGGTACAATCTACCAACTTTTCGATACCAACTATTATTCAAATACATTTGACGAACCTTATATTGACAAACAATTTATTAAAATTGCGGTTGAAAATTTAGGATGGTTAAGTAAAAATACCGTAACAGGTTTCATGCATAATTGGATTGGAGACCCTTACAGATGTGAACCTTTCGTTAGAAATTGGAGAAACCATTATTTTTGGGATAGGTATAATGATGACCAAGTATTATCAATTTCATCATTGTGTGAACATATATGTGAATCCCACGGTATACCAAAAAATATAGTACCTTCTCAGGGATATCTTGAAAGCGCTATTAAATTTAATGGTGTAGTGTGTAAATCTAATTTCTCAAATATTTATACAGATATAAACCCATCATTTAATTTTAGACTAATTTTTAAAAATGAACAATAGAAAAACATCGGGGTACGACGAGATAAAAGGTATGTTAAAGACGTTAAGGTCTCTTAATGAAACCGTGTACACCAACAAGAATTTGATTAAGGAAGAGGATGAAACTCAACAACCTAATACCAATACACAAAATACCGATAACGAGTTAAACAAAAAACAGTACGATAACGTGGAGGTTGTTAATGATGTGGATGTTAAATTATTGTCTTCTGACCAAGAGGATATAAAACTTAAACCTGAAGAAAAAACCGCCTTATCACAAATAATTGATTCATTTAGACAACAAGTTTCACAAATTGCAAGTTTAGAACCTGGAATTACCATAACCGAGACTGAAATCAGACTTGATGGTGAAATTACAGACTTAGAAATTAATTTTGTTATGATTTCGGGTGAAGGTAGTGGGTTATACATAAATGGCGACATGTTATTATTAGACGACGAAACAATGGACATGTTAGAAAAATTGAGAAAATTTGAACCAACTTTCACATCGGCTATGGAGCCATTAATTAGAGATAGAATGAACGCATAATGGCACTTACAAACACCGATGTTAAAGAAATTGAAAAGATTGCAAGAAAAGAAATGAAAGATTTTCTTGAGACCACTCAAGCACATACCATTGTAATGAAAATAATACAAAAAGAGATAGGTGCTAGGTCAGTTGATGAAAGAATCGTTGACCTATCATCTAAAGTTGTTGTGGAACTTTTCAAAACACTATGGCAACGTAAGTCTTTTTGGGAACAACCCTTAAAAAGTGTTAGATAATGTCATATAATTTCGAGAAAATATTGAGAGGGAAAAAATCTTCCCCAAAAGATACAAATGAAACTTCTGCAGATTCCTCAGGTTCATTTGAGGGAGCTCTGAGCGGTCCATTAGTTAAAAGGAAAATAAAAAAGATTCATAATTTTGAAGAAGAATTAAGTGAAGTTACAGACTCTTCTTCTTCAGGACAATATGACACTTCTTATAGTGCTGGTAGGTCGAACCCATTAAAAATCAATGGTCCCAATAGTATCATGAACAGTCGAGCGGTAAAAGATAAAAATTTCCCAAAATGGGGAGGTCCTGGTGGTGTTTATGTAAAGGTAAAAGAAAGATGTAAAAAATATCCTTACTGTAATCAGGGTGATATCAAAAGTTTAGATTTTTTTGAAGACCAAGAATTGAAAGAATCCGTTTATAATGTATCAAAAAAATTAGGATTACCGTATTCTCAGGTCGAGAAAATTGTAATAAATGAAATAAATAAGATATTTATTAAGTAAATGAAAAAGAATATATCAAATATCATTTCGGAGTCATTATTTGACGAAGTAAAAAGAACCATATTAAAAGAAAATAAAAAATCTCAAGATATGTTTCAAATTACTTGCGAGGGAGAACCCGTTGAAACATTTGAATCCGAAGAAATTGCAATGCAACATTTGGATATTTATAAAAAGAAACATCCTAAAAAGGAGTTCATAATCGAAAAAGTAAAATATAATTCACCAACTGAAATGATTGATAAATTAGACCAGATGGGAGAAGAATTAGAAGAAAATAAAGAAACCACAAAAATGAAAAAAATTAAAGTATCGAGCATGGCAGAAGCCATTTTATCCGCTAAAGAAAAAGGTCTAAAAGAAATTAAATTTAACGGAAAAGTACATAATGTTGAAGAATCATGGAAACAACTTGAAGAAGAGGAAGGTGTTTGTGATGAGTGTGGACAAGGTTATATGGAAGAAGAAACAAATGTGGAGGAATCAAGCGCGTTTGTTTTGGCTGCTGATAAAGCGAGAGATGCTGGTAAAAAAGAATTCGAATTCCCTAAAGGAAGTGGTAAAATGCATAAAGTAACAATCACTAAAGATATTGATACAAATGAAGGTGAAATGGGTACGTGTAGTGAGTGTGGTTCACCCATGAATGAGGAAGGAATGTGTTCAGAGTGTGGTACTGGTATGTATGAATCTAAGAAATCGGTTCTTAGACTTACTGAAAGTGAAATGGTTTCTTTGATTAAAAAAATGGTAATTGATTCAAAAAAAAATCTAAGTGAGGCGGTACCCGGTATTGCGGTAACTAAGAAAGCTCAGAGTGGTTCTAAAAAAGAAAATGACGACGCAATTAAAGATGTTCAGAAAAAACTGAAAAAAGCATCAACATTTGATGGTAATGATAATCCTGAGTTTCCAAAACAAGTTGGTAAAGGTGAAAAAATGGCGGTAAACCCAACTGAGAAACAAGAAGAGTATATTGATGATAATATGAAGGGTGGTACCCTTTTAGATTTAAATTATGATTTTGAACCATCAGAATCATTCAAAAAAAGATTAAAAATGGCATTAGAAGGTGACTCAAAAATGGGTAACTCACAAAATGCTGCTAACGTTATAAAAACAAAAACAGGAGAGAGATTAAGTAAATCGGCTGAAAGAAAAAAAGAAAAAGAGAAAGACGCACCTGAAGCATTCCATGGAGCAAGAGGAGTTCAACCTTTAAAAGTAAAGAGTGTGAATGAATCTAAAACTACAATGACTTCAATTGTGAATGAGGAAATCTCGAGAATGAAAAAAATCATCGGATACAACGAAAGTACTCAGTAATCTTCTTTTTTTTGTTTTCTTTTATCCTTATATTTTAACAGATGAGGATTATGGAAAATAGAGAAGAGTATATTGAGTCAGATATTTCTGAAAAATACAAACATCAAATAGACATTTGGTATAGAACCTACAACATTAATAGGGATAAAATAATATTATTTTATGATTTCCTATCTTCTTTATATGATTTAGTAGACGAAACCTTTTTAGGTTCTGATGTACTTTATGACGAAATAGACCAACGAAACCATTTTAATTGGTGTTGGAATAAAATAATCACCAATTTTGATAAAGAAAAAATATTCTTCAAGGAGAAAGGAACCCACTATGAATATATGTGGAATTTTTTCTATGAGGCGTACTATTTTGTTAAATTGGAAGAAAAAGAAAATAGAATATCTGAATACTTTTACAAGTTATTTGATTTTAGATATCAAAAGTCAAGGTCCGAGTTGGACATTCTCACAGAAATTTATAAATTATTCGAACAAAACTTGAAAAAGTAGTTTATTTTCCGTATACTATATATAAAAACGGAAAAATGGACACACTTAAACAAATCAAAGACTTGGTGGAAAAAATGTCTGTTGATACCACCAAGGTATTCGAAAAGGGTAATAGAAGTGCATCTATTCGAGCTAGAAAATATGCTCAAGAAATAAAAGAGTTAATTCCTCTTTATAGAAAAGAACTATTACAAGAAATAAAAAAACATGATGATTAATTATATCTTTATTTTTTTGATGGTATTGAGTACCATTTACGTACTAAGGTTCTGTGTTGAATTTTTGATAAAATTCTTCTCAGAACAACCCTCAATATTAAAGTTGACCAAAATAGAATCTGTTTTGTTTTATCTTGCGGTTTCTTACATAATAACATTTTTAATAATATAATTTAGTGTTTGACAATATAAGACATTTAAGACCATATTTTTTCTCTTTGAGAGAAATAGACAATAACGTAAGTTTAGACATTAAACTTCCTGTTACTTGGAAAATCGAATCAATAATTTCTCAATACAAATCTATCAAATATAAGATACAAGATAAAAATGAGAAATTTACTTTGGTTTCATTAATCAGTAATGCAACCGCTGATGGTTATGATGTTGTTTTTTCTTGTGCAAAAGAAATAATAACCATGAATAAAGAAATGGAAGAGAAACAAAGACTCTTACAACAAAAGATTAAAGAGTTAGAAGTTTTGTTTCAACACCAGACACTTGATAAGTTAAAAGAAATATCATTTATTGAGGATGCAAGACAAGAGAATACAACAGGGATTAAATTGGTTGAATCGGGAAGTGGAGAGGGACTCCAAGGAGATACAATCCCACAAGAATCAAATGATTGAGGAAATCAAAAAATTGGATAAAACCAAAATGTTTGAGACCCCTAAAAAAGAAAAACTTTCTTTTTTTAAAAGACTTTCTATAATTTTTGGATATGGAAAAAAAAGGTGACTTGATAAATCAATTGGCAATAATATCAGATTTAATTGAAAAAATTAATTTGGATACTAAATCGTGCACATTGGTTATTGAGTTAGAAAACGAAAAGTTTCTACAAACTTTTGATTATATCTCAAAAAAACAAAATAGTCGAATGGTTAAACCCGACAAAACTTTTACAATTAAAATTGGTCAGGTGGATATCATCTTTAATAAGAGTAGTGTCTAAATAATTCTGATTTTTTAAATCCTTTGGATTCAAGTAGTTGATATAACAATTTTCTTTGTGCGGTTGACACGTCTTTTATGAATATGAAATTACCTTTCTTCTTTTTTAGAACGTCCTCTCTTATCAATTCAAACAACCTTTTAGCGTCACGGATGTTCTTATTTCCAAACAACAGTATATTATCATCGTTTTGAACAAATAGTTTATTATTCAATGTGAATATTTGACCTATTTCATTTATAGATGTTATTTGTTCTAACAATTCATGATATCTAATTCTTTCCTTCTTTTGAAAATCGTATATTAGTTCTTCTTTCCAATAAGGAATTATCTCTTTGATTCTGAATTTATCATCTTCGTACTTAGCCTCAATCAATCTCCCCAAACTATCCTTGACAAATGTTTTAGTCGCCCACCTATTGTTAGGAAAAATTAACGCAAGTTCATAAACTACTTCGTTGTTTCTTTTTCTGTTTTGTGTTTTTACAAATCTTGGTTTTTTCTCTGTCTTATATTCATGCCAATACTCGTACACAGTTGTCCTTTTTTGACACCTGTATAGAATTTTAACTCTTTTCTTGTTACAAAAGAGAACTACAAAGTATTTTCCATTTTTCATAGAAAGTTTTTAACAAAGGAGTAGATTCCGTAAACCGCGAAAACACTCCAAATAATAAAAGCACCATACATCACCTTTTCTGTCTTTTGTGCTAATCTTTCCAATGACTCCTTTGTTGGAGGAGCCATTTCTTTCTTCTGTTTACAATTAGAACATCCCATAATACAAAAAATAAGTAATAAATAAGTATTTATCAATATGAAATTGATTGAATTGTTGGAAGACATGGTGGTTGAAAAATGGTCAATGAAATATAAAAAGACCATAGATTGTAGCAATCCAAAAGGTTTTTCTCAAAAAGCCCACTGCGCCGCGAGAAGAAAAAGACAGAAAGGTGGAAAGACCAAATCTCAGCCGGTAAAATAAAAGTGCGCACTGATTTCCATTTTTGAAAAAAGTTTCTTATATTTTTATAGTTAGAGGACTAATAACGCAAAATATAAAATTATAAATGATATCTTACATTGGAGGAAAAGCTAGAATAGGTAAGTGGATTGTTCCGTTCATACCTAATGATATTGAAACCTACGTGGAGGGGTTTTCGGGTATGTTTTGGGTCTTTTTTAATATGGACCTAAAGAAATACCCCAATCTCAAAACAGTCGTTTACAATGACTTTAATCGATTGAACGCAAACCTTTTTAAATGTGCTAAACATTACGATAGGTTATGGGATGAACTCGCGAAATACCCATGTCAACAATTAGGTGTGGAAAACACCCCACCTGAATATGAACAAATGTTCCGTACATACCAAAAAGAAGTATTCAACGAAGAATTAGTCATTGGGGATGAGCCCAATTTTGATGTTGCCGCAAAATACGTTTACGTATTAACTCAAGTTTTCTCAGGTTCCAAACCCGAAACTTCTAGTTATACTGATTACAAGGGTAAGTACAGATGTAAGGTGTTAATCTTTATGGACAAACTCAAACATCCTGAATATAGAGCACATTTAGATAGAATCACGTTTGTCGAAAACATGGATTTCCAAAAAGTTGTTGAAAAGTATGATTCGCCAAAAACATATTTTTACATGGACCCCCCTTATTGGAAAACAGAAAATTATTATTCAAATCATGATTTTGATAGTAATGACCATGAAAGGTTGGCAAACACATTAAAGGGTATACAAGGTAAATTTAGTTTATCTTATTATGAGTTTAAACAACTTCATGATTGGTTCCCCGAAAATGGTGTTGGTATTGGTAAAAATGGACAACTTTTGATGTTTCAACCAACTGGTTACAAATGGGCTAAAGAAACTTTCAAAAAGGCGGCTGCCGCTAAAAAAGACGGAACACAAAACGAAGGTATTGAATTACTGATTATGAATTATTAAAAATGGATTTTTCTCCTGAAAGTTTGATATATTTGCAAACAATTAAAAATTACTTTGAAAGTAATGAGGAAGCGAGAAAATATTTTTTATCAAACTTGAACGAAGATGAGTTTTATAATAGTATTTTAAAAGTCGCTGAAAATAATTTTAGAAAAACAGGTGAACCTCAATTAACACAGGAACAACTTGAATTTCTAAGAGTATCTTTGATGATTTTTAAAAAAGTAGAAGATAGTGAATTTAATGGAATTTACTTTTATGAATCAACGGATTTAAAATTTTATTACAAATAGAATGAGAAAAACACCAGACCAATATTTTATTTATGAAACATCGTATGGTACCGACGTACCAACGAATCAATTGTATCTTCACACCTTTGATGAAATACCATCTGTTTATAAGACGGAGAAGGTGTATACATCAGATGTAATGGATTATTTCATATCAGATGGATATAGACCTATATGTGAATTAAATTCAACCTCTAAAAGAAGAGTACATAAACCAAATACAGAAATTTTTCTTCTTAATGATAATAATAAAACTGCAATATTATTAAAATCAAAATATGAAAAAGAAGAATTATTATTTGAGTTAGAATTTTATTACACATTATCTCATGGTATATTTGATACAAATTTTGATTTGAAAAAAATATCAGGATTTGAGTTTGAATTAAAAAAGAGTGGTATTAGTTTAGTAAAATCTGAACATGGTCATATGGACACCGAGGAATATGAATTAAATGTACCTGATGTTGACATAAAATTAAATTACGGTGATAAGTTTGTAAAACTACACGATACTATTGTCACTCGACTGAACAAGAAAAATGATAAAGGTATTGTGTTATTTCATGGAGACCCCGGCACGGGCAAAACTTCGTATATAAAGTACCTTACAAGATTGATTGTCGATAAAGAGATACTATTTATTCCACCATCTATGGCCGAATCTCTTTCAGAACCCTCAATTATTCCATTCTTGATGGAACATAAAAACTCTATTCTGATTATTGAAGATGCCGAGAAAGTAATTTCAGATAGAGAATTAAACGGTTCTTCTGTTGGTGTTTCTAATATATTAAACATAACAGATGGTATTCTTGGGGATTGTTTGAATATTCAAATCGTTGCTACCTTCAATATGAAAAAAGAAAAAATTGACCAAGCCCTACTGAGAAAGGGTAGATTAATTTGTGAACATAAATTTGAACCTCTAAGTGTTGAAGAATCTAACAAATTATTAAAACACTTAGGTAAGAAAAAAACAGTTGATAAACCAACTACACTTGCGGATATTTATAATATCGATGAAGACGTGGTTCGAGTTGAAAATAAAAAACAAATAGGATTTTAAAATTAAAGAAAAATGGAATTAGTAACAGTTGAAAAACTAAATGAAATGAAACAAAACGGTGAGAAAGTTCTTGCCGACTTTTACGCTGAATGGTGTGGACCATGTAAAATGTTATTACCAAAATTAGATTTACTACAACACGAATACCCTGATGTTAAATTCGTCAAGGTTAATGTTGATTCTGAAATGTCAGGTTCTCAAGAATATGGGGTACGTTCAGTACCAACGGTAATGATATTTAATGGTAATAACGAAGTATCAAGAACATCAGGTGTTAGACCCGATTCTTTTTACAAAGAAATATTAAACACTTTATAATATGGCGAATGAATTACTTCTATTTACACTTGAGGGTTGTGGAGGTTGTAAAAGATTAAAAGAGAGACTCCAAAAAGAATCATTACCTTACCGAGAAGTTGAAGTTGGTAAGAATAAAGAGATTTGGAATAAAGTAATTGAACAAACGGGTAATGAATATTTACCCGCCTTTTACATTAAAAAAGACGACACTGGTAAAGGACCCTTTTTTTGTCCCGAAAAAGATTTTAATGGGGACGACGAGGCGTTAGCAATTATATTAAAATACATTGAAAAAAAAGAAGGGGGTCAATAACCCCCTTTTTTATTTAACTAAACTATTAATCCATTTATAGGTTTTTTCCATTCCATAGAACAGAGGTTCACTAACAACCCAACCTATTTTTTCGTGGTATAATTTATTGTCTGAATTTCTTCCCCTCACACCAACAGGACATTTATATCCATACTTCTGTTTAAATTCTTCCCCACCAATATTTCTGATATAAATTTCTTTACCTGAAATATCTATAGCCATTTGAGCCAAATCATTAATTGTTACTTTCTCTTCAGAACCAATGTTTACAGGACCCAAAAAAGAGTCTTGTCTCATTAGTCTTAAAACCGCTTCAACACATTCATCCACATATAAGAATGAACGAGTCTGTTGACCATCACCCCAAACTTCAATTTCTCCACCGTCTAACATTTCGGCAACTTTTCTACACATAGCTGCTGGTGCTTTTTCTTTACCACCTTTCCACGTACCATATGGACCAAATATGTTATGAAATCTAGCAATTCGAACATCCAAACCGTGATTTCTGTGAAAAGCCAAGTACAACCTTTCCGAAAAAAGTTTTTCCCAACCATATTCTGAATCAGGATTCGCGGGATATGCTGATGATTCTTCACAATTTGGGTTGTTAGGGTCTAATTGATTGTGTTCAGGATACATACATGCCGATGATGAATAAAAAATCTTCTTAACTTTTGTCTTCACTGATTCATTTACAACATTTAAATTTATCATTGCAGAATTGTGCATAACATTCGCGTCATTTTCACCAGTGAAGATGTAACCAGCACCACCCATATCGGCAGCTAATTGATAAACCTCATCAAATGGGACCTCAGTTGAATATGGTTGTTTGTAATAATTAAACGGTAATATCGTACCATTTAATTCTTCTAATCTCATTACTGATGATACGTTTTTTGGGTCCGTAAGGTCATATATTAAGAATTCGTCACAAAAGTCTTTCTCATCAAAATATTCGTGTCTTTTTATATCAACTACTCTTACGTAGTTTCCTTCATTTTTTAATCTTTTTGCTAGGTGACCACCAATAAATCCGCCACCACCCAATACTAATACTCGTTTCATTTTATTTTTTTAAAAAATCCCTCACCAAAATTATTACCCCACCAAAATTGTTCAACACAGGTAAACCCATGATGTGTCATCCAATTGTTTATTTCATCAAAGTGTGGACAACCTTTATATAATTCGGCTCTGTTTATTTCTACAATAACGTAGTCAATGTTGATTAATGTATTCACGGAACCTTTGAGAACCTCTAATTCAAAACCTTGAACATCGATATTCATCATGTTGTATTTTGAAAAATCGTAATTTAAATCATCCAATCTATCCATTTCAACTTCTTCTACAGAATCAAAAACGATATGAGGAAATTGAACAGAATGTAATTTCGGTTCTAATATTGAGGATGACATACCTTTATTAAAGGATTCTACAAACATAGAAACTTTTCTCTTTTCATTACCTAACGCCAGTTTAACTAAAATTGCGTCATCATCTATTTTTTCTTTTAAGGTCTCAAAATTAGACGATAGAGGTTCAAAGTATATTCTGTTTGAAATACCCAATTCCTTATAAACTTCATCTTCTTGACCAAAATGTGCACCAACGTGAATCACACCATGGATATTAACATTATGATTAATCATAAATGTCTTTAGCTCTATATTATTCATTCTCTATCCTCTTTATATTTGTCTTTATTATACAATAAATCCCTGTGTTTTTCAAGTATTTTTGCTGCGTTTACGTAAACTAAATTATTATGTAATGATTGATTTTTTTGTCTAGTGGTCCCCCATCCAGGTTCGGAAATATAATCTATCGTATATAAACCTGACACTTTTCCGAGTTCTTTGAATGCTCTCATGGACATATCCATATCATCATAATTTTGGGGTGAAAAATATTCGTCTAAAAAATTTAATTTGACCACGTCATTATAGTTGTACATTAGTGGACCTCTGTTACCATATTCTCTAGCATAAAAAATATCTCTTGATGAGTTATCTTTATGTGCAATATCGATGTAATTTATTTGTTTTGTTTGTTCATTATAGATGTTATTGTGAGCAACAAAAGATGTTACAGCGAACACATCACTATATTTTATGAACGGTTCCAACATCCTCTTATCAAAATCTTTTTCTGTGACAACCATATCATCTTGGATTAAGACCACATAATCATTTATAACAGACTTTAGACCAATATTATTTGCTTTGGTTTCAAAAACATTGTCGGCATACAGGTAATCAATTTTTTTATTACTAACTCTCTTTAAATTGTCACGAACAATACCTTCACTATTATCTGTACAACCATCAAAAACTATTACAATCTGGTCATTCAGTTCTGATAAATTATTTACCAAGTTACTCACCACTTGGTTCATTAAGAATTCCTTGTTGTGAATTGTCAATACTACTGATGTTTTCATTTTAAAAGATATTTTGATAATTCTATACAATCACCTTTTCTATCAAACAGGTGGTCAACATAATTATACGTTTCAATCACGTTATAATTTTCTTTGTGAAAAATCCAATTATTTGCCGTTTGCTCACAACAATGATAAATCTTCGAGTCTGTATCAGTCACATCTGAAATGTCTACCGATATCATATCTTCCATAATTTTTTTTGCTTGGTGAATATTGTAATCCGCGGGCAACCCAAAAATACCTAAATTATAAATTTTAAAATCTAAATCATTTGTAACCTGTTTACATATTTTTATTTCACCCCATCTCGGGTCACCATTCCTAACGATTCTTTCATACTTCCAAACCATAATAGAATTATCATCAATTTGTGGTAATTCCGAATGAAAAAATAAATCATTATCGATTTTTACAGTGTACTCAGTTTCTGATTTTGCATAATTAATAAAATCATTTAAAACTGTAAAACTATAATTAAGACTTTCATTGTATTTGGTAAGTTGTTCCGTGTAATCAATATAAATAATTCTGTCTTGGTCAATGTTATACTTGTTCATTTTTTCTTTCATACCCTCAACATCATCAGTATAAAGATGTAAAATACTTTTTCTATTCTTATCAATAAATGAAGCATAAGATGCTGATGAATAATCAGATATAAACTCTTTATTTTTGTAGACATCAAACGCCCATTTCCGACCGATTTGGGACATTTTATTTAAGTCATAATTATAATTTAATGCAATAAATTTCATGGTATATATACGTTGTATTTTATTCTATAATCGAGACAATAATCAAATTTTAAATTATGTTTCACAACCAAGTTAGTTAATATACTTTGGTCATTTCTATGGAATTGCCAATTTGGAAAATTCTCACCAATTTGATTTGGTTCATTGTCAACTATCTGTTTAATACTACAATACTTAAAATAATCGTGAACAAATTCCATCATTTGTTTGGTTTTTTTAATGATGATAAATCCTGCTTCCATCTGTGGTGTTTCATGAAACTTTTCTTCATCACAATCCATCAAGATAAAACAGTCTCTTTTTGTACATATTTTTTGAGGCCAACGATTTCCATTCCAATTTGTAAAATAATAATCATTATCTTTCAAATAATTTGCAATCGTATTATAATCAACATCAACTAAATCACCGGCATCGGTATAAATTAATGCATCCCCATCTTCTAATTCATTCAAAATATCTAAAATAATTTTTGGTTTCCACAACCAAAATCCATCACCCGTTTCACAATCTAATATTTCTTTATGGTTTTCATAAAAAATACCTTTCTTAACATCTTCAGATTTAAATCCTCGGATATCATTGAAACCACGTGAATTATAATATCCGATTAATTTTTGAACGGTGTTACTAAATTTATTGTTGGTGTAAAAAGATAGAACAATTTTCATTATTAATGTATCCCCCGAACATTTACGTTTATTTCATATTCATTTATTAATGGAGAGAGTTCATTAGGGTATTCAGATAAATTCCATTTACCTCTAACTAAAGCCGTTGCTATATATGGATAAACAGAACTATCAAAATGATTCAACCCCCTTTTGTTTTCACCATCGTAATGATATAAACCTTTGATGTTGTTTTCTATCATAAAATTTCTATATGTTTCATTCTCTAACCACATATTATTTTTGGTACCTTTCATGATTTTAATGTAATCATCTTTTTTCCAAATAGTTGGTTGCATAGAAAATATATCTTTATTGTCGGATTCTATTTCATATAAGGTCTCATAAATTTTTTTATCTTTAACAGACCCCGATTTTAACAATCTAATGAACGAATATTCTTGGTTATCATGTAAAAAATCGAGGTAATTAAAAATTTTATCATGACTGACATTGTTATAAAGAATAAAGTCTTCTTGTAAGTATATAAAATAGTCATATGGTATTGAAGATAAACACTTTAACCATGATTCATAATAAGGTTCTTGATTTTCATATAAAAAACAAATTTGCTCGGGTATCATTACATCTGTAATAAAATACATCGGTAAGTTTGTGTACTTTTTTTGTTCTAACAAGAACATATCCAAAATATCTGAACATTTTGAATTTGTATAAGTAACGTAACAAATTTTATTATCCATAAGGTGTTAAATTTTTGTTGATATAAACCACATCCATTTCTGTGTTTGAAGATTCTGGCGACTCGTCTATTGGTATAAACCTATTTAGTTTTTCATCTAGTTCAGATTTACTTGTAGAACCACGATATAATTCCTGTAACCCTACTTCGGTGGTTATTATTTTTACATCATTTAAATATTCTTTTAGAGAGTCTAATACGATATTTTCTGCACCTTGAACATCCATCCAAATCAAATCAACACTTTTAATATCATTTTCTTTTAACCAATCACTAAGAACAATACAGTCAACCTCAGTTTCCTTTTGGGCCCACTGAGATGAACGCCAGTGGTTTGTTGTCTGTAATAAAGAACTGGCACCCACATTTCCATTATAAACTTCGTAAAATTTAGTTTTACCGTTGTAATTGTTTATTGCGTATTGGTAAACTTTTATGTTATTAATTTTCTCAACGTTCTTAACTGTAAATTCGTAGTTTTCTTTTACTGGTTCAAACGCATATATTTTAGCATGTGGAAACCATCTATTTAACTCTAAACTTTGGCAACCATCTCTTGACCCAATATCTAATATTGTGTTGACATCATTAAAGTCAATTTTATCTTTTATAACATTAATCATTTTTGTTGTCCATAATGGACATCTACCATTCAAATCGGTAAAGGCACCCCTATTTAATTCATCTTGAGTAAATGCGTCGTCAATAAATTTTGAATTATCTATCATTTTTATAATTTTTAAATCACCACCATACTATAACATGGTGCGTCTTTATATGTGGACAAATTAATATTTCGTTTTAACCAAAAAATTTCATTATCATTACTTAATTCGCCACCCATAAAGTTTATATTTTTATAGTTAAGTGATATTATATTTTCCGTGATTATTTTTTCCGAATACTCATCGTGTATGGTAGATACATTCCAAATATCAAACACCGTATCTATTTCACCCTCCACAAAATAATCAACAAAATATTTTCCTTCATTATGCCAAGTCAAAAAATTTACACACTCTTTTTTAAATGTGGAAACTAATCTATTTGCATTAGATGGTAGTAAATCACTTCTCCATTTAAGGACTCTGTTGTAACCTATTTCTTTGGCTTTCATTATTCCATTCAAAGTTGATATTTTTTGTAGTGCTATATTTTGTACACCCCTATCGTGTGGAATACTGTTGAATAAGACAACATCATTAGTATCGTATTTTGATTCTTCACCTTGCCATGTTGACCAAATCAAATCATAACCAGTCCAAGCGTTTTTTAATTCTTTAACGTAGTCTGAAGGTCCTTGTACTATGACACAAAAATCATTATTCATACTGAATTAAAATTTTGATATGTGATTATGATATTGTGACCCTTCATACATGTATGGTCTAGTTATTTTATTATGTATGAATACATCTAATGCGGAACCAAAATCAATATAAGTGTTATTACTATTATTTGTAAACATATGTTTTATGATAACAGCAGATGTTGGTCCACAACATACGATAAATAAAGTATCTTTATATTTTGAAGAAACATTGTATATTTTTTCTAAAAACGAATCTCTATGTTCTTCCCAATAGTTTACACAATCATTAGGGAACGGTACAAATTCTGATACACTAAATGGTATGTTTTTTAAATCACAATTTTCATTACAAATTAAAACAACATCTCGATTTATATTTCTTATTCTTGATATATTTTCTTTGTAATTTGCGTTAATCCATAGGTTAGCAAATGTAATGTTTGATTTATTTTGTATTCTATCATATAAAAAATTATAGTCTCTAATACTATCAGTTTTGGAGGATATTGCAAAATAAAAATTTGGGTCGTTCAACCCTATACATTCATTTAAATCCACACCTAATTTGGTTTGTCCCCCACTCGAAAACCATTTATCGTTTTGATACGCTTGTGTATTCTTTTCTATCGGTGAATTATTCATTAACATCACTTCACCATCGGCATATCTAACAAAAGAAAAGTTAGTTCGACTATCTATCTTTTCCCAAAACGAATTAAAATCTTCAATATACTTTTCAATCATTTAATATTGTCTTAAATCCTTTATTTACATACCCACGGTAAACTTCACCCATTAAATTCATATTTGAATGATTTACGGAAATTGCGTTGGAATCAGTTCCATGTTCCCATGCATATTCTGGTATACTACCCCACATTTCTCTATTTTCTTTAGGATGGGGAGGAACGTAAGTTCCGATATTTGCGTATTTCTGTAATGTATATGAAAAGTGCATATCCTCACCAACTAATTTACTCTGATTGATTTCAGGTAATTCTCTCCAAAATATCGATAACCATTCTCTTTTAAAGAACCACGAGTGACCAACAATGTCGACCTTTTCAATTTCTTCGTTAGGTTGGTCCCAACCGACTCTTGTTGCTGGCCAATAAGAGTTTTTTGTGTGAAATTTTACACCGATAGTTCCTAATAAACCTTCTTGAATTTTCATGGTGTTTAGACAGTTTTCTAACCATAGTTTACCCGGTATTGTGTCATCATCAAAAACACAAATATATTCTGTGTTGGCATTTAAAGCAAATGCAAATCTTGCCCACACACCTAAATTACTATTACAAGATGCGTGAATTAAATCTTTGGTTAGTCCCTCATCAAATTGAGAACCAGAATTTTGCCAAAATAAAATTGATTCGGGTTGGACACTTTGATTTCTAATTGATTCCAATTGTTTTTGGAGAACATGTGGTCTTTTATACCCATTTAATATTACCGTTATACTCATACAATTTTTCTAAATATTTCAATGATTCTTTCACAAGAATTACCATCACCAAAAGGACAATCATATTCTGTTTGGAAATCGTTAATAATATCGTAAAAAATACCTTCTAAGTCAATGGGTTTTTTACATATAAAAGACGTTTTACCCAAGGACTCAGGTCTCTCAGTTTTTTCTCTACATACAATAACTTTCTTATTTAGGAACGACGCCTCTTCTTGAACACCCCCACTATCTGAAATTAGTAATTTACAGGATTTGAATTCCTCAATAAATTTATCATGGGTTAATGGTTCAATAACATCAACATGTGTCAATATATGTTTGTGTTTTATGACGTTTGGGTTTGGGTGTATTGGAAGAATGAATTTTAATTCAGGATTATTCTTTGCTAATCGATTGATAACATCAAACCACTCCGACATCATCTCATGATTCTCTCTTCTATGTAAAGTGATTAAGACTTTATTTTCGTATGTAATATTTTCTTTATTAAGATTATCTAATACGGTATTGCCAACTACAAAATTTTTACCCTGAACTTTTTCATTTTCTAAGTTCATCTTGTTACTTTCTGTTGGGCAAAGATTATAGTTTGAAATTCTACTAATTAACTGCCGATACATTTCTTCGGGGTAAGGGTGATTGTAGTCATATGTCCGTAATCCCGCTTCTAAATGAATCACTTCTTTTTTATGGTGTAATCCTATTAGGGATAATGAAAGAGCGGTTGCGGTGTCCCCTTGGATAAGTATATGTGTAACCCCTTCCAAAAATTCTTTTTTAAAATTTAAAAATACGGATGACATAATACTATCCAATCTATTTTCACACGTATCATCAATGGATAATTTATAATCAAAATCACCCAATACAATATCTTTGTGTTGGGTAACATATAAAATTTTATGGGGAATACTTTCCCCACACATTTCTATTAATTTTTTTATTTTAATATACTCAGGTCTTGTGCCGTAACAAAATAATATCATATATAAGTTGAAATGATTTCTAAATTTTTTAAAGTGTTAGTTTCTAAGAAATCAATTAATTCATCACCTGATAACCTATTAAACCATTCTTCTAAACTTGCACCATAATTTTGTGTCGTTATTACTTCCAAACCTAAACATTTTGCCTCAACAACCAGTCTACAAAAAGTTTCTCTTGCTATCGGGAAAAACACAATACCTTTACATTTGGCCATATTACTTAAAAATTCAACTCTGTCTTTAGATTCTTTAAGAATATGGACCGGTAATTTATTTTCAGAACAATACTTCAGACTACCTTGGGTGTTCTTTATCCAATTATTTGTATAGTAAACAGAATATTTGTCGTTTTTAACATTGTTGGATTTATTTAAATTCCTCAATAATTCTAAGTCCTCATTTGACCATATCGAACTATTCAGATTTATAAAATTAGCAACAACATCGTTTTTAAGATAAACGTTCATGTGGTCGGTTGTTTGAACAAATACCGCTTTTGCATTCCGGTAAAGAGAATAGTTGGTTCTTTCCTCAATCGGAATTATGTTGTCGGTATATCTCCATGGGTGTCTACTTGCACATATTTTATAATCGTTTTCAATAATGACGTAGTTCAAATTTTGTATTTGATTAACCAAGTTTGGGTTCATCAAAGAAATATTTGATATAATATACAGGGCGTTGTAATCAAATGACTTGACTTGGTTTGAATATTCAAACTCAAGATTAAATCTATCAATTAAAACTTGATTCACCCATTCAGAACCACCGTGAGGTACTTCTTTAATGGTAAAATCCGATATAAGTATTTTCCTCATATAACTTGATAATTTTCTTTTAACATGCTGTCCATGTAATTGAATGGTAAATTAAAATAATGTTCACCGAATTTATGTTGTTTATTGAACGATGACAATCTCTTTGCTCTTGAAATGTAAATGTTCTTCACGTAGTCTTTACCCAAGAATTTATAGTGAAGAAGTTTTATTTCCCGCTCATCCGAAAATTTACCATCAACAGAATTAAAACTGTGACCACCAATGCCGTATTTTATATCTAAATCAGGATGAAAAATTATATTTTTACACATTGGTTCATACGTTTGTGAACCTGTTTTAATTTTTGTTGTAATGAATTCACCGTCGTATATTGGAAATTCAGTACTAACCATGTCGTGACCGTCTATTCTTGGGACGGTTATACCCATTTCTTTGTACTCTTGAAGTTTATCCATAAGATTTTCATGGTATATAAACTCATCACAGTCACAAACTATAACCCAATCAACACCCTGACCTCTACTTCTTTTTTTATACTCTTCGGATTTAATGTTTACGTAATTAATTTCATTTATTTCATTACCACTATCCCATTTAATAACCTCAACTTTTGGGTACCTCTTATAAATCTCATCAGAGGAGTCCGTTGACATATTATCGTATATGAATATTTTTTCACAGATTGTACTATAGTAATCCAATGTGAATGGTAATATTTTTTCTTCATTCCATGACAGTATATGTGCGTGTATCTTCATTTTAAAATATGTTTTTCCAAAGTGTTAATATCTCTTCGTTACTTAATTTAGAAACTTCATTCATAGTCTCTTCATTACCATAAAACTCTGTACCGGTTAAATAACATTCATCTTTAACCAAACAAGCAACCTCACCCTTTGATGAGTGATATACCTTACCAATCATATCGTACATTTCTTGTTTATTGGTGGTGTGACCGTAATGAATTACTCTTGGATTCATTAAAGGTTTTACCAATTTGTCAAAATAGTTTTGGTCACCGATGTGACCGAACAAATAGATTTTTTCACACCTGTCTTTTAATGCTCTTTGTATTGACACATGGGTCTGTTTTCTGTCTTCAATTGTACCAATAATTCCTGCAATATTTCTTACCAGCTCTTTATTTGAAATAATTAAATTTTCTTTGATGTTTGGTATTATTACATAATCACCCCTGTAATCCGAGTGATATTTTCGATGCTCTTCATGTAAAAACACGCACAGGTCCCAATACTGTTTAATTTTACCAACAGGGAACCACCATTTTTCATGACAAGACAAAATAACTTTTTTAACAGGTGGTCTTTCCTGTAGTTGTAAAAAATGGGTAATTACAATATCATCAGATTCATACTTTAAATCTTTTTCAATGTTCCCTGATTTACATTTGTCTAAATGGTAATTCTGATTACCGTAAAATGTGCAATCAATACCATTTTCATTTAAGAAATTTGTTAAGTTTATAAAAAAAGTGGTAGAACCACCTTTTTCTGTAAATCCCGATACAATTTTTATCATCTTAATTGTTTGATATTTTTTCTAATTTCAGGTGAGTTTATGTACTGACCTAAGACTTGTTTTAATTCAACATCAACCTTTTCAAATTTTGATGCCATATCAATCATTACCACACTGTTTGTGTCAATGAATGTTTTACGTTTTTTAAGTAAAGTTTTCAACGCAAAATCTAAGTTATAAATTGATGTTTCTAAATTAATATCAAACCAATCAATCATTTTTAAATTTGTAGATGTAGTGGCAAAAAAGTCACTAATACTACCAAAATTGTTTGGAAAGTGTCCGTGTAAAATATTGAAAAAAGATGATTTGTTTTTAAAAATTAAATTGAACTGTTCGTTGTTTTGAACTATATCCAATCCATTTGAAAAAATTGTTCGGTCGTTTTCTAATACTGTAGGAAAGACGCACCCAAAAGTATTTTTTTCACTCTTAAATATTGAATACATACTTGAGAAAACGTCGTTCAATACGGTAACAGTATCATTACTGAAAAATAACAAATCTGTTTTTGATTCCATAAACGATTCATCCCATTTCAGTACTGATAAGTTTTTATTTAATGTATCAAAAAAACCCTCGTAAATTTTAATATTTTCAGATTCAAATTCTCTAATATTGTCTATATTGGTATCCGTCGAGATGAGTGAAATCTGTAAACTATCAAACACTGGTAATTTTTTTATGTTTTCAAAAAACTGAATTAAATTTTCATTATCGTTTGATGTTTGAACTATTAAATTAAATTTATCTTTAAACTGTTTTGGTTTGGTTATGTCATAATCAATTTTTGGTGTTATATTAATTGGTAGGTTCTCTTTAAATTTTTCAATGTAAAATTCCCTATTCTTTTCCCAAGAATCATTGGTCATTCCGATTGATTTGTGAGTGATTCTTATGTTGTATATAACACCGATGTTTACCTCACTTAAGTGATTGCTAGTACAGAATACCATATCATAAAAATGAAAACCCGGTACTGACTCATCAAAAGTGTGTTTTATTCTGTTTTTGTGGATTCCAATGAATAAACCATCCACTAAACAAACTTCGTGAATTGAATTTGGGATTCCATTTGCATATCTCGATTCCCATTTTTTACCCTCATTTTCATGATTAACAATACCAACCATTTTGGTATTATCTGTCCACCACCTACCACTCTCATGAATATTGGTTGTACCGGCAACACCGAGAATCCCGTAGTCAGATTCTTCAAAATGTTTGACTAATTTTCTACCCCACGAAGTCGTATTAAAGTAAATGTCATCATGACAAAGTACGACAATATCATGAATCGACTCTTGAATAATTTCATTGTAAGTTTGTGAAAGACTTTTTTCACCATTGTTTACTTTTTCAATAACTTGAACTTTGGGGTGTCCACAAGTTTTTTTTAAATATTCTTGAAATTTTGGGTTGGACTCTCTTGTACTGTAACCTATTGTAATCATTTTTTTGTTTTAAAATATTGATGATAATATAAGAAATAAAATTCACAACTTAAAATTTGGAACCGTTTGGTGCAAGACCGTTGTGATTATCAATTTGTTTTCTAAAATCTTCTCTAGTGTTATATAGGTCAAGAGCTCGGTTTACTAATTTTTGTAGATTGATTGAACCATCTACACTTTTTATCTTAAATCTTTTATAAACATCATCTATGATGTTAACGCTGGTTAGTTTTGTTTGTTGTTTAGGCATAATATAAGTATATAAATTTATATATATTATAAAAGACAAAAAATATCGGACAATTTATTAGACTGTCCGATACAATTTATTGTCCTTCTGTGTTTTCTTCGTTAGTTTGATTGTTAATCTCCTCAACCTTTTTTATGATTTGGTCAAGTTGTTGTTCCATAATTGTAATCTCCTGTGGAGGTGTTGAACCACCTTCGGTTAGTTGAATGTTTACCGTTTGATTACTAACAGGTTGGTTTCTTTTTTTACATCCGCATCCCATGATTTTAAGTTTTTTTATAAATATTTTGGTTTATTGTTTTTTATTCGTTATCTTTTGTAATAATAATAAATAGAAAACAATTTGTCAATGGAAATGAATAAAATTTATCAGGGTGACTGCTTAGAACTGTTTAAGGAGTTAAATGACGGTACTGTAGACCTCTTTGTTACGAGTCCACCGTACAATGTCGGTATTAGTTATGATGTGCACAAAGACGATGCTCCGATGGATGAGTATTTTGAGTGGTGTAAGAAATGGTTATCCGAAGTTTACCGTACATTAAAAGATGATGGTAGAATTGCCTTGAATATACCATATGAAATAAACGTTAGAGAAAGAGGTGGGAGAATTTTCTTAGTATCTGAATATTGGCAGATGATGAAAGAGATTGGTTTTGGATTCTTTGGTGTTGTGGACTTAGAGGAGGATTCTCCACACCGTTCTAAAACAACCGCTTGGGGTTCTTGGATGTCACCATCATCACCATACATATACAATCCAAAAGAATGTGTAATTCTTGCATATAAGAAAGATTACAAAAAGAAAGAAAAAGGTATATCTCAATGGTCTTATAATCAGATTGAGGTCGAAAACGAGGAAGGTAATTTTAAAAACAAAAGGGTTTATTCAGATAAAGACAAAAACGAATTCATGGAATTAGTCTTTGGTCAATGGAAATACTTCAACGACACAAAATCTTTAACTAAAGCCACATTCTCCATGGACATCCCAATGAAAGCAATAAAAATACTTTCCTATCAAAATGACCTGATTGTTGATTGTTTTTCAGGAAGTGGAACCACCGCTTTGTCAGCTAAGAAGCTGAATAGAAATTATATTGGTTTTGAGTTATCAGAATCTTACACAAAGATATCTCAACAGAGATTGATTGATTATGATAACCAAAAGAAACAACTGGTAATGTTTGAAGAATAAAATTAACGGACAGGATTCATAGGTGTTCCCAAATACATATTAACTCGGTCACCTTCTTTAAATTTATCAGTAACACCGGCGGGAAACTCAATAACATGGTCACCTATGCCGGTGTATCTTTTTGGGTTCAATTCATTTTGACCAGCGGGTTCACAATTTCTATGTATTTTACTGATTCTATTTTTCAATACAAAAACAATATCCAAAGGTATTAAACAGTTTTTCATCCAAAAAGAATGGTGACCAACACCACCCATATTAAAAACCATACAACCATTTAAATTATCTCTACCCATCATACCTTGACTAATTTCTTCAGGTTCGGATAGGTATTCCGCAGGGAACTTTGTATTATTAATAATCACTGACATATTTTTATAAATATTTGACTTTATCATATTTGTTTACTATATTTTAATATCATGAAAGGACTATTCAACGACCAATTAAATTTTGACAATAATGATGAATTGGAAATGGTTTTAGATAATTTAAACCCACAGATGGCAATTCAAATTATTGAAATGGGTTTACAACATGGTCATTATTCCGGTGTTTTTAACATGAGGGAAACACACACGTTATATAAAACAATTCAATACTTAAAAACATATGAATATAAGGACAATAATTTACGTACTGATGATTCTGACGGGAATCATAATTGAAAAATACGGAATGAACACCAGTAATCCCGAGATTGAAAAATATTTTGGATTTGGTATAATTTCTCTTGGTTCATTCAATATAGTTTTAGATTATTTAAAAAAGAAAAAAAATGTCAAATAAAGAAAAGAAATACATCACGGATTTTTTTGTAATAAGAAAGAAATACCATTGGTTTCTTTTACCAACTCCCATATTTTACTACCGTAAAGACACGTTTTTTGAAACCGGTGCAACCTCACCAAGCTGGGGTTTGGCTTTGAGATTCTTAATTTTTATGGTCGGTATTCAGATACAGAAAAACATATATTATAAAAAATGAAAACAAAAGTAGAATACGTATGGCTTGATGGGTATTCCCCTGAGCCAAATCTCAGAAGTAAAATAAAAATTGTGGACCTACCGGCACCATTTGAATTGAAACACATCCCCAATTGGGGGTTTGACGGAAGCTCAACTAAACAAGCGGAAGGTAACTTTTCAGATTGTTATCTTAAGCCAGTAAAATTATATCATACAAATAGTTCACTTGATACAGTATATGTATTATGTGAGGTTTTAGATGGTAATAATGAAATTCATCCATCAAATCATAGAGCAAAAGTAGGTGAGGAAGATGTAAATTTTTGGGTTGGATTTGAACAGGAATATTTTATTCGTTCTTCACATAATAATCCAATTCTTGGATTTGAAAGAAATGGTATCATTGACGGTCAAGGAATTTATTATTGTGGTGTAGGTGGACATATTGTTGGTCGAAATATTTCTGATGAACATTTGAACATGTGTTTAAAATATGACATCAATGTGGAGGGAACCAATTCAGAGGTTGCATTAGGTCAATGGGAATACCAAATTTTTGCAACAGGTAAAATTGCCGCTTCTGATGATTTATGGATGAGTAGATATTTTTTACATAAAATTGCTGAGAAATATGGTCGTTCTATTGAGTTACATCCCAAACCGATGACCCACGGAGAATGGAACGGTTCAGGTTTACATACAAATTTCTCAAATCAAAAAATGAGAGAAGAGGGTGGTGAACAATACTTCAATGCAATTTTTAGGTCTTTTGAATCAAGAACACAAGAACATATTGACTCTTATGGTTCTGATAACCATTTGAGATTAACAGGTCATTTTGAGACACAATCTATTGATAAATTTAGTTGGGGTGTCTCAGACAGAGGTGCATCTATCCGTGTACCAAAATCCGTTGGTGAGACATGGAAGGGTTATCTTGAAGACAGGAGACCAGCATCACACGCGGACCCATATAAAATCGTTAAAGTGATTAGTGATAGTTTATCATTAGCCGAAGAATTAAATAATGTTCATCACATGATGAATGTTGAAATAGACACCGAAAAAATTGTAAATAAATACGGTACACTTTCAGGGGAGGAACTCTTGGAAAGTTATCGAAAAGATGAAGAAGAATAAAATACCATGGGAAAAAAAGACAAAGAACATAGAAAAAAAGTTCAAGCTCGTAATCAAAGATTAAAGAGAGAAGAGTCCACATTGATGAATTTATTTAAGAAAATGCAAGAGACTAAAAATTCTGAATCAATAAATCAAGAATCGGAATCAAATAAAAATCAAGAAATATAAATTAATTATGGTAAGTCAACAAATTTTAGATACGTTCATTTATGAAACATTAAACGGACAATTTGGTGTGTCCGACCCAACAGAATTTGACCAAACTATTGGGGTTTTTGCAACTAAAATAGAAGCGGAAAACGCATTAAAAGAATACATTATTAGAGAACAAATAACTTTTGAGTAATGGAATTTTTGAATTCACACCCCATAAAAAAGTCGGATTTAGGATTCCACGGAAATTTATTCGGTGGAAAACTTTTAGCGTGGATTGACGCGGCGGCTGCGGGATACTCCATGCAATTGTGTGATTCACCAAGATTAGTTACCGTATCAATTGATAAATGTTTTTTTGAAAAACCAGCCAAAGAGGGTCAGTTGATTAAAATTTACGGGTCACCAAGTAAATTAGGGAATACTTCAGTTACCTTGTATATGGAAGCAAGAGCACATAATGTTTACACAGGTAACCAAATTGTCATCTTGAAAACAAACATAAGGTTTGTTAGGATTGATGAAGAAGGTAATCCGGTACCAATTGGTGAAAAAGGTAGGAGTAGAATTCAAAAATTAATTGACATAAGAGATTCTGAACAAAACGATGTCAACCCTTAAAAGACAATATAAAATTTACATTAAACAAAATCCCAACTCAAATCTTTCTTATGAGGAATGGGAAAAAAATTTTTTGGAAAATTTGAAATTGGGTATGGAATTAGGTGACGATTTTTCAGATTGGGACGTAACTTTAATGGACGGTTTGGAGGATGAATAAAAAGAAACCTGATATTGTTGTTTGGGATGAAACAAATGGGTACGACGCTAATAGAAAGCATTATCCTACCAGTATCGGTTCGCCAAAATTTGAATTACCTAATGTGGGTCTCGTAAAAAAAGAGTCCTCAAAAAAAATGATTGATGTCTTTAATCGTCAAAGAGAAGAAATCATTCAATCAATAGAAAAACTTCAAAGAGAGTATGTGGATTCAATAATGGTTTGGGAATCAAAAATTTCTTTTGACCCAATTGTTGGTGAAACATATTACTTATATAATTTTAATGGTGTAAATACATTATCATTATTATCACCAAAAGATTGGAATCGGGGTGACGATTTTATTGGTGCTTTTACATTAAATTCAGATAGAAAATGGGTTAGAAATGAAAGGTAAATTAATATATCAAAAAAAATCTGACGAACTTATTAACAGTGTCGAAGGATGGTTTATTGTTTCTGAAGATTCATCAAAGAATTTTGAAGCATCAAAAGAAACTTTAGAAAAAATAAAAAGCGGAAAATATGATGTAAAAGACGGTGATGAAGTCGAGTATGTTTTAAAAACAAATTGTCAAGTAATGTACGATGATATTTTTCATAGTACAATTGCTGACATCATAATAACGCAAAAAATGGTTAGTCGGGTTTTTCTGATTGATATTGATGGGACAATTTGTGACGACATTAAAAATGAAGATTCACATCTTTATCCGACAGCTAACCATTACCCAAACGCGTTGGGTATCATCAACAAATGGTACGATGAGGGAAATGTAATTACATTTTTTACCGCTCGTGAAAGTAAAGACCGTGAAGTAACCGAAACATGGTTAAAAGAAAAAGGTTTTAAATATCACGGATTGGTTATGGACAAACCAAGAATCAAAGATGACCAAGAATATGTGTGGATTGATAATAGAAAAGTCAGAGCGATTACGTATCTTGGAACGTGGTCTGAATTAAAAGAAGTAGACGCAAAAATTCAAACATTTGAGTAATGAACAAATTAGATAAACAATACACAGACTTACTCCAAACTATTATAGATTATGGGGTAGAAAAGAAAGACCGTACAGGTACAGGAACCAAATCTATTTTTGGTTATACAATCCGTCATAAAATGTCCGATGGGTTTCCATTACTTACAACCAAGAAAATGGCGTGGAAGACGATGGTAACCGAATTGTTATGGTTCCTTCGTGGTGATACAAACATCAAGTTCCTTGTTGATAACAATTGTCATATTTGGGATGGTGATGCGTATAAGAACTATCTAATTGAAGATGCCAAAATCTTACCTAATATGTCAAAAGAAAAAATGTTAGAGTTAGGATTTCGATTAACAAAAGAAGAATTCATCAACAAAATAAAAACCGATGATGAGTTTGCTAAGAAGTGGGGTGACCTCGGACCTGTGTATGGTAAGCAATGGAGAAGATGGGGTAGAAAGAATGTGACTAATTACGACTTAAAGGATGTAAAAGGTTCTGACCAACACAGAGTACTAAAAGCAATTGAAATCGGTGAAGATGTTACCAAGTATGGTGTCAAAATAGAATACCAAAACAATTCAATAGACCAAATCACAAACCTAATCAACGACCTTAAAACAAATCCAGACTCAAGACGATTAATGGTCAATGCTTGGAATGTTGGAGAGCTGGACCAAATGGTTCTTCCACCTTGTCATTATGGATTTCAAGTTTATACGAGAGAGTTGAGTTTAGATGAAAGGATTAATTATTATAACTCAACAAAAGACCCTTTAAATCAAAGTAGTGATTATCACGATGTTCACATGGATAGTTTAAGAGTTCCTAAACGAGCAATCTCTTTAATGTGGAATCAACGCTCAGTAGACACATTCTTAGGTCTACCATTCAATATTGCTTCTTACGGTTTGTTACTTGAGATTATTGCTAAAGAAGTAAATATGGTACCTGATGAGTTGATTGGTAATTTAGGTGATACTCATTTGTATAGTAACCATGTTGAACAAGCAAGAGAACAAATCGGTAGAAAGTATACACATGAAGAGAGAGAAGGTATGTTAAAAGAGGCGATGGGTCCTAATGGTTATAAAAGTGCGTTGAAAGACTTAGCACCATTTGGTGGAGGTATGTCTGAATATTATGAGATATATAAAATACCACGATACACAAGAGAACCTTATAAATTACCCAAACTAAAACATATGAAGACCGATGAATTTTATAAATCATTATCTGAAGACTCATCTTTAATAACTCATTTGGAAAATAAGGATTTTCAAATCGAAAATTATCAATCACACCCATCGATTAAAGCACCCTTAAGTAATTAAACTATGAAAATAAGTATTGACAAAGTTGTATATCAATCTTATATTTTACCATATGTTAAAATAACATATAACAGTTGGTTAAATGGTGATTATGAATTAATAATTGGTTGGTTTAGTTATCAATTGGTTATTGGTTATACACCAAAACATAACAGATAATTGAAAAATATAGATGATTAAATTTTTAAAACTGCTATTGATGAAACTTAGGCGTTTAAATTCCCCAACAATAGTTGAACCAGTAAAATGGTCAGTAGAGGATTTTAATAAAGCCAAAAAATGGGCCCAATCAAGATTACACCCTTCTTATAATGATAGAACAATATGGGACGTGGTTTATAGTGTAAGATATGATACTGCCGAAGTTCTTCACGAAATAAATAAGTTCATAGTTATAGAAAATAAAAATAAAAACAAATAAAAAAATGAAAATTACAAAAACACTATTATTAATTTTAGGATTGTTTACAATCGTATACTCATGTTCTGACACGAGTAAAACAATTAAACCACAAGAGTTCCCAACGGACTTAGGTATTTCGGGATTCAATTTTCCTGAAGACTCTACGAAAATTTACGGATGGTTAGAGAATCAAGATACAACCAGTATTGTAAATCACGCGTGGGGTATTTGGGCTGGACTTACTCAACCAACAAAACAAAAATACAATGGTCAAACATTGTTGGTTTTTGAAACTTGGATGGGTGTTCAAGAACTATCTGCAATGTCTGCACAGGGTCAAGTTTCAAGTTCAATGGAAAAATCAAACAGAACTGAACTTAACATCCCGAAACAATTTGTACATGGTAAACTTTTCGCGGGACAAAAGATTGACACAAACTTCACTGTGTTGGAAACAGTTTCTTATGACCCATCTGCGGCACATTTTGCAACATCAAACAAATTATTTAATCAATCGTCATTGAACAAATATTTGGTAAAAGATGGAATTGGTGCGGTACCTGAATTTCCTAATACTTCAATCACCACCAAACCAACATATTATGCTGGTGTACCAAGTAAAAACGGTTTGATTAGAGTACCTGTTTGGGTATCACCAAATCCGGCCAAAGCGTATAGATATAATGAATGGCAACAATGGGTTTACGCCGATGTTAATAATAAACAGGAACCGAATAAAAAGTTAGTACCTGTAACAACATCAAATCCCACAGAGGAACAAATTAAAGATGCGACCTGTAACGTAAATGATTTTATTAATTATAAAATTGATAGAGTAGGTGCGGACTATCTCAATAGTCACCAAGACGTTGGAACTACACCAAGTAGACAATTTATCGAAGGTGACTATGTGTTGTTGGTAGCCATGCACGTAACAACAAAAGAATTTAAAAATTGGACATGGCAAACTTATTTTTGGTGCCCTGACCCGTCTAACCCTCCTTCACCAAGTTCTAAATTTGAAGCAGGTCTTAGACCTAAAGAACTTAAAGGCGCCGCTTCACACTACGCAGTTAGTACAGCATACGCAATGGTTTGGCCGAATCAACCTGTGAGTGGCGGTTCTGACAACAACGCTAGACCGATACTTGCTTTCAATCCTTATTTAGAGGGTGGATTTGGTCCAAAAGTTTTCAGTTTACAAAACAAATTCAGACCTGATTTTGTGTATGGAATGCAAACAAACTGTATGTCATGTCACGCATTGTCGACTATGACGGGTAAGAATGGATACACCACAAATCAATACATTGATATGATGGACACATCGTTATTTAAGAATGATGTTAAATTAGATTTCACATGGTCAATTCAAGGTAACTTGAATTCTGATAAGTAATAACATAAAATAACAACAAGTGAAGCTCCGTAAAATCGTAAAAGAATATAAAAATGCTACAACTTATGAGATATGGGAAGGAATTAGAGACAATTTTACTTTCGGTTTCATCGGAGCGACACTTGTTGTTTTTATTGCAACAAGAACCGACTTTGCTGTTCTTATCGGTTATATTGTCTACTATTATTACATGGGTCGGATAGTTAATCGACCAAAGTACGTTACAGATTTAGGTAAGTTGATAGTTTTCCCAATCCCTTCGGCATTGGGTGCGTTCACAGGGTATAAGTTATCTTATACTTTAATTGGGTTATTGGGGAGTATTTTTTAATTAGTTCTCCTACCCTGTCCACGGTAGTTTTTCTCACTTTTATCGTGTTTATTAAAAGATTTTTTAGCTTTACCTAATCTTCTTTTACCAAAATTCACCTTTATAGATGCGTTTGATGATTTACCTTTTGAACTTTTTCCTGCTGCCATGTTAATAATTTTATAAAAATAAATATGGATATCATTAAAAAAGTGGTATATTTGTAAAAAATATCAAAAATGCAACTCATCAAACAAAGATTTTCTTATTTCAGAATAGATTTAGTTAGGGATAATTGTATGTTGTCTGAAGATAGACCAATACCAATTGTTGTATCTGATGGTAAAGAACTGGATGATGATTTTTTATTTACTGAACAGGTTAAGACACTTGAGCCCGTTGTAAATAGGGATACCAAATTTGAAACCATAAAATTGGAACCAAGACCATCAAAGGGTGCGAGGACAAAATATTTTTATGGTGAAAAAGAAAAAGAATACGTTTCTTTCATAAAATTGACAAAAGAACCTTGTTACACAACAAGTGAAAAACATTTAAAAAGACATTATGGGAATCCTTTCTCATCAATACAAATTGTAACATTTGAAAGAACAATAGAACTTAGAGAAGGTAAACTTTACATAAGGTGTTACAAGAATACCAGATATCGTGATTTTAATTGGAAATATTTCCGTAAATCTTCCAAGGTAATGACGTTAACAATTGATTTACAGAAGGGAGATTTTACGATTGGGGATATGAATTTTGGAAAGATAAAATCCAAAAGATTTAGAAAAAATTCATTTACTACGTTAGAAATCTTGTTGGGTTCAAACAGTCTTTTCAATTTAAAAAAAGAGTTTAGTAACAATCTTAAAATCGCTAAGGAATTTGATGACACATTTAATGAACACGAATTTGTAAATGTTATTAAAAATCACATTCCAAACTTACCTACTAACGTTGGAAACTTATTTGATAAACATTTTTTTATAACTAGTTTTATTGAATTCTTTGCGGAAAAGAAAAAAATAAAAACACCAAACGACTTTGTACCACTTATTAAAATACATTACCCAACTGAAAAATACCTTAAAAAGAATCAGAGAAAATTAATGCAATCTATTTTGGATAGTTACGGAATAAATTCAAAATTTACCTTGAAACTTTTCCATGAAAATCCAAAATTAAATTTACAAGAGTTTTCATGTATGTGTGATTTACTTGGAAAGGATTATCCAAAATACCTCGGTTCTTTGAAAAGTGAATGTTTTAATCTTTTTATGGTAGATAATGGTAATGCACATTCTATGGTACCGCTTGAATTGAGAGGTGCTAAAAATCACCACCGACACCTGTTTATTGATAATGTTGATAGGGAAAATATCATTAAAATTTTAAATTCCCTGATTCCCAAACCGGCAGGAGACCATTCAGTATCGTCGGTTACTCGAGGTATATACACTTTGATAAAAGACCACTTCGATATGATTGAAAAGATTCGTGAATTTGACCCTAACATAAAAATGAGGGCAACAAATTACACGGACTTTCATACAGAGCACATTGAACTATCCAAGACATGTTCATTAATCAAAAAGGGTTGGTCAATCGAATATCAATATGACAACAGAATGGTGAGATTAGTGGAGGAACAAATAAAGACTCGATTTGAGAACGACAATCATATTTTTTCTCCTGTGATATTAAAGAGAGAAGAAGAATATTCGGAAGAGGGTACATTTATGCACCACTGTGTTGCCAGTTACGCAAACAAAGAATCATCAATGATAATTTCATTGAGGACCAACGGTGGTTCAGATAGAGTAACATGTGAGTTTAACAAAAAAACAGGTGACTGTATTCAGGAGAGACATTTTTGTAATAAGTTACCACCTGAGTATTTTGGTGAATCATTAGAAATATTAAAACAAAGAGTTAGAAAATTTGCGTCACAAAGATTATTGAACCACATTGATATTAAAAAGGTGAAAGTTAAAATAAATGGGAAGGAAGTCAACCAAAGAGAACCTGATTTATTTGAACAACTGATGAATGGTGACATAGAGTTTTAATACTACATAATTAAATTTAGTCCATGTATATTTTATACATGGATTTGTTACTTAGACATTATCAAAACAAAAAATCCAAAACGAACAATTCGGTTTCGATTTGTGAATTACAGTTGTATCAATATGATAGTTTGATACACTATATCGCGGATTTTTCTTTCGATTATTTACGATACGGAATAAAAAACATCCTTACCATCCATCACGGGTTCACGGTTAATTTAAAAAACGGGGACATAAATACTTACTACCAATTATCAAACTATTCAGTGAGTGAAGGTGATAAAGGTAGAAGTAAAAATAATAGAAAGAAGAATAATTTTGATTCAATACTTGCACTAATAGAAAACGGCATGTACAAGGGTGAAAAGAGAAAAGATTATTGGGGTAAAAGGTATAATAAATCAATTCAGGACATTATTAATATTTTAATATCCAAAATACAATCTGAGTCAAATTTTAATATTGAAAAGAATTATCAAGAGAAATGCTATATTAATCCACTATATGATTTGTTAGTTGATTTTCATTTATCAAAGAAAAATATAAAATACCATGATACTGTTTACACCACAATTCAACAAGAGTATCCACAGAAAAAATGGTTAAAATTAAATGATAATAAATTTTTACCTTCTATTTTAGATTCGTATGGAATTAAATCAAAGTACTTGATTGCTGAATTAAATAAACCACAAAACTTTGATGTGAATATTAAAAGTCTAAGCTTTCTATGTAAACTTTTTGGTGATGGTTACGTTGATTATTTAAGACAAACTAAGTGGCACGACATTGTAAAACGTAATTCTAATTTCAGAAAATTCCACACTTTGAAAAATGATAAAGAAAAATCCATGATGGTCAAGGTTATTAATGATTGGGAAACCACAAACCTATATAAAGATAATTTTGTTGAGTTGGTGAACAAATTAATGAATCTTCGAGAATTCATAGAATCCAAAAATATCCCCTGTAAATTTAATGCGAGCGATTCCGACTCTGTAGAATTACTTTTAAATAAATTTGAAAACATAAAAAATCATTTTAAAAGGGGTTACAAAACAAGATATTCATTTAATGAGGAGTTCATAAATGAAATAGAATCTGACATTATAATTGACAATAAAGTTTTTCAAACCAAAATACTCAAAACCGAAGAGGATTTTTTCACTGAAGGATTTATGATGAAAAATTGTATGTCTAAACAATTCAGCAAAGGTGTGGTCTATATCTATCTTTCCATGAAATGTAATCGAACAAAGATTAATTTAGAATATAAAAAAGGTAGTTTGATAATGTCTTTTGGTAAGGCCAATAGTCCTGTTGAGTCTTATTTCAATCCCGCAATAAATGAAATATCAAAAAAAATGATGAAATATTCCAATATGACATGGACTAAAGAAAAATATGAATATATTTCAAAATAATTTTAGGATTTTTTTGGAAATCAAATTTTTCTTTTCTATATTTGGTTGGTAAAACCCCTTAATCATGGAACCAAAAGAATCAAAATCTAATTCTCACTTCAATATAAGTTTGGCCAAGTCAGGTTTGAGAATCGTGGCTTGTTATTTCTTATTTTTTACCAATTTAGAAACTGCGGCAATTTTATTTTTTGTGGCGGAGATACTCGGTATCGCGGAAGAAATCTTTTAAATTGTATTAACCATGAAATTCATTCAAGATATCAAATTTTATTTGGTACTCACCATGTTGTTTGCCATCTCTATGGGTATTCTTCTCCAAAAATCCATACATAGAGAAAATAAATTAAAAACGGAACTATCAAGAACCAAACAGGAAATGGATAGTTTACAAACCTATCTATTTTTATTTGAAACTGAATATAATAGGTTCGCGATGGCGTATGATATGTTCTATGAAAGAAACCCAAAAGCTGCCGAAGAATTTGACCACATATTATCAAATGAGACAGAATAAGACAAAACAAAAAGTCGAACCACAAAAAGAAGAAGAGATGATAGTTGTTGACCCATCAAATGAAAACAATCAGGATATTGGTATTAGTGGTGAATGGATTAATATTAGAAAATCAACAATAATCACCCTAAATGATTATTTGGTAGTTCAACACGATGAGGGACCAGTTTCTTTACGAGTTGAAATAAAGGCAGACTTTAATACTATACCACCTGAATACCATGAAATATTTTTAAATGTTTTATCTTCAAGATATCAAGGAAGAGTAAATTTTGGGGACAATCCGTTCTCAAAATGTAAACCAATCCAAAAGAGAAAATGGTATCAATTTTGGAGGTCAAAATATTTTGTCGGACCTTAATATTTATTTTCATGAAAAGTCCAAAAGAAATTAATAATCAGGTCATTAAAGAAGATAACCCAATTGTAAATGATGAAATAATTCAGGAGAATTATGAATCAGATAATGATTATACTTGGGACGATAATAAACAACATACCGAACAAAATTTCTACTAAAACCAAGGAGGTACATCTCTATTTTTCCATGTTGTGAATTTTGATTTTGCACCCCTGTAGTAGTTTCTGTAAGATTCAATCACACAATCTGTTTTATACTCTATTGGCATTGCTTTTGGTGGTGTAGTCAAACCTTTGTCACAAATTTTTAATTTATTTGTGACACACCACTCAATAACTTCTTGAGATTTATGACGTTTACCATAACGGTAAGTGTACTCTTTACAAAGTTCTAAACCCAATTCACAGAGTATTAGATAGTTTGTCAAGGATTCTCTTACCCATATTGAACACGGGTGATTTTTATGTGACAACTTGTACGGTACTTGACCGGTTACTTGTTCGGTCATGTGATGAGCCCCACACAAAAGTTGTGCAGTTTCCAATATCATTTTCACAACGTGTTTGTCGCAATGATATTCGGCACATTTTTTTACATCTTTATCAAGAAAGAATATATTCACAAGTCAAATATAGTGATAATTTGAAAAAAAATAGTTATATTTACTAAAAAATCTTAAAATGATGCGTATTTCAAATTCATTAATTGAAGGTGAAGTGAGAGAAATAAAACCTTTCATATTTGCTGTTATCGTTAAAAACCAATATGATAGGTCTAGCTTGTTTTGTAGATACCAAGAATTTTACGAATCTCCATACCCACAGATTAGAGGTAAGTTTTTCACTTTAGAACAATACATGAAGTTGTACATTGATACAAATAAAAAACCTCATTTTACGTATCCAAGCGATTGGACTGGTTATAATATACCCTCGAAAGTTCTTTTAGAGGCAAAAAATACGTTTGGTTTACCTCGAACCCAATATGATTATACTATGTATGAAATTATTGAATACTGTGAAAGAGAGTGTAGAATAAAGAATCGTGGTGAACAACATTCTTGGTATCTTATCGGCGCTGATAAAGTAAAAAGTGGTGTAATGAATCATGAAATAGCTCACGGATTTTATTATACAAACCCACAATACAAAGTTGAGGTCGATTATTTAATTGGAGATATTAATCATAGAGATTATGAACATTTGAAAAAAGTTTTAATTAAAGGTGGATATTCTGACGACAAAACGATTATTGATGACGAGATTCAAGCATACATGTCAACAGGTAAACATCATGAATGGAAAGATTCTGTCTATGAAAAATATTCGTCAGACTTTATTAAAATATTTAAAAGATTCAATAAATGAAAGTTATATTTTTAGACCACGACGGTGTAATTTGTTTGTCGTCAGAATGGGGTGGTCGATTCAAGAAACAAGAAAAATGGGGTGGTCGTAAATTATCTATGACAACATCAGAAATGCCACTAGAATACCGATTTGATAATTTCAATCAAAAAGCGGTTAAGGTATTAAACCAAATCATCGAAAAAACAGGTGCGGAAATTGTAACGTCATCTGATTGGAAGAGGTGGGCAAATCTCGAAGAAATGGGTGAATACTACGAATCAAAAGGTATCTCTAAAAAACCAATCGCTCTCACACCTAATTTAGGTCAGTGTAATTGGTATAATGATAAAGTATGGGTTTGGTCACCGAGATGGGATTTGGAGATGACTCGCGTTATCGAGATTAAACAATTTTTACACGACCACCCTGAAGTTACTCATTGGGTTTCTGTTGATGATTTGGATATGGGTAAAAATGGAGAGGACTGGAAAGATTGGGGTTTAGATAATTTTGTATTAACTCCATCATCTACTTTAGGTATCAAACAATCTGGTATAAAACAAAAGATTATCGATTACCTTACTTAATTACACCGTTTCTAAACGTAGGGATATTTATTTAAGTATAGAATTGTTTTAATGAAAAAACCCACACTACAAGAAGAATTACAACGAATCCATGAAATTACCTACGGTAAATCAATGGTAAATGAAAATTTTATCGATGATTTATTGGGTAAAATTGGGTTAGGTAAAAAAGACGAAAAAAAAATAGACGACCCCAAAAAGGCGGACTTAGTTTCACCTGACGTTGCAGAATTTTATAAGACATTAGAAGATACCGCAGCTCAGGGTGGGTTATCAGAACAACCAAGAGGTTCTATGGAATATCAAAAAGGTGTCGAAACTATGCAAATTGGTTTAATACTCTTGGGTTATGAGTTACCTAAATTTGGTGTTGATGGTTTATTTGGTCCTGAAACCGCAAGTGCTGTTAGAAAATTCAAATCAGATAATTCTGTAATCAAAGAAAGTGCCGATTCATTAAGAGATAAATTAGATGATTTAGGTTACACCGAAAAAGGTAATGAGTTAACCAGTGGTGGTTCTATTAATGACAAACTCACAGATATTGTTAGTCAAATTCTTGACAAGTACAGTCAAAGTAATCCTGATGTTGAGGTTACCATAACCGCAGGTAACGATAAATTCCACCATAATTTAAATTACGTAAGTCAACACACCAAAGGAAATGCAATTGATTTGGTTTTAAATCCATATAATTCAAAAAACGCTTCCGATTTTATAAAATTACTCAACTCAACAAAAAGTAGTGATGGTAATTTTTCATACATAGATGAATACACCAATCCAACCAAAGCCGCAACTGGTGGTCATTTTCATTTACAATATGGTGGTAAATCATCTTCTAGTAGTGGTACTTCTGAAAATGCCACACCTGAAATGTTAAATAAGTTATTGGAATTATTAAAAGCTAAAGGTGTTAAATCCGAAGAGTTAAAACAATACCTTGACCAAGCGGCTAAAAATTCACAAATCAATGTTGACGGTTTAACGGACATCAATTTTTATAAAAAACTACTTGAAAATTTAGGTGCACCCGAAAGTGAGGAAAACTTAAAATTCTTATACGCTTGGAGACAGTCAGAAGGTTCGGGTGGAAAATATAATCCATTTAATACCACATGGGATTTACCGGGTTCCACTAACGCAAATAGTGTTGGTGTTAAAAATTACAAATCTTTAGAAGACGGTATGAAAGCAACCATCAAAACATTGAGAAATGGTCTTTATACTTGTATTGTTGATGGTTTGGTAAATGATATTGGTGCTGCGGAAATTGCTAAGTGTGAATCACTTAAGACTTGGGGTACTGGTACTTTGGTTGCCAAAGTTGTAGATGGTTACGAAAGAGGTGCCAGTCCAAAAATCAAATCTTTAGCGTAAAAAATTAATTTTACTTTTTCTTTTTCTTTCATATCTTTTCATAAAACAAAAAGTTATGGCAAAAGATACCTGTGTAATTTGTGGTGTTGAGACACCATATGAATTTGAAACTCATATTGATTTGAGATACGGTTACGTTGAGGGATTAGGTCAATTGTGTGAGAAATGTAATCGTTCCGATGAGACTAAAAACTTATGTGTTCCAATTGATTTAATTAGGGATACACCAAACGATATGGAATTGGGTGAAAAAGTCAGAAGATTGTCCGATAAGTATTAACAATTCTGTTTTTGGTTGTATTTATATGTAAAGAATTATTTCTATGGATAAATTAACCGAAAAATATTTAAGACGTATCATTTCTGAATCTTATATCTCTGATGTGGAGGAAATGGCATACAAACAAAAGGGTGTCAGGGATGACAAAGGTAAACTAGTAAAATATAAACCTTTCTTCAAAGAAGATAATGACACAGATATCCCTGATTATTGGATTGCAAACCCCACCTTACAAGAGGGTGGTGAGATATTAGTGGTACCATTAGATTGTCAGGAACTTGAAGCGTTTAAAAATGCAAACAAAGAATTCTTAGAAAAAATCAAAGAACTCCACAATTTAGAACCACAATTAGCCGCTTGTAAGAGAGGAAAGTACCATAGACCTATTGAAAAATATGTTGAGGGTGGATATAAACCCACAGGTGACACATATAAAGAACAAGAAACAATTAAGAGAAGACTATTCACAATCATTGCAAATACTTTTGAAGACGAATCGTTTGTTCAAGAACTTAACAAAAGAAGTATTCCTGCTGTGGTTGCTAGAGATAGAAAGAATGTCGACCAATATGGTAAATTTACAAATCAATTAATTGAATACTCAACACATAACTATAATGCTTACCCAACAGTAAGGGATTTTTTATTATCGGCAGTGGCTCGAGTTCAGGGTAAAGATACTGATGAAATGAAAACATTTTATATGGCTCGTCAGTACAATAAAAATTACAATAACTGGAGAGCAGACAAAAAAATGTTGAAACAATATGCTGGTAAAACACCAAAATATATGTTAGACGCATATGGTCTTGAGGAAAAAAACATAGACGTTACAGTTAGAATGGATTTTGAACTTAAAGGAGAATTAATTGGTGAAAATAGTTTTGCGTGGACCGCTAGAGCTCAAACCAAGTTAGGTAAAAAACTTGAAAGCGAAAGTGGATTAAAAGGTGGGTTTCTCGATGATAAATTAATTCAATCATCTGCAACCGCACAACTTAGACCTGGAACAACATTCAATGATAATTATACGGTAATGAACGATAAACAAGTTGTGGATGCGTTAATGGAAGTTATTAATGATTTAAAAACACAGATTTTATCATTAAATCCAAAAGACAATCTTAAAAGCGCAACAGTAAAAAGATACCAAGTTGGGGGTCCAAACCAAAATGAACTTAACGAATCAATAAAAAATAAATTGGTGAGTCGAATAGTTCAAAAAGTGGTCAAATAAATTAAAACCAAATTAAATCCCGAGAAATCGGGATTTTTTTTTGCAATATTTTGGTATATCCAAAATTATTTCATATATTTGGCCCATATTAATTTTAAAATGGGTACAAATTATTATCGTATACCGACCGCAGAGGAAATGGAGTCACGTAAATCACGTCTCCAAAGAGATATAGAAAAGATGACAATGTCACCTAGTGATATTGAACGTGGATTTCCCTTTATTGACCCATTTAAAGAATCTTGGGAGATAGTTAGCCCTTGGGACATATTCAGAGATGGTACATCAATTCATTTAGGTAAAAGAAGTGGTGGGTGGAAGTTTTGTTGGAATTTTCATAATAATAAACATTATTCAAATAAAGAAGAACTACTTTCATTTATTCGTTCAGGAAGAATTGTGGATGAATATGGTGAAGAATGGAATGTTGAAGAGTTTATCACCATGGCTCTTGAGTGGGGTCAACCAGATGGTTGGGTTGTAAATGAAGAATACAGGAGAGACCAAAGGTCGAAAGGCCACGGAATGTTTTGGATGGACAACGAAAAATATGATGATTTAATAATCGATGGACTTCGTGTGAGTACATCAGTTGATTTTAGTTAATATGTTAAGAATAGATAACAATAGAAAAGTTTGGATAACGTCTGACACGCATTACTCACATACTAATATATGTAGAGGAATTACTAATTGGAGAATGCCTGACGGTAGTATTCCCGTTAATCAAACGAGAGACTTCGCAACTCTTGATAAGATGAACGCCGCGATTGTAAACAACATCAATGAGGTTGTTGGACAGGATGATGTTTTGATTCACTTGGGTGATTGGTCATTCGGTGGGTTTGATAATATAGCGGAATTCAGACATAGAATCGTTTGTCAAGAGATTCACATCCTATTGGGTAACCATGACCATCACATTGAAAGAAACCGTGAGAATTGTCAGAGTTTATTTACCAGTGTAAGTCATTACAATAGACTTGAATACCAAGGGCATTCATTCGAGATGTTACATTATCCTATCAGTTCGTGGAACAATCTGAGAAAGGGTAGAATCCATTTACACGGACACTGTCATTTACCTAACCACTTAAAAGTTAGTGGTGGGAGAAGAATGGATGTTGGTATGGATGGACACCCTGAGTTCAGACCATATGACTTTGTACATGAGGTTTTAAATCCAATGTTGAAGGTTCCGATTGGTTCTGAATTGGGGGATATAGACCATCACAATGACGACATGAAAAATGTTGTAGGTTAAATTTTTTACTTTAAAAAATATTTCATATAATTTAATTAATGAACATGTTAAACAAAATCTTCACCAATATTATAAAATCCAAAACAACGATTACCTTTTTGGTATTTTTCTTCATTGGAATTTCTTATCAATTTTTAATCTTTCCTGGATTAACCGTTGCAAATACGATAATCAACATAATCTCAGCGATTTTTTCGGTGGGTACGGCAATGTTTGCGGTTTTTTATATTAGGTTTATGTACTTTAATGATGAACCTTTTGAACTCTTCACACCGGACCCAAATAAAACACCTGAGACGGAATTGGATTATAATCCAAAGAAAGTTACCAAAAAAGAAAGAAAATCTAAAACAACAATTAAAATTAAAAAACAAACTAAATAAATTATGGAACCATTTTTGAAACGATTAATTTTCGGAATTTTAGGATTCATTATCCTAACCTTATTGTTTTTCTCTTGTGAGAGAATTGACGCCGGTCACGTCGGTGTAAAAGTAAATCTATATGGTGATGGAAAGGGTGTTGATGATGTCACCGAATGTACAGGTATGGTATTCTACAACCCCTTCACAACAAAGATTTATGAATTCCCAACCTATATTCAACACAAAGAGTATAAGAAAACTGAGGAATCTGATAATTCATTTGTTGTAAACTCAAAAGACGGTTCTGAGTTTCAAGTATCCCCAATTATGAACTATTCGGTTCAAAGAGAAAAAGTACCCACAATATTTTCAAAGTATCGTAGGTCATTACCTGAAATTGAGGAGGGATTTTTAAAGACCGCAGTATATGACGCGTTTCGTTTAGCAACAAATAAGTACACTGCTGATGAACTAATCTCGAATAGGGCGGTGTTTGAAGTTGAGGTTCGTAAACTATTGGAAAGTCAACTTTTAAAAGAAGGGTTTGTGATAAACCAATTCACCTCAAATTTGATTTACCCTGAGACATTTAAGAAGTCCATTGAAGCCAAGAACAATGCGGTCCAAGCAGCGTTAAGGGCGGAAAATGAGGTAAAAACTGCGGAAGCTCAAGCCAAGATTAAAATTGCAACCGCCAATGGTAATGCTCAAGCAATGTTGACCGCGGCTAAAGCGGAATCCGAAGCCAATCGGATGAAACAACAAACAATTACACCTTTACTCCTACAACTTGAATGGATTAATAAATGGAATGGGAAGTTACCCGAAACCATGTTAGGTGACAAAAATAATACGATGATAGGTATTAAATAAAAAGAACCCCTCGAAAGAGGGGTTTTTTGTTTACATACGATATTTATAGATAAAAGAAAAAATGAAAAAAGTAGTTAAATTATCAATCAAAGATTTAGAAAATATTGTAAAAAGAACAATCAACGAAGCTGAGTTTGATGATTTCGATACTCAAGCACAGCCCGAGGAATTACCAGGTGCTCAGGAGTACGAAGATGAACAAGAATTAAAAAGAACTGTGGCTATTGGTAAAGGTGACGATGGAAAAATATACGTAACTGATGTTGAAACCGGTGAAATAATTGCAACCAAGTAAATTATTGGTCCTTAACTTTTTTCTTCAAGTTCCTTATCATCCCAATTAATTTCTCATCCCTTTTATTATTAATAATAGTGGTGGTGTTAGATGATTCAGGAAGCATCGCCATCACTCTTACGGAACTATCATCATTAATATTATAGGTTTTACGAGACATTGAGTTTACTACTCTTGTCTCGTTTTTCATTTTATTGGTATAGTTTTCAATATCACTTATAATAGTTAATATCTCATTTTCCCTTTTAACCATTTCATTGGTACACTCTCTTTGATTTTCTATTACTTGGTTGTTTAACTCATCAATTCTATTGTTTAGTTGTACAATCTGATTGTTTTGGGATTCTATCCTTAATTTCAGTTCTTCGTCATTATATGTTAAAGACTCAGTGATTTTGGGTCCAACCGAGATAATTATAATTGAAAATAACAAAATTGACAGAGCAACAATTCTTTGTCTCTGTGTGAATTTTGATAATATTTCAGATATATACTTAAACATATAATAATAAATATTTCATAATTAAAATGGCAAACAAAAAAGGATTAAATACTCGAGTAATTACTGTTTTTCATCCAGACACTGACGAGGAATTTGAATTATTCGTAACCTATGAATACATAAATAAAGATGATTCAGATGAAGATGATAATTTATTTATGGATAACAATGAGGTTGATATTAAATCATATGAACCAAACAACGAAGTTGATGAATTACCAACTTGGTTAACAGAAGATATGGTCTACGAGGCCTTGTACGCTGAATTGGAGATAGATGAATTCGAGGGGGAAGAACTCACAGAAGAAGAGGAAGACACCTACTACAATGATTTTGTTGAGGATTCTGACAATGATGATTATTAAAATTACTCTTTAAAATTTTTTATTTTAAAAATTTATTCTTATACTTGTCATAGAAGTATTTCAAATGACAAAGTATACTATTTTTTGTGATTTAGATGGGGTCTTAATAGATTTCAACCAAGGTTATAAAGACCTTACTGGTATTGATTTGAACAAAGACGAACATCGTAACGACTCACAATTTTGGGCACCAATAGAAAAGGCGGGATATGATTTTTGGGTCAATTTGAAATGGATTGAACCTGACGGTCACATTTTGTGGGAACACATTTCCAAGTATAATCCAACCCTTTTATCTGCACCATCAAGACAAGTTGAATCCCGTATTGGGAAAATGGAATGGGTAAACAGGGAGTTACCCGGTGTTGCTTTAATATTAAGAAGTGCTAAACATAAAAAAGATTTCGCGGCTCCATACACAATATTAATCGACGATAGGAAAGATACTATAGACGGTTGGAATGAAAACGGTGGTGAAGGTATTCTTCATACTTCCGCGGAAGAAACAATCAAAATATTAAAAGAAAAATATAATTTACACTAATGGCAGAAAATAGTTCGTCATCAGGAGGAGTGGGATTCTTCGGTCTGATGTTTTTAATTTTTATGACACTTAAACTTACTGGTGTTATTGATTGGTCGTGGTGGTGGGTGACCGCACCACTATGGGGTGGGTTTGCCCTCATCTTTATTGTCATCATGATTGTTGTAGTTGTAAAAGCACTTGACCGATGATATATGTATCAATAGACATTGAGACTTCAGGTCTCGAACCGTTAAACAATAGTGTGTTGTCTTTTGGTGCTATCATAGAAGACACCACTAATAAATTACCATACGAGAAATTACCAAAGTTTAACGCCATCGTACTTCAAAACCAAATTACCGGTTCACCGAGAGCGATTTCCATGAACAAAGAAATCATATCATTAATTGGTGAATATAAAGAAGGTAACGAAGAGGATAGGGCAAACTTGGAACATCATAGTGATTATGTATTTTTGGAAGAAAATGAACTGGCACAAAAATTCTATGACTTTTTATTCTTAAATGGTATCTACCCAAATTCATCATTTCTAAATAATCATGTTAGAAATGTCAATGGAACAATGATACCGGCTTTTAACAATCACACACCATCACTTACAATTAATGTTGCCGGTAAAAATTTTGGAACCTTTGATAAATTGTTCTTGGAAGAATTACCGTGGTGGAAAAAACTCATAAAAATCAGACAAAGAATTATTGACCCTTCCGTTTTGTATTGTATATGGGATGAGGATAACGCAATTCCAAGTCTTAAAAAATGTAAAGAACGTGCTGGAATTGACGGAGAAGTCGCTCACACCGCTCTTGAGGACGCTTGGGACGTGGTTCAAATGTTACGTAAATTTTATTAATAAACTAAATTAAAACAATATGTCACGAATCAAAGAACTAAAACAAAATCCTGACAACAACATAAATATGGTTGATGTCTTTCAAATCTTTTGCCCTGAGGGTAAATCTAAGTACATCGAATTTTTAATTCGACTTTCAAAAAACACGAAACATTTAGACATGTACGTCAATGAAGTTCGTGAGAATCTAAAAAGAGAATTTGGAATTACAGATGACCACTTTAAAGGAATGACCCCATTTCAAATTTTTAGCTCTTACAGATTTTTGGAACAGAGTTTTAATTTTTCAGATTTAAAAACATTCCAAAAATTTTGTGATTACAATGAAAGAGGATTGATTCAAGATAATGACTTATCTAAATTTAAATCTTTTGACGATGTAATGACGGCGACTAGTCTCGCTGAGATTAAAGCTTTCGAGAAAGATTTGGAAAAACAAATTCACACATTGTTCACTTCAGATGAGTGGATTGTTTTAAGACCTTTAACGTTTTACGCCTCAAAGAAATATGGGTCATCAACAAAATGGTGTACGTCGTCTGAGAATAACCCGGATTATTTCCTAAGATACTCCAAAAGAGGTATCCTTATTTATGTGATTAATAAATTAACAGGATTAAAAGTTGGTTGCTTTAAATCACTCGACTCAGACCCTGAATTTTCTTTTTGGAATCAAATTGATTCTCGTATCGATTCATTAGAAAGTGGTTTACCTGATTTTATATTGGGTGTCATTAAAAATGAAGTTAGTGAAAACCCAGTAACCAACAACTCTTTGTTGACTGAAGAAGATAGAATCAAAGAGGATGTGTTACTGAAAGAGTTTACCAAAATGGAGGTACTACCAGAACCAACGGATATGGAATCCCCAATGGGTGAAGCTGATATGGATATGAGAAATGTGGATATAAGAGAAGAGAGAGAATGGGTAGTTGAACGTGATGTTGAAGCGGTTGTGGAAGAAAGGGCGTACGAGACAAGTGGAATGATGTCGGAAGGACCGAGAGAAATCTTACGAGGAACCTATGACAATGAAAATGCCACCTTGAGGAGAATTTAATTACAATCAAATCTAAATTTGTAAGGAGGGATTTCGGTCCCTCTTTTTTTTGAAAAAAAATTTGGATATCTCAAATACTAGTAATATATTTGTATGTAAATCATAAAAAATGAAAAAATTCTTAATGATATTTTGTATGCTGTTGATGAACAACACATGGGCACAAGGGTTAAGAGTACCCCAAAGAATATTCAATTATGGATTATCTTATGGTCCTAGAGGTAATTCATCATATTATTCCGCGGGTTACGAATTCTCCAAAGAAAAAACAAATGCCTTTATTGGAATTGGTTATGGTAAATTGATGGCCGAATTAAATTTATTTAACCCCAATACTTTAACAATCAATGGTAGACCTGAAGAAATTTATGTTGTTTTAAATTACGTTTACACAAATAAAGATTATAAATGGTTAATTTTAACAGGTGGGGCGGGTTTATCTGTTGATGGTGGTAATCAAATTATATTGAAGACCGCTGCAAATTTGAAATTATCATATCCCTTGTACTTAACTTTAAGTTTTTATCAAACCGATAAACCTCAGTTTATGATTGGGGGTAGGTTGTTTATTTTTTGATTATGAAAATAGCACTCATAGCACACGACGGTAAGAAGGCGGACATGGTTGCCTTTGTAATGAAACGATTAGATTTTTTTAATCGAACCGATGTTGATATTGTTGCAACGGGTACGACAGGTAAAAGAATAATGTTTGCTGGTGTTACAAAGGTTGAACAAGTCAATTCAGGACCAATGGGTGGAGACGCGGAAATTGCTGCAATGGTCTCGAGAAAAGAAATCGATGCGGTTATATTTTTTAGGGACCCATTGGATAAACACCCGCACGAACCTGATGTACAAATGTTAATGAGGGTTTGTGATGTGCACGAAGTGGCATTAGCTACAAACTACTCAAGTGCAAGAATGGTCGTGGACCATTTTACGAAAAGTTAAATTTTGGAACAATAATTGTCTAACACTCAAACACTAAAATTATGTTTTACAAATATGATAACTCTCTACTCCTTTGGAAAAAGGATTGGAAAAAAGTAAAAATCGCGTTGTCGGTTGTAATTGTTTTGGTAATCTCTTCATTTATTTTAGGTCGTTTTATACGGTTTAAAAGTTTGGACAGTTACGAAAAAGAATTAATCGTAATTTCATTAGAAAAAGAAAAAAATAAATTTTCAGAGGATAAGTTTGTATCAGAACTAAAAAGATTAAACGTTAAATTTCCACATATTGTTATGGCTCAAGCCATTGCTGAGACGGGACATTACAAAAGTCAAGTTTTCAAGGAAAATAATAATCTGTTTGGTATGAAACAGGCGACAGTTAGAATCAACACCGCCAAAGGAACTCAAAACGGTCACGCGTTTTATGATAACTGGTACCAATCTGTTTATGATTATGCGTTTTACCAATGCCGATACCTTGGTCAGATTAATACTGAAAATGAATACTATTTGTATTTATCAAATACCTACGCCGAAGCGGGTGAAGGGTATGTTAAATTATTGAAAGACATAATTCAAACTGAAAAATTAAAAGAAAAATTTTAATCATGGATATAAAACAAGTCAGGATTCTTTTGGCGTTTATAACGGTCATAATTTTCACTGGTATTCTTCATTTTAATAAAGAAAAGATACATAACTATATTACAGATGAAAATATAGTTGAGGAAGAAATAAGTGAGGAAGTTATACCAAGGAGCGAAAAAGAGTGGTATCCTGTACCGGTAGTATCCTGTGAAGAAATATTCCAAAATCAATATCATATAACATTTGAAAATGGTGTCACAATACTAACCAATAAACCCGCCAAAATTGGTGATACCACAAAATGTTGGATAAATGGGTGGTATAATTCCAAAATAGATGAGTCCTTAGACTCGTTGACATTTGAAAATCCATATTAATTTAATCCCCGAAAGGGGATTTTTTTTTATTAATTTTTGGAAATACGATTTCTTTTTATTATATTTTGTTAGTGGTAAGTACAGACTAACTTAGAATATAATGAAAGTAAATATATCGAATGCAACCTTCTCTTCGATAGTAGGGATTGGTCAGAAAGTTAAAAGGGCGGCAAAAGAATCAGGTAATTCATATCTCGAATTAAATAGAGGTGTAAACGCTGTTACGGAAATCGATTTGACGGGAGTTATGAAACAAATTGATTTTAACTCAAAAGAGTTTCAAGTATATGCACCTAACTTGGGTATTGAAACATTTAGACATTCTATCGTTTCAGAATATTTTCCTTCATTTGCAAATTCACCTAATTTCATCAATAATATTGCAATCACACCAGGTGGTATGCCTGCGTTAGATTTGGTTATCCAATTATTAAATGTAGAAAATATTTATTTCCCAAAATTTTATTGGGGTTCTTATTCTAAAATGGCAACAATTAGACAAAAGTCTTTTTCATTTTATGAATCATTAGAATCTTTAGAAGCATCCAATTTTAGTGAATCATCTTGTATTTTTATTTGTGACCCAAATAATCCTACAGGTGTAAAAATAGATGACAACATTCTTTTCAGAAAGATTTATGAGATATCGATGACAGGTGCGATTATAATATTTGATTCACCATACCGTAAGTTATTTTATGAAGATGATTTCTTTGATAAAGTTGCCCATCTTGATAATGTTATTATCACCGAATCTTTTTCAAAATGGGTAGGTTTATCGGGTTTAAGAATGGGTTTCATTTTTTGTAAGGACAAGGATTTTAATTCAGAATTAAACATTCGTTTACTTTATGAATTCAATGCCGTATGTTCCCCATCTCAAATGATTATTGAGAAAGTTTTAACCACACCCGAAGGAAGAAGTTCATTAGAACAATTTAAAAATATAACAACTAATAATATCTTTAAGAATGTAAATTACCTAAAAGAGAAAAACCTACTGGTTGAAGAAATTTACCAAGGTGGTCAACCATTAGGTATCTTCGCGGTTATAAATAAATCGGAAGATTACTTATTTCAACATAGAATCGGTGCTGTTGGTCTTGATAAGTTTGTTTATCACGATAAGGACTTATGGTCATCATATTCTAGAATCTGCGTGTCAGTTGAGCACGAATTATTTAAAAAATATTTACTAAACATAAAATAAATAAAAATGCAAACATTAATTTTTAACACAACAACAAAAGAAGTTAAGCTTTACGAAGGTCCAAAAGAATCTTCAAAATTATTAGAAATGATTACAGATGCACCAACTGTTAGAATAAGTGACAGTGGTTACTATGAAGTCATGAAGAAATTGGATGGAGATGAAAAAAATATTCCTGTTTTAAGAGTACCAATTTCAAATACAAACATGTTTATCGAAAAGTAATATGTCTAAATTTACACCCAGCAAATATCAAAAAGATATTTTCAATTTTATTTTAAAAGATACTCGAAACGCAGTAGTTTCTGCTGTTGCTGGTAGTGGTAAAACGACGACACTATTAAAAGCTTTGGACTTAATACCTGATGATAAATCAGTATTGTTTTTGGCATTCAATGTTAGTATACGAGATGAATTAAAAAGAAGGATTCCCGAAAATAAGAACATTGATGTCAAAACGGTCCATGGTTTCGGTTACACAATCATGAGGAATAACTATGATTGTGGTGTTGACGAAAAAAGTTTAAAGTATCGAAATCTTTTTTGGGACATCATTAATTTTTACAGTGGTGAAAAACCCGATAGTTTAGACAAATACGGATTCAACGAAGAACAAAACAAGTACATTCAAGGCATCCATGATTCTGTTCAAGGTGAGAATATTGACAGGTATAAATTTGTTACCGATGTTGTAACTCTGTGTAATTTATCGAGACAACATTTAGTAAATTTTGATATCAAACCAATTGGTGTTGGTGAGATAAATAAAATTGCAGAGTTTCATTCTGTGAACAATCAAGATGGTGAATCCACTGCCGCATGGTATCTGTCTAAATTGGGTATGTCTTATCTAAAGGTTCTCGATTATACCGACATGATTTCTTTACCAATCATTTTGAACCATTCGGGAGATAATTACGATTTTGTTTTTATAGACGAATGTCAAGATTTGAATTCTTGTCACCGTTTATTGATGCAAAAAGCAATGAAACCTGATGGTGGTAGATTCATTGCTGTAGGTGACCCTAAACAAGCGATATATGGTTTTGCAGGTGCTGACCATGAGTCATATCAAAAATTGAAAGAACTACCAAACACGGTTGAATTACCATTGTCTTTTACATATAGAGTCTCGCCTGAGATTTTAAATTTGGTTCGACACATAAATCCAGCAATCATTGCTCATTCTAAAAATAGGTCAGGTAGAGTAATTGAAAACTTCTCCTATAAAGATATTATGGATGGGGACATGGTTTTGTGTAGAAATACATTTCCGGTTGTCTCATTGTGTATCAAATTATTAAGTGAAGGTAAAAAATCTTATATAATTGGTTCTGATATTGGTAAGTCTTTGAAAACCATGATACTTTCTTGCAACAAGAAGAATGAAGAATATAACATGACAAACGTAATATGTTGTCTTCTTAAGGACAAAGAAAAGTTGATTGAAAAAACAATGACAAATCACACAATGAAAAGAAGTGAAGCGTTAGAGGATAACCAAGTAATTCTATTTGGTGAAAAGATACAAGTAATAGAAGCGTTATCCCACGGGATAGATGACCCCGCAATTGTTGTAAAGAAAATCGATGATATCTTTTCAGATGATAAAAAAAGTGGAATATGCTTGAGTAACGTACATAAATCTAAAGGTCTTGAATCAGAAAGGGTTTTTATTATCCACCCAGAATTATTTCCATCGAAATTTGCAACCTTACCATGGCAAATTGAACAAGAAAAAAATTTAGAATACGTTGCTTACACAAGAGCCAAAACCACTTTAGGATTTGTAACCGACTTTGATGCATTTGTTAACCACAAATCAAGGGACATTGACGAATCCAAATTAAAGGTGAGTAAATTTGTCGGTAGTCCTGGTATGAAAATTTATTTTGAACTAACTGTTACCGATATTAGAACCGTGAATGGTCTTTATGGGCCAACAACTGTCTATGATTTGGTTGACAAAAATGGTAACATATTTTCTAAATTTGGTGAAATTAATACTGAATACCTAACAACTAATTTACATAAGAGCGTTTCAATTAATTCAAAGGTGTCTTTTTACGGCATAATAAAGGAACACTCAGAATTTAGGGGAAACAAGGTTACTAAATTGGGTAAGATATCTCAGTACTAAATTGACATTTTAAAAATTATTAATTATATTTGAATCATGGGATGTGATATTCATGTGTATTTGGAAAAATACACTTCAGTAAATGGTGAAAATAAATGGGTCAATGTTGACCATTGGCAAATAAATCCACATTTTGGAATGAACGATTCCGAAAGGGAGTACGACCACGTTGCTTTTTATTGGGGAAGAAATTATGATTTATTCTCAATTCTTGCGGAGGTCAGAGGTTCAATGGACCCGATTGCGGACCCAAGGGGTTTACCTGAGGATGTGACTGAGACAACAAGAAAGGAATATGAAAGAGGTGATATGGTCCATACAGCTTCTTACTACACCTTAAAAGAACTCAAAGATTATCTGTACAATAATTCAGATAATGAAGAAATCGTTGAGAACTTAAAATATTTTGTTGACTCTATGGACAATAGGTTTAAAGAAGAATTTTGGATAACAAATGATGACCAAAAGAGGTATACGATTAAAGAGAATGGTTTTAGAGTTGTCTTTTGGTTTGACAACTAATTCTAATAATGATAACAACAACCACAAAAGATTATTATGAATGTGTGAGATGTGGTATTAACACCTCATTCGAATATAGAATTTGTCCATGTAACAGAAAACCATGTGATGCGATAAAAAAAGGAATTATTACAATCACAAAAAATATTACACTGGATGATGATAATTTTAAAGCCGACGGTAGGGACAGGAATGATGATATAGGACAAATGTTGGCATCATGGAATGTTTAAAATATGGAAGAAAAATTATATAGTGCAGCAAAAGACTTCGTAAAGAGGTATGGACAAGATGATGTTAGTGAACACATCATCAACATCATTGTATCGGTAATGAGAACAAGAGATGGGGTTGGACCCATTGGGGGTAGTTTCGTTCAATCTGTTGTGAATAACGATTTGTGTGGTGCGGTAGTTAGGGCCGACAATGAATGTTTAAAACACATCAAGTTAATCGCTCTTTCAAGAAACAATTGTTTCTGTGAAGATTAATTTTGTTTTATCAAAAAAATCATTTATATTTAGAATATGAAAAATCTAACATTTGTAATTTTTTTGGGTCTAATATTAATGTCTTGCAAGTACAAGACACAATATACTGACACTAAAATCCCATGTATTGTTGATTCTGTTGAATATCATGGAATTGGTTGTGACAATACTTTACAAACAACTCCATATTGGAAATTGTATCTAAAAAACCCCGAAATGAAAATAACATCGTACAGGTCATATGAAAAAGGTGATACTGTGTATGTAATCGAAAGAAAAATAAAAAAATAAAATATGATTAATAGAATTTTTACTCCTGAATGGAAACTATGGATTTGGTCTAATATTGTGAATGGATATGATAGAGAGTCCATTTTTAATGTTTTACTTAATAATGGATTTGATTACAATTTAATTAAAAGAGAACTTGAAATTGAACCAACTAACGCGTTAATTTGGCAAAGACAATATTCACAGGAAAACCTTAATCAACCTTACGAAGTTGAACTTTATCCGTTCAATAAATCTCTATGTGATAACCCAAGAGCTTATAGAGTTGAAAATAATTTAGTTGAAATTTATCATTACCCTGAATTATTAACATTAATTGAATGTGATGATTTGATATCGATTACAGACAAAAAATTAAACTCACAGAAAAAATCTAAGGACTTGCAATCACCCATGATTCATAAGTTAGATAAAAAGTCTGAGATTTATAAAACAGTAAATGAGAGAATCAATTCTGTTATTGGTATTCGAGATTCATTTGGTGAAGATGTTTTTATTCAAAAAATAACACCCGAATTCAATTATGAGGAAAAATACGATTTTCTACTACCTAATCAAATATCGGAGGACAAATTGTTTACAAACATGGGTAATAGATTGTGGAGTGTCCAAATATCATTGAATAACATTACTGAGGGTGGACATCTAACTTTTAATTCAATTGAAAGAAGTGTAAAACCTGTAAAAGGAGATGGAGTAATTTGGAAAAATTTATACCATGATTTTCAACTAAACCCTTACACCAAACATACACATTTTAAAACAACCGAAGGCGATAAATACGTTTTGTTTAAGTATTATAGAATGGCTGACGGTAGTCAAGTTGTAAAAGAAGGACAACAAGAAATTGAAATTCAATTAGATGAGATTAAGTAGTATTATTTTATTTGTTTTACTCGTCACATCATGTTCTGAACCAAACACAAAACAAGTTGTAAACGATAGGAATAACCCCCAAACTATTAAACTTAGTAATCAATCCGAATACAGAGTTTTTGAATGGGAACATAAGGGACATACTTATCTCATAATCGATAGAAGTCATGGTTCAGGAATCACACACGCAGGACATTGTCCCTGTGGAAAATAAACTTACTTCTGAACAAGAAGAGATTTTATGGTGGGAACACTATGAGAAAATGTATTTAACCAGCGAAGATGGGGAATCTGAATTTTCATGAAGATATAAAAATCGGTCAAACTAATGAACAAGTAGTCATTGATGTATTTGAAAGAGAATACAATGCTATTTGTGTTGGGAAGAGTGAAAAAGAAAATGGTAATTTAAAAGAGTTCGATTTAATATTCAATTTCCCAACTAAAACCCATGTGGTTGCAGAAGTCAAGACAGAAGACAAATGGGTACAACCCGGTAGAACATTACCAAACGGTGCCTATTTTCCCGGTATAGATACTGGTAACCTATGTATTGAATTTAGGATGCACGGTAAGGACAGTGGAATAATGGTAACCAAATCAGATTTGTGGGTAATAGTTTTTATGAACATCAAAGAGATTTGGGTGATTAAAACTAATAAATTAAGAAAATTAATTTCAGAAAATAATTTCAAAGTAAAGATAGGTGGTGACGAGGTTTATGCTGGAACTAACGTATTGATTCCTGAAGAGAAAAGGTCACATATGTATTTGATTCCAAGAAAAAACTTTGAGTCTCATTTTACAGTTTTAAAATACTAACCAAATCTTTCTCTCACGAAATCTTGCATTATCTTACCCATAATGTTTGCAAAATTTAATTCAGATAACTCACTTTGAGTTACAAATCTAAGATACTGACCCTCATTTAGTGGAATTTCTTCAATAGGTTTGTCAATCACACCGTGAAATATATATTTAATATTTGGGGACACATCACCCTCAATACAGACATACTTCTTCCAAAAAGAAAATCTAACTAAACTGCTCGAGTCAGTTTCAATTTCTTCTATCATTTCTCTTTTCAACGCTTCTAATGGTGTTTCTCTTTTTTCAACGTGACCACCTATAAGGTCCCAATGATTTGGAAAGGGGATATCTGGGTTGTTGTCTCTTAAATACACCAAGTATTTACCTTCAGGGTTTTGAAGAATGATTTGAGATATTTGTATCATAATTTTGATTTATAAAGATAAATATTTATACTTTACGTATGAAAATAGTTTTATTAACATTTGGTATATTGTTTCTAATTGTAACCTGGTTGTTTGCAACTGCAACAACCATAAACGGAGAGCACAATCGAACAGCATTTAAAATTAAATCATTATTTTATTGGGTTGCTGTGACCTCATCATTTTGTTTGGGGTATATGATTGCCTCAAAATTTTAAATCGACAATAAATGAACAACGCAGAAACTCACGAATTTTATGGATGGATGGCTTTTAATGAAGGATTCTTTCACGAGTGGAGAGATGAGGTTGCGAACAGACTTTTAAAATTAAGTCCCCATGAGTGTGCTAGAGATGATTTTAGGGCGAATTTGTCAATTGAGGTTTTTAACGAAATGACTAAACGCAAAAATAATCTTGAGTTAGGGGAATAAATGGTGGATATGACTTTTTTAGAAAAAATAAAAGTAGTTGTTGATAGAAGATATAATTCCGAATTGTTAAAAAGGCACGACGGTGATTTCTTTTGTAATAAATGGTGGTGCTTTAAAGTCAAAGTAGAGACAATACCAATGTCCGAAATTAAAACAAGAGTAAAATCAATTCATTTAAAACCAATACATAAACAAATTGAATTAGATATAATAGAAAGAGGGTTTGATTATAATAAGGGTCACATCTATCTAACAAACAAAAATTATATTTTTGATGGTTATCATAGGTACTTTATTTTAAAAAGACATTTTGACGATTCACTATTAATTACCGTTTATAGGTTGACAAATGTCAGTAGCGGATTCACATATGCATTTAAAATGTCTATTATACATTTGTTTGTAAAAATTTATAGATTTTTGTTTAAAAGAGATAAAGGACAAATCATAGAAATAAATTTGTAATCATTTAATTGAGATAATTATAGATATGAAAATAGATGCACTTTTTATTTCAGATGTTCACCTTGGTACTAAGGGTAGTAATTCTGAAATGGTGCTTGAAGTCCTAAAAAAATATGAACCAACTTATTTGTTTTTAGTTGGTGATATCATAGATGGTTGGATGTTACAGAGGAAGTTCAGATGGAAACAAAACGACACCAATGTGATAAGAAAAATATTATCACATTCCAAAAGAGGTACTCAAGTAATTTATGTTACTGGTAATCATGATGAATTTTTAAGACAATATACGGACTTATCTTTTGGTAACATTGAAATTTGTAATGAATACAAATATGGTAATGTATTTATTACCCATGGAGACCTTTATGATGGTGTGGTTAAGTTAAAATGGTTAGGTATTTTAGGTTCCATTGGTTACGATATTGCGATTTCTATAGATAGGACTCTAAAAAAATTTGGACATAAGAGGTCCCTTTCTAAATTTTTAAAGGACAGTGTTAAAGAGGCTGTTAAATTTATTACGAGTTTTGAGGTAGAACTGGTTAGACAGGCAAAAAAAAGAGAGTGTGACACTGTGATATGTGGTCACATACACAATCCTGAAGATAAAATTATTGAGGGTGTGAGGTATTTAAATTGTGGGGATTGGATAGAAAACAATACTTACATAATACATCATAACGGGGATTTTAAACTTCAGAGATATGCCACTTTATAAACCAACAAAAATAAAAAACAAACTAACCATTGTAATTCCATGTTACAATGAAGACAAGTATATTAAGAAGACTCTCGACTCAATACACAAACAAGTTTTAATTGATGGTACAAGAGTAATCATTGCTGATAACCATTCAACAGACCGAACAAGGGCGATTATCAATAATATGTCTATGATGTACTCTGATAGACTTAAGATAGAAATGATTGACGGTGGTAAAGTTGGTGAAGCAAGAAATTTAGGGAGTGATTTGGTTAATACTGAATATGTTTTATTTGTGGATGCTGACATCCAATTCTTCAATTCAATTACAATTCACGACTGTATTGAGGAAATGATTTTGGAAGATTTGGATTTGATGACATGTAAAATAAAATCAACATCTAAAAATTGGAAGTCCAAATTGGTATTCGTTTGTTTTAATTCCGTTAATAATATTATTAGTAAATTCAGTCCATTCGCTGTTGGTACCTTTTTCTTGACAAAAACTGATAAATTTAGAGAATTAGGTAAATTTAATGAGGAATACCAACACAGTGAAGACTATGGTTTAAGTAGGAAATACAATTCAAAAAAGTTTAAAATATCCGAACATTACGTTGGTCAAGATGACCGTAGATTCAAGAAAATGGGGTATTTGGGAATGATTAAACTAATCATTAAGTCCTTTTTGAATAGGGAAAACGAAGAATATTTCAAAAAAGATATTGGTTATTGGTGATTTCAAAAAAAATTTTGAAATTTAAAATATTCTTCTTAATATTGACTCATGATTGTACTTTTATTATTTATCATTTGCATACTTTTGTATGCAATCAATGAAAACATCCGAAAAAAATAAATCACTATGCTTCACACCAACATTGAGGTATACGAGTATTTACAACCACACTACAAGTGGAATTTAGTATCTATTGCATTCTGTGATAGAATGTTGATGGTGTTGATTTCAAAAGGTTGTAGTGATAAGGAGATATTAGATTTAAAAAAATACCTAAACAAAAATCAGTTCTATGAATATGAAGAAACTAATCTATACTACCGTTTAAAAAGTAGGTCGGGTGAATTTGTAGAACCTCCAATATTTGACAGGGAGAATGGTGAAGTTAGGGTTGAGATGGCGAAAAGATTTATCGGTAGAACACAACAATTTTAATATTATCTTTGTATGGTGGTACACAAAAAAGTCAAAGAAGCATACCAAGAATATATCAAGTGGTATGATAACTTAGGTATAAATAGGGAATACCTGAGAGAAGTAAAAATCAAGAGTCTTACTGAATTTGCACAAAGGATAATCAATGATTATGAACTTTGGTATATGTTCGGTGAGGATTGTACCTTACCACTGTCACTTTTGGAAAGACAAGAAATATTCAAGGAAAGACATCCAAGTTCATGGGATATTTTATCTCATAAACATTATGATGATTTTTTAATACCAACAGTAAAATTAATAAGATAAACATGAAGTATACGCTAAAAACTTATGGATGGAGCGCCGAGTTTATCGGTAAAAAACTCACTGACGAACAGGTTGAACAAATTGAACTCTTAAAAGAAGAAAAAGAGTACGATGAACTTTGGGAAACTAGATTTGACTTGGAAAGTTTAGATATTGACATTTACGATGGTGACATCTTTCACGTAAACAAAGCATTGGATAACCAAACAATGACCTTTGAACTTGAAGATGAAAATGGTAACAACGTACTATCTTTTGGTATTGAAGATATTCAAACAATCTCTTCAGTGAATGAGGATTGGGATGATTATATTTCACACCGAGCATTCCCAATGGAAAAGGGTGAAAATATCTATGTGAGTGTTGACGAAAACAAAGGTGGTATTTGGGAATATGAAATTGAATCTGAAACGGTTCCAACCATTGAAGATTTTACCTACTGTCACGGTTCTGTCGACTTTCCTGATGGGGACTGGGATTACATCGATAGAATATTTTTTAAGGGTGAATCCATGGAACCCTCTGATTTTTTGGACAACTGGGGTAAATCCTCTCAGGTAGACATTTTTAAATTTGAAGAAAACTAGTTCACCTTGTAAGGAATGTCCATGGGTTGTCAGAAATAATAATAATGACACCATCATCCATTTTTCTAAACGAATGGGTAAATCACACGCTTGTCATATGGTTCAAAAAAACATATGGGACGTTTCCAAAGACAATATTTGTGAAGGTAGTAAAAGACACTTCAAAAAAAATTAAAATATTTTTGCATATTAAAAAATATACATTATATTTGTATCAAAATTAATTATGACAGTTATTTTAGTATACATAGGATTCTCTCTTTGGTTTCTCGCTGGTTACAAAGTAGGGGAATATAGAACAAGAAAAGAATATCTAAAGAAACGTTCCGATTAATCATCGGATAGTGTGCCTCACATGATGAGAAACGGTGTGATAACCGTAGAGGACTGATAATAAGACAACGTCTTATTCGGACTGACTATCCGCGGGGAATACCAAAAGGGTGATAAAGAACAACGTGCCCCTGTAAGTCTATTCCTAACCCGGCAACGGGGACAACCATAACACCTGAAAGTTGGATAAATTAGGGTGTTTTTTTTTGTGATTTTTTTGGATTTCACAAAAAAATTTTTATATTTGAAGAAAAATGTGATTATGGAAAGATATCCCTTTTGGTTGAACAACTTGGTGTACTTCTTAGCAGGTATAGGATTTGGATTTTTAATCTTTATGTATCTATGAACACATTTTATATAGGTCAACGGGTTTTATACAAACAAATGGACTGTGTTGTGACTAATGCATCCATTGCTCGTGGAAAAAAGTATGAAGTTTCTCCTGTTGGTCGTAATCAATACTTCATCGTGGGGTATTGGGAGATTGAAACACCTAAAACTACATACAATGGACAACCAAGGAAAGAGGAAGGAACAAATTGAATTTAGTGAAAAAATGGCTTTTTGGTCATTAATTGGTATTATCGTAATTATTGTGACTTTGATAATACTTAATAGGTGAAGGAAAACCAAACTATGAGAATATACAAATCAAACAACTTAGAGAAAGAAACTATGTGCACTGGTACAATTTACAAATTTAAAGACCGATGGTTCTTTAGATACATCTTAATGTTCGACGATGAATATACAGAAATACCTGTTAATGAGGAATCAATTCCAAAATCTAAATGGATGTCGGAATTTTACTCTTCAGGTGTAAGAGTAAACGCTCAAATTGTTACAAAACAAAGAGAGGATGGTAGTATGTTTGACGAAGCAATTCTTGCAGAATAAAACTAATTTAATTATATGAAAACATTTAACGATTTAGAATTCGAACAAATCGATGAATCCCCATTTATGGTTGGTAAAAAGGTACGTACACAATTTGATAATGGATACGGGGTATCTGTCGTTTCTCACACATACTCCTACGGTGGTAAGGATGGTTTGTATGAACTTGCGGTCTTAGATAAAAATGGTGACCTCACCTACGAAACACCAATAACCAGCGATGTCCTTGGTTATTTAGAACCTGAACAAGTTACAGAGATTATGAAAAAAGTACAGTCTCTGTAATGATAGATAATATAGAATTAGTTAAGTCATTACTCAACTTCGAAAACGAGGGTGACTTCTATATGCTCTACATTTTCAAACGAAAGAAAGACCAACCCGAAGGGGAGAGAGATAATCACCAATCGGTGAGAACAATTAAGACTTACTGTATTGAAAGTATCGAACATCTTGAACGTAGGTACGATGAGATTAAACAACTGTGTGAGATGTTTAAGGCGAGGGCATACATCCACGTTCAAAAACAAAATCACTTTGATGTTTCATTGAATATGATGGTTGACCTCGCTCAACGTATTCAGAATGGACAACATAATCAGAAAGGATTATTTGATAGCGTTGTTGGTCAGTTAAAGACACAGGAGAAACGTTGGATAGTGGATGTTGATGATGTAAAAGAGATGAGTCCAATGATGGTTGCATTTATTGAATATGAATGTAAACCATTTACTGAAGTTGAATTTGATGAAGCCGGTGTTCCAATTGGTTACAAGGTGGGACCAAAGGTTGAGGCTGTAATCCCAACAAAGAACGGACACCACTTAATTACCAAAAAATTTGATGTGATGAAGTTTAAGGAGAGATACCCTGAATTAGATATTCAAAAGAAAAACCCCACACTACTTTATTTACCAAATTCATTAGATTAATATGATAAAAGAAAATCCAAATTACGTAAGGTTCGTAGAATCTTGGTCGTCAAAAGATGATTGGAGAGACCCAATCATGAAACCTGTTTGTTATGAAAATGGGTGGGTAGTTTCAACCAACTCATACAAAGCGTTGTGGTTTCATGATGTCGACTACATTAATAATGAAAACATACATGACCACAGCAAAGGTAATGGTGTCAACGCCCAACCTGTCATGTTTGAGTTTCGTAAATTTTATGAAGGTGATTCAAAACCATTCGGGAGAATTAAAGTATCTGACCTTGAAAAAGTTTATGAAGACATCAAGATGATTCCTGAGTTTGACAAAAAATATAAGGAATGTTATCAATGTGATGGACACGGGACTGTTGAGTGTAATTGTTGTGGACACGAAACCGAATGTGATGACTGTGATGGGGAAGGTAAGGTAGAATGTGGTGAAGAAGAAAATGGTGAGTACACTTATCCCAATAAACACTTCATTGTTGTTCACGGTGTTCATTTGTCATTATATGAGATGAGAGAACTCATCGATAATGTCAAGTTTATTGGTGTGGATGAATTGGAAGTTTATCCAACCGATAGTGATATTAAATCGTTATTTGGTATTCCAAATGAAAAAATGTATATTTTGATTATGGGTAATATGACTAACGATGTCGAAAAAACCTACAAAGTAAGAGTTAATTGTTAATATTATGGAAAATTTACATCCAGTAGCACAAGTAGTTGGAATAATCGTAATCGGTTTATGCGTTTGTATTGCGTTGTTATCACTATTCACAACTTATTTTGATAAAGAATAAAATAAATCTCATTTCACTTTGCGGTACGTTTATAAAATTATTGAAAAATATAAGAGGTCATTATTATTAATATACTTCTACATCTTTATTGCACAAATCATTTTCTTGGTTGAACCCTATGTGTTGGGTAAATCAATAGATGGTTTATTGAATAAGGAGTATTATTGGATTGGGGTTTTTCTTTTAATAGAATCTCTCTCCAATTTTTTCATTTATAAACGTATGGTATTTGACACCAAGATTTACACATCTATCTACAATGATATTGTGTTTAACTATTTGGATAGTTCAGAGGATTCGGATGTCTCAACGAGGTTGGGTAGAACGGATTTAGCACATAGTATTGTGGATTTCTTGGAACACCACATACACTATTATATAATGTCAATACTTTCCATAATTGGAACATTGTTTTTTATATTCATGTCCCACGTGGTTACTGGTTTTATTGTATTGTTATGTGCTCCGTTCATTTGTTTTATTGTATGGAAGTTCTACGGTAAGATTGCTCAGTCCACAAAAATTAGTCACAACCAACACGAAAAGAAAATGGATGTGCTCAACACAAACGATAGAGGTTTGATTGATTCATTCTTTAAAAGGAGAAGAAGGATTTGGATTTCAGCATCCACCCTACAAGGAAAGAATTGGACTTCACTCAATATGGTAAAGACCATCTTCTTGGTTTTATCATTAATCATTTTCACTCACGAAAATGTGAAACTAACACAAGGTGAAGCCATTGCAATGTATTCTTATATAAATCAATTTTTGGTTTCCCTCTTATCCATCCCTGTGGGTATGGAAATGTTTACAAGAATGACCGATATAATAAAAAGATTAAAAAATACAAATGAGTAACGAAAAACTAACACCGGTAAATTGGTTAATCACCAAACTTCAATTGGATACGAGGTATAGTGGAATTTATGACGATATACTAAACGAAGCAAGAAAAATGGAAGATGACCATTATGAAAAACTGAAAGATTTTGATAATTGGAAAGATTGGAAAAACGGTATAGAAACTAAATCAGAGTAATATGTTTCATGATTTGATGGATGAACTTATGGCGGGGGAATTGGGTGTTGATGTAGAAACATACATTGATGTCATTGAAGATAAGTGCACAATGGAAGAAGCCAAGTTTATTATTGATAACATCTTTCAAGAAAAAGATAAAGAGAAGGCCATAGAATTGTTTAACAGTAAATTAGAATAATATGTATAAATCATTCAAACTAACAAAGAGATATAGTATTGCGTTTAATACTTTTCCTAAGTCGGCTAAAAGTATCGAGACCAAAATACCGGCATATCACACGGGGATTTGTAAATCAACCGATGAGATAAATGAATTTGATACATACTTTTTTGTTTTGGGTACTTTTAGAATAATGTGGTATGTTGAACACAAACACAAGTGTGGTGTAACCAATGGATAAAAATCAATATGGAAAAGATTATTACATTCGGTTGTCAGAAAAATGTTTTTGTATATAAGGAAGGTTGTGGGTTATTACCAAATCCTCCTTACAGAAAACACGAAACGGTGGAAATGGCAATCCAACATTTAAAAGAAAAAGGAATACAGGAACCAAAAGTAATAGAACATGACACAAAAAGAACAAGCATTAAATGACACCAAAAACCGATTCACAAATCTGTTGGATGGTTGTGTAAGGTCTGGTGTAAGTGTATCAGAAATCATTCGTTACTACGAATCAAGATTGAACAACCAACCAGTACCTGAAACCAAAAGGTCGTCGGGAATTGTAGATAATTTTATCGAGGACTATCTCAAACATATGGAGAACGAAGATGGAGGATTTTAAATTATTAAGGGGATATGCCGACCCGTTGGTAAGTTTAAGAATGACCATAGAAAGTTTAGCCAGAGTCATGGAGAATTACAATTACAGTTTGATTCAATTGAACAACTCTTTAGAACAATTAAACAATACCTTACGAGAAAATAATTAAGATTTTTTGGAATATTCAAATTAATTGGTTATTTTTGTTAAAAACAAAAGGACATGGCTATCATCACCATCTTAATATCAATAATGTACGGATTCTATATCTTAGTATCCCTATTGCGTAGAAGATGGAATGATTTTCTTTATGGGATATGTCTTGGTTTACTTATCATTTCAAATATTCCAACCATTTCTTTCGTTATCAGTTTACTCGGTCTTATCATTTTACACAGGTACATAGAAGTAAGGGAAAAAAATACAAACGAATCATAATATGCTTAAACACTATAACATAAAAGTTTTATTACAATCGGCAACCACACAGTATTGGGCTGAGTACACAATATACGATGTGGTTAAATTCGAGGTAGGTAGAAACCATTATTTTTTACAGACCGAGGATGGTGATGAGAACTATTTCCCCATAAACTTTTCAATCATCAAACAAATAGAAGACCACCGATAGTGGAAAATATTTTCAAAAAACGTCGTTATAGTGGAAAAAATTCCCGGTTCCGGTGCCCGAGGTTCATTTTAATGGAAAAA